CCTGCGCCAAGCCATTAGCGTAAGAGGTGCCGTCTGACTGTAGGTTGCTGTCGGCTATTCTGTTTGCCTCGTCCTTGGTGCAGGCGGTGTATTTTTGTGTATAAATTTCTTGTATTAGGATGAAATCGTTATATTTGTGATATGAAAACAAAGTCATTTAAAATACTTGATCAATACTTTCTTCGATTCTATAGATCTATTATGTCTAAGAACGGGAAAAGGAGGAAGCATACGATCGTGGATAAGAATGATATCCTTGAGTGCCAGTCGTTGATCTGGAAAGTCATACGTGATAGGTATCTGGAGGATGAGGGAGGGGTTTATATAAACAACATCGGTTATCTATGTCATAAGATTAATCCTAACCGCAAGATATATCTGAATAAACTTACCGGTACTATTAATAGGCGTGGGACGGGTGGATATTCTTACGTCCATACGTGTATGGATTTTATGCCTAGGAATAAGTATTTTCATCTATATATCTCTCCGGCCTTGAATAAGGAATGTAGGTTGGCTATGGAATCAGGTAGGAGATATAAGTTCTTGTATCGGGAGGTTGAGTCGGAGAGTAAGGTATTTGGAGTTAAATGGGTTTACAAGCTGTAGAAGTTTTTTGTGATCCAGTTAGCCCGTGAGGGTAGACTGGATTTTTTTTGTATCACGGATTCAAATACATATCTTTGTGCAAAAGACTTAAATATGACGATAAAGGGCTTATTGGCCGAGATCAAGGCCGATTTACATAAATACGATGATAGCGGGGCTATAGATACCTCGTCTGTTTATAGATGGGCTGAGATCGCTTTGAAAAGATTTGGGGGTGTTATAGCCGTCATGTCCGAGGCGGTTGTAAAGACCAGCAACAAACAGGCGGTATTACCTTCCGATTTCTTCGACATGCTTGACGCCTATAGGTGTGAGCCTCTTGTCTGTGAGATTCCGGGGGGCGATAAGGCTAAGGCTGACCTCCAACACGAGATCGGCTGGGTCGAGCGCACCGAGCGCGGCTTCCGTTGGAACTCCTGCACGGAGTGCTGTAAGGAGGAGTTTGAGAAGACGATCACGGAGAAGCTATATATCGGGTCTCACGAGGTTCGCTTCCATTACCATCACCCCGTAAGGCTGTCTATAGGTCGTGGGTTGAGACGTGATTGCGCTTCCGACAAGTATCGGGATAAATATGCTTGGGATAATTATGATATAACTATATCTGGCAATACTATGTATACTGGGTTTGATGGATTTATTTACATCATATATCGTGCTACACCCAAGGATGATGACGGTCTCCCGTATATACCTGAAACGGCGTTAGGATACCTTGAGGATTATGTCGAGACGTATATTAAGATGAAGATCTTTGAGAACGCTGCTGTGAATGGCTTGATGCAGGGTGCTGGTGACGCTTATAAATTATATGCTCAGCAGGAGCCGGGCAAGTTCGCTAGGGCTATGAAGGAGCTTAAGATGTCGATGATTACATTAAATGATTATCGGGAGCTGGCTGAAGATAACAGGAGGAGGATGTTGTCTTATGGGCGTATGTGGCCCAACGCTTTTGATAAGTATATTAAATTGATTTAACAAAATACGATGATATGGCTGATTGGATACATTTAGATAAGACAAGTGGTACCGGTCCTGCTGAGGTTAGGGTTACCGCTGATATCAATGAGACTGGAGAGATACGTCAGGCTACGTACAAGGTTATAAAAGAAGGCACCAAGGAGGAGAAGACGTTCGTGTGCAGGCAGGAGTCGGTTCCGGTGGTGATCATTCCTGAGTTCGATTTCCTTGTGCTTAGGTATATCTGGGCTGACGAGGACGGCATTGACTTCGACACGGCAACCGGCTTCGACAACACCGGCCTCCCGGACGTGGACGGCAAGCTGGTTGGTTGGAGTAAACAGTACCAGACCACGCAGGAACGGGTAGGTGATTATCTCATCCATGGTGGTGATAACATGGAATCGGGTAATGAGGCAGCTTTGATCCAGATGGGACCGTTATTGGATGGTGATAATTATGATAAATTACCTCTTGAGATCAGATGCAGTATATACGGTAACTGGTATGGTGGTCGTGAGAAAGGTAATATCACTATCAAATTCACGGCATATAAGGGCGGTTCTATGGAGAAACGTGGATATGATTTTGTCAATATCGGAGGCGAGGAGGTTTATACCGGTGATGCCCCTACCAACGTATCTGCCCATGGTGAGGATAATTGGCAGGATATAAGAATCTCGTATTCTAAGGTGGGCACGATGATTTATAATAAGGAATCTCGTGACTGTATTGTAAGGATTGGCGAATAGATTTTTCTTCTTGACATACTCCCATCACTAAAGCAAATGGGATTCTTGCGTCTGTATCCAAGAATCCCACTGCCTTTAGGCGTGGGAGTATGTCAAATATCTGTAGAGGATGCCGATAAGCAATCGAACTACATGGGTAAAAATTTGTAATTGTTTTGTTTTTTTTGTGCTTTACCACGAGCATCTAGTCTTCCTCCTGACTTGTGAAAGTCTGGAGGATTTTTTACTTTTGTGCGATTTTGAATGTTTTGCATAATGGTATAGTTTTTATCAAGATCCTGCGTGTAAGTGATTATCCGCAGGATTTGTTATATTTGCGAAAAAGATAAGATCGTGCAAAATAACTCTAACATAGCGGTTCCCGATTCCGGGATGAACAGGGATAAGCATCCACAGGACCTATCCCCGTCTGAGTACAGTTTCGCCTTGAACGCTACCATAGAGGGTGACGATGGAAGCCAGCTTAAGATCCAGAACGAGCCTAGCACCCTTTTATGTAAGCGATTTGATGGCTATAAGGTTATTGGGTATAAGAATGATATAGCTGGTGATAACACTTATTTCTTTCTGGTGAATCCTGATAACAACACCTCTAAGATCACGTTCATGAGGTCATTGGATTATGTCAAGACCGTAGAGGATCAATTAGCGGGATCAGGAAAAGATATTCATCGTATCCTTGGCGAGAGACTTGAGGAGTCGGATGGTCGTTTTGATGAGATATGTGATTTGATGGAGGTTCTGATAGAGGATGGGATCGATGATCCTTGTCTTAATTTCTCCATTCATCACCCGATTTTCGATATAGAGATCAAGGATGAGAAATGCGGGAAGGTGATATACTGGACCGATGGATATAATCCCCAGCGATATGTTATGGTCGATAAGGCCCTTAACCCGGATGATGATGGTGACTTTTGGTATCATTACCATGGGTATAAGACATGTGGGGATGACAAGCCAATAGAGAGGTGTAGGCTGGCCTGCGAGAAGCTGCTGGTGTTCCCGTTGCTGACGGCTCCGTGCGTGGATCCTGAGGTAGTGGAGTTCGGGGGAAGCCTGCGTGCCGGGACCTACCAGTTCTGCGTGGCGTTGTGCGATGAGTTCGGGATTGAGAAGACCGGATATTGCTCATTGACCAACCCAATCATGTTATTCGATCGTCAAGATATGGTTATCCGCGATGGTTTATGGGGTAAGTCAACCAACATGGGTATCCGCCTTACCGTGTCTAATATAGATAAGCAGGTATCTCATTATAAGATAGGCGTTATACAGAACACGGTTGGGTTTAATGGTGAGCAAAGCCCGGTTCTTGAGTATTTCATAGAAGGTATACATCCGATAACGGAAAGGACCATCTATTACCTTACGGATCAGTATAGCGAGCGTACGACCATGGAGAAGTTATCCAAGGAAATACCGGTATATAAGACAGCCAGAGGCATGACGTCTGTCGGGAATCGTCTTCTTCAATACGGCTTGACCGTGGAGAATGAATGGAATCTTCAACCGGTCGTTAATTTCTTGGGTCATTTCGTTAAATGGCAGACATCGATAGCCACGGAGAATCTATATAAAGACGGTGTGGCTTGCTCTAAATACGCCTCTTTCATGCGTGACGAGGTATATCCGTTGGGTATAAGATTCTTTACCAATACGGGATACAGGACAGCTAGATTCCCGCTTATCCCTCGTCCGGCCACAAGGGAGGAGATGGAGGTTATCGTTGATGAGGACGGCAACTCTGAAGACCTATCAGCGGCTTCGGTATTGGAGAACAACCCGCAGTGCGCCGGGAACAGCCGCCGTTATCTTTGGCAGTTTAAGAATACGGCAAAGATCATAAACGACCCGTCTTGGGGATTTGATGATTTTGGGGGAGAATGCAAGAATCAGCTAGATGTTAAGCAACTCAGATATGTAGAACAGGAATATGCCACGGTAGGAGAGACCCAATTCGTTATCAACACGATGGGGGAAGATGTTACGGTAGATGATGCTATTGATTATATCGCTGATAATATAGAGAACTTGTGTGATATCATAGAATCTAATGTAGGTATTACTGACGAGTTATGCGCTGCTATATCATTGCCAGAGGATCAAGACGGTATAAAGGCTCCCGATTTCCCTAGTGGATGTGATGATATCGAGAGGATAGAGACCAGGACTATATTGGATAAAAACTCTTTGGTGGATTCTAGGATTGATTTTACGTATAAGCTGGCTAGTGATTATACGGAGACCGAGCCTACCACCTTAATACAAAGTAATGCCGAGTCACAAAGGAAGTTCTCTGTATTGTGTGATTTCGATAATTATTCCAGTGGAGGTAAGAATATCATAGATCTGGTTCAGGAATGGCTGGATGGTCAGGATGAGGATAAATTCCCGTCTGATATAGACTCCTCCGCCTTGGTCTTGTGTCAGGATATGTCTAATGTCCGGCAGTTATATGATGAGGGTATATGTACTAATGGGTGTTCGGTAGGTGATCCTCACGTGAATCCTACTATTAACGATGTTCAACTTCCTACATTCCAAGGGGGTAGGTCATTGGGTAAGTGCACATATTTGTATCAATATCCCGGATGGGAAGGAAAGAAGCATACGGAGACGATGCTTGATCAGTTAATGGATACGATGGAGGCTTATTTCCCCCAATATGAGAGTCAGTTTGGTATCGAGAACGCCATGTGTCTTTTTGGCGATGGTGATAATTCTAAGTTTAATACCGGTATAACTACTGACTGGGAAGGTCGTGTGTCTATGCAGAATGATATTGACGCCAAGACCAATTGGTTCGGTAGAAGCAACTTGACTTATTTCAAGTTCTATCCACATGTATCCTCATATGCCAGATGGGTGGAGTTGGATTACGAGAAATACATAAGTGGTTTATCTGATCCTGATAACGGTATTATGTATATAGAGATGATGGGTAACTATAATTATCCGATCGGCGACTCGTCATCATACAATAAGGTTCGTATAACGTTTTTCTCGGACAAGGAAGGTACCGTGGCTCCTAATCCTTTGGCTAATGATGCCAAGAAAGGTGTTATAGTGAATTACGTGGATCATAAGATATTTATGATGCCAAAGTACTTGTTCTGGAATGATGACAAGACTACTTTCCATAAGATATATGTTTGCATCGAGCCTGCGGTATGCGTGTTCTTCACCGGTTTCGCCATGAGGCAGGACATGAAGGAGCTTGCCGGATTCTATACGGCCGGCACCGCCATCTTCCCCGCCCCGTTCTGTTTTGGCATTCGGCCACTGGAGGTGAAATACGTATTCTTCTTCACAAAAGAATTGAAATTAAGGAGATTTGTTACCTATGAGGCGAAATGTATCTCATGTGGGGATAAACCCGCTGATTGCGCTCCCAGACCATATCAGTATGGTGATTTCGGATATTGGGAGTCTACCAATAAGTACCCGGCTAATTTTGAGTTGTATGATTCAAGTAAGATCGGGATATCATCGGGAGGATCAAAGAGGAAGGACATAATAGATTCTTTGACGAAATACTATGGGTCTCCTAGATCCGTTGGGGGTAAGTCTTATTTCACCGGTAATGGGGGTAACGCTGAGTACCCCAATACGTCAACCACGTTTTGTCAGAGACCTATACGTCATTACAAGTTCCCGGATAACTCTGTCGCTCCTTTTATGGGTAATCCGTCTCAACTGACCGGTCAATATGGAGTTGACTCCTATATTTATCCTATGGGGTTGATGCTTGATGACGATATCGTTAATGAGTTTCTGGATATAGCGGTAGAGAACGGTCTTATAGATAAGGCTAGAAGAGATTCTATAATAGGATATGAGTTGTATAGGGGCGATAGGACGTTGGATAAGAGCGTTATCGGAACTGGTCTGGCTTATGATATGTTTAAGTACGATGATCCCGACGGATCGGCTAACCTTTATCCTAATTACCCTTACAACGATTTGTCTGATGATATGTATATCTATAAGGATATTAATCGTGAGAAATTTATAACGCATCCGTTTAACAGGAAGGGTAATATCTGGTATTCATTCTTAAGCCCTGATATTGCCTTTAACAAGCCTGATGCTCCCACTGAGTGCCTTGTTGATGGTTATCAATTAGGTAAATCCTCCGGTATATTCAGGGAGGTGGAGGACCACCCTAAATGGACGATATTAGGAAATAAGGCTTACAGTATGGCAACATCATTGGCTACGGTGGAGGCTATGGCTAATTTAATATCCGCTATAGCTGAATATACATATCAGTCGGCTTCACAGCAATATGTCGGTGGAGGCGTGTTCTTTTTAGCCAACCCTGTCGGCATAGCGCTGACGGCTATCCGTCTGGCTACGGGTATCGCCAAGGCCACAGCCCAGTCCGTGGTGGATATAGGTAAGTACAGGTATCAGTGGTTAACGGCATTGATAGATAGGGGACCTAGACGGAACTATGCTTATTATTATACTTCTGTCGCTCATTATAATTTATTTTACCAAAAAATAGGGGCGTCGGAGCTACGTGGATTGTCAACGGCCAAATATATCAAGAGCGGGTTGTATCCGGTTACAGACATCTCGTCACAAGGGGAAACCGTAGGTGGTAAGCCTATTATCATAAACAACCTCGATCGTGAGCATTCGTTGTTCATGTCATTTGGTATGGATAAGTATATGCTTGAATATCCGGAGTTGGTTTCAAGTTACGATACCAGTCGTATTCAGGATGAGTGTAATATTCGTAACGATGAGGTGGCTGGTATGACGCCTCATTTTATGACACGTGAATCTTTCGTATCCTGCCCCTATATGAGGATAAAGAAATATTCTCCGGCTCAATACGGGCAGATAGAGGATATCAGGTGGGTATCGTTAGGCGGTTGCGGGTTGATGGATGAGAATAAGCGTAAACCTATTTTTGGAGGTGATGTATTTATATCAAGATTCTCGCTTAAGAGGAAGATGCCTATGTTTTATTTGACTCAGTTCGGTCAGGGGGACATGATACCATTCCCTTATTACGATTATCGAAACATCGGGTATCCCCGTTATTTCGTCAATTACGATACCGGGGAGGATTATCTTAATAAGACCGATACGTATACCGGATCGCTATACTCTTTCCCTAGCCGGAAGAGCGCTTATGAGATGGTTTGCAAGACCGGAGATATGTATCTTAGCGGTCGTTTCTTCCTATACTTCTATGGCATACCTCAGTTTCTTGTGGAGTCTGAGATCAATTGCAATTTCCGTATAGCCGGGCCTGAGCCTTATGAGGGATTTTATCCGGAGGTAGGGGATTATATATCATGGACTCAGGAGCGTAATGTCCCTATATCAAGGGATAATGTGTTTAAGATAAGTCCTGTGTATAAGAATCGTTTTACGCTAGGCGGAAGGTCATTACCAGAGACGTATGATAGCAATTTTTGGGACTGCGCTTACCAAAGACCCAACGGCGTCATATGGAGCACCGCCGACGTGTCGGAGAATGGCATGACCGATCCTTGGCTGTCGTACAAGCCTATGGATTACCATGAGTTCAAGACCTCTTTCGGGAAACTTATAAGCATGAAAGGGATAGAGTCGGATCAGATACTGGCTCGTTTTGAGAATCAGGTAGGGTTGTACAATGCCATAGACGTGTTGGCGGAGAGAATATCCCCGGAGAATAGCGAGCTAGGGACAGGTGGTCTTTTCGCCTCTCGTGGTATCGAGTATAATAATACGACGTTAGGATATTCCGGGACCCAGAGTCGGGATATGATCAGTTGCGAGTTTGGGCATTTTTGGGTCGATTTAAGGCGTGGTCAGGTGTTTAAGGTAGATTCTAATGGTAGGAATCTTACGGAGGTCACACCGGGGCTTAGAAACTGGTTTAAGGAGCATCTTCAGATGAAGATCATCCGTAGCCGGATATATAACGCTGATACGGACGCTGAGTTGTCTTATTACGATATCGATAACAAGTTCTTTGGTATAGGGCTATCCATGGGCTGGGACAATCGGTTCAAGAGGGTTCTGATAACCAAGAAAGATTATATACCGGTAGGGAATCCGAGCGAGTATCAATTCCGTGGAGGCCGGTTCTACAGGAACGGGCGGGCGGTGGAGCTACAGGACGCTAGCCATTTCACGGACGTCTCGTTCACCGTTGGATATAACTGCCTGAAGGGTGAGTGGAAATCATATTTATCCTACACCCCTGATTATTATATCGAGCACCAGCATTATTTCCAGTCTGGAAAGAACTACTCAAGTGAAAGTCAGGAGATAGGGTTATGGTCTCATGGATTGACCAACCAATCGTATCAAGTATTTTACGGTAAGCTATATCCGTTCGTTATAGAGGTACCGGTACGTGAGCAGTATGTGAATAAGATCCTCACGAACTACCAATATAGGATGGATGCCAGAAGGTATCAGGATGAGGTTAATTACCAAATTCTTAGGACTACCGGATTCAATAAGGCATGGTTTTATAACGATACCAACAACAGCGGTGAGCTTCGGATGGTTATCGCTGACAAGAACGATATGAGCCAGCGGTTAAGGTATCCTGTAACCAATGACGATAGCCGTGAGATACTGGTGACGGAGGTTGATCAGAAGATAAATATAAATGACTATTTTAACGAGGTCAAAGACGATACTAATAACCTCCCGGTATGGATCAAGGACGTGAATGATATTGACCGGAAGATCGACCCTAGAGCTGTCGATTATCATCGGAGGTGGCGGGATCGTCTTCGTGGCGATTGGTTCTTGGCTAGGTTCGTGAATGACATTGAGAGCCGGTTCAAGATGATAGTTCGTTGGTTTAGTAACGATGAGAAAGTTTATTGATTTATTAACATATAGGGGGGGGTATTTTGCCGCCTCTCCCTTGTATATTAAAACGATATGGAAGATTTTATTGGTAAGTACGATGGTAATCAAATAGACAGTAGACTTGATAAGGTCAAGGATATGGTTGGCGCCACGGCGTCCGAGGCTGGCGCTTCGGGATTGGTGCCGGCTCCTGCTAAGGGGGATGAGGGTAGGTTCCTTTGTGGTGATGGTACGTGGAAGGACGCAGTAGCTAAAAGTGATGATGAGGATGCTTTTTTAGCTATCATCTCACAGCTTGCAGTAGATCAATCTACTACTTTGCCTCAATCTCAATATAATACTATAAAGTCGTTGTTTGATGGTAGTTCTACGTCCAATGCCAGGATGATAAGACCTAACAATTCTTTTGTGGAAGCGTTAGGTGGCGTGAATATTAATGATTTGATGGTTGTTAATGATCAAGGGAATGATTGTATCACTATTTATATCAGCGCTTCAAATAATCCCTTTAATATGGGATTTGTAGATATATCTATATCTGTTTACCCTAATTTGAATGTTGAATATAGTAATTCTTCTTTAAATATAGCATCATCAGATAACACTGAGATAGTTATTGTAAGGTCTTTTAGGAATACAGAAGATAATATAGATTTTGATAATCAGCTTCATCTTAAGTTGAAAGGGACTGGGAATAAAGCATTGATGGATAATGGGTTATATCAGGATATAAGAGGTATAGACATATCAAGTTATCTATTACAACCTGGTACTATTGATATAGTATCATCTATAACCAAATCAAAATATGATGATATAAAAAGTTATATTCTAAATAATGATCATATGTATCTTTCCCGGGTGATATTTGATTCCGGTTTTACGACGGCTTTTAATTCAGATATCATAGCAAGTTATATTTATGATGCCGCTTATTTGGTATTTTTTGATCCGAATTCTTCAAAAATAAGTAAGATAAAAATTAATTATGATACTTATGAGGTAAGTACTATTGTAATTTAAATATTTGATGTTATGGCAGCAGGGAAAACTAGCAGTAAAAAGAAGGGCAAATGCCCGAAATCAGGATGTATCAAGAAAGTAGGGAGTGATTGGCGAGTGGTCAGTAACAAGACCGGTAAATTATGGCCGGCCAAGTACAAGTCGAGGGATTCGGCTAAGAAAGCCTTAGCGGCTTATCATATGCATTGATGGTATAGGCGGATAGATTATATGAATCATGTATCCGCTTACTGTTTTAATCTACATGCTATTATGCCTATCTTTGTGAAAAACATGATTTATGGCTAAGAAAGATAAGAAGGAGGAAATCCCTTCATGGATAAAGGATTTGTATAAGGGAGATCTTGATCGTGTCGTAAGAGGCGAGCGTCCTATGTATTTCAGGGGTATGGATGATAGTCCTTTGAGAAACGTATCCCCGGAGTTTGATATCCTTAGCGGAGGAGCCGCAGTTAAAGGCATGAATGGGATAAGAGGTACGTTGTCCCCGTTGAATAACGGTATGGGTAATTATAATTTCAGCCTCAGGGGTATAAATAAGAAGATAGGTGAGCTGGTTGATGAGGCGGGATTATATCTACCTGAGAAATTAAGACCTGTATATCGGACTGTGGTGGATGCTATGTCGAGTTCCAAGGATAAGGGGTTGGGTCATATCACGCAGCCGTTGGCCAACGCCATGTACCCGGCGGACGAGCGGCGAAACCGGCGTCTGGACGGGGAGTATCCCGTTGGTTATGTGGATGCCATAGACGGTATATGGCCCATGGAGAAATATGGGCTATGGGGAGAGAAAATTGAGCGGAAAGCTGATGGAGGTCCTACTGGTAATGATCCTATGTATGTAAGACAAGATGTATCTGATAGAGCTTTGTATTTAAAAGACATCATAGGTAACGCCGTAAGAAGGAGGTTGTATAAGAATGTCACTCCTGATGTGGTAGCCTCAAATGCCAGTCTTCCCGATAAGGTTAAGGAATTTATATACGGAAGAAATTGCAAAGCTAATGTTGATGAATATAGCGAACAGCTATGGGGTAGATTCTTATCCCAGCCTAATAGTCTTGATGGAAATAGCAAGGAGATAAGGATTCCTGATAATGTCATTACTGATATTGAGAAGATGTTCAATCGTGACACTAAGGATGAGATAAAGAGGCTAGATAAAAAGATTCGTGATACGGAGCAAGAAATATATGGCTCTGATAAGCCGGCTACAGATGATGCTTATGGTAGGCTGAAGCTTTTGAAAAAGTCTAGAGAATGGGTAGATATATTTGAGAAGAATCGTAATTCGGTAAGATCCGGAAAGCCTACGGTTTTTTCTGAGTATGATTTTTACCCCGAAGCTGCTGGTGATCTTACCCCGTTATCAGGGTTTGGTAATTTTACTATTTATAGACGTCCGGATGGGAGGTTAGGTGTTTACGATGTATATGATTTTTATAGTAATGATCAAGAGTTCCCGGTCAATATAGTCACTAAGACATTAGACGCTATAGGTGATAAGTTTGAGGAGAGAGGGTCGTTTGAGGATCGAAATCCTCTTCCGGAAAGTGGAAGGGATGCTCTTATCCGTAATGCCATTACGTCCAAGAATAAGTTGGAGGACAAGGAAGATGGAGGCCCGGTAAATACAGAACGAGATTATGGGGCTGGCAAATACGTTGTTGATCCTCGTAGATCAGATGATAGTAAGATGACTGTGTATGACGAGATATGGGACTACCTAACAGACAAGAAGGGTATACCACAAACTCAAGCTATTGGTATCTTGGCGAACATCGCCGCCGAGTCAGGAGGGGATACCGAAGCCCTAGGTGCCGCCGGTGATTTTGGCATCCAGCAATGGCTTGGGCCTAGAAAGAAAGAGCTACAGCGTAGGTACGGTAAGAAGCCGACATTAACCCAACAGCTGGATTATCTTGTGGATGAGTATCAAGGTCGTGTACCGGGGCTAGGCTGGAACTACATGAACCAAGGCAAGTTCTTTGATAAGGACGCTCAAGGCAATATATATAATTACTATATGTATTCGAAGGCTGATTTTGATAACGCCACGAATTATAAGGACGCTACCGTGGCATGGAATCAAGGATATGGAAGACCCCTTGGATCGACATTAAGAAACGAGAAGCGGTTTGAGTTCGCTGATATGTTCGCTAATAGGTATGGTGTCCCGGAGAACGAGCCAATGAGATACGAGTTCGGGCAGCGGGATTCTGGTACGGGAGACGGAGGCCAGCAGCCCGTGCCTGAGACGGTAGCCCCCGCCGCTCCTTCTTTGGCTTCCCATCCTGCCATGGATAGCTGGTGGGAGAAGGAAGGCCAAGACCTGTTATATAAGATGCTAGCTCAATCTGGCGCTAACAAGAAAGCTATAGAGGACATCGCCAATAATATTAAGAATGATCCTCAATCAGAGGCGCAGATAGCGGAGGCCGAGCGTATGCGTAAGGAACAGGCGAAAAGGCAGTTGGTGCTTAATATGATACCGGGGTTGATGCTGAATATAAAGGGTATGAGTAGATCTCAAAATTAATGTTACATTTGTGAAATCATTAAACGTTTTAGATATGAAAAGATTGTTGTTTTTATTTGCTATGTTATTGACGCCATTCGCTTTGATGGCGCAAGAGGTAATCCCATCAGAAGGACCTATTACTATTGATCTGACTACCTTTACAGGCATCATGGCTTTCGTCACGATGTCAGCTACGCAGTTAGCCAAGGTTGTGCCGTATATTGACACCCATAAGTGGGCTAAAGTCCTATCCGCCGTAGTCATAGGTATGCTGGTTTGTATATTAGCGTGGTTTCTAAAGGTGTCTCCATTGCTTATAGGGAGTGAATGGTGGGAGGCATTGCTGTATGGGGTAGCTGTTGGGTTCAGTAGTGCCGGCTTCTACGATCTGGTGAAAGCTATAGGATCACTGTTTGTAAAAAGGATCTAGCATCTTGTAATTATTTGAGATATGTAAAATTTCAAGATTTTATTATCTATAATATAGGCTATTATATTTTGTAATAATATTAGTATTGCTTATATTTGTGCGCCTACCTACTCATCACGAGCGGATAGGCGCATTTATTAATTTAAAACTTTTAGTAAAGGTATGAAAAGTAATTTGATTTTATCATCAGAGAGTAGGGAATTATTAGGTAGGAATATTTCTGTTATGTCCAAGGACGGGTTTGTATGCATAACGGAAGTTATGGAAGCCTTGAATGAAAAACGTAAATCTATGGGGTTGGAGTCTAGAAGGCTTGATCATTTGTTTGCTACTAATGGATTTCAGGAAAAGATGAAAGCTCTTGTTAGGGAGCTGAGTATTAATGATATATGTACTGTAAGAAATCTTACGGTACAAAACCATGAATTGAAAATCAATAAGATAACCGATCTCAAAAAATACGGAATGGCTTACCGAAGAGGAAAGGGGGAGGGTCAGAAATGGTATGTAAATCCGTATTTTTTTGTTATGGTAGCATTGGAATTGGATCCAGAGATATACGCCAAGGTGATAATATGGTTGCATGATGGATTCATAGAGGACAGGAATGCCGCTGGCGAGGCTTATATCAAGATGAGTTCGGCCGTCGCCAGGTTGGTTAGCGACAAGAGTCAGTTGTCTGATAAGATATCAAGGGTAGCTAAGGCTATTAATTTTATCGTCTTTAACAAGCATGAGAGTGGGATAAGGAATACGGCCACAAAGAATCAGTTAAACGACATAGTAGCTGTAGAGAATGTTATTACCGGCATTATAGATGGAGGCTTTATAGATACTTATGATAAGCTTATAGACTATCTTGGGCATGAATGGAAGAAGAAATGGGGTAATCCTGTTGTGGCTTTAAAATATTAGTATTAAAGAGACTCATCGTTATATAAATGGTGAGTCTCCGTTTTTTTAGATTATCTTTGTGTCAGAACGAAATTAATTTGATATGGGCAAATATGTAATCAAGAGGAAGATACCTAAATATCAAGAGGCTGGGGAAGTCACCCCTATCATGCCCGGTAATGTTGTTGGTCTTCAGGGTATTGGAGTGGAGCCTTTGGTTTCGTCTACCCAGATAGGATTTGATATTCAGCAGCCTGATATTAATACCATTGATACAAGTGATTTGAGCGCTTTGGTTGACAGTAATAAGAAGGTTGATAAGTCTGGTAGTACGGATGTTTTTGATTTTACCACCATCCCTTACTATGGCGCTGATGATATAGGGTCTAGATTCACTCAGATGGGTCGTGGTATAGGGCGTATGAGAAGTGAGGGATATGGAGATTTATCCACTAGGGCTAAAACGGCTAATACGATAACCACCATAGCCTCAGGAATTAGTGGTATCATGGGATTGGCTCGTAACGTGGTTTCTGGGATAGCGTCTGAGAAAGGTACTCGTACCAATATCAGGTTGGCTCAGGAGCGTGAGGCCAGACAAAGAAGGCAATCCCAGATGCAGTACAAGGATGGTGGGGGTGTTTATCTAGGGCCTAATAATAGGTTCGATAGCGGAAGCCTTACCGGTGAGTACCTGTATCCGTTACCTAAGTCGATGGAAGATCAAGCCAACGTAGAGGTCGAGAAGGGTGAGTACGTGACGCAGCCCGGAGAGGCGCCGATGGAGGCTATGGGGCAGAAGCACGCCGATGGTGGAACCCCCGTTTCCTTGGAGCAGGGAACGAAGGTTATTACCGACGACACAACCATAGAGCCGGATTTCGCTAAATACATCAGAGATACGTATGGTATCAAAGCCACGCCTAAAGATACGTATGCTACGTTAATGGACAGGTATAAGGCTAAGATCGGTCTTAAATCGGCTTACGATGATCAGAAAAAGGCGCTGGAGAAGCTGAAGAAAAACGATAAGATAGATGACGAGAATACAAGGCGTTTAAACGCCTCTGTATTATCTAAGGCCATAAATGATAGTAACGATACGGTTAATGGATTAGAGGGGAGATTTACGGACTTCGCTAATGTCATATACAAGGAGCAGGAAGACCGGAAGATGAAGAAGGATGAGGATACGTATTTCGCCAAGGGTGGTGAGATAGATAACATCATATCCAGATCCATGAAAGAATACGGTCTTACGGAGGAGGATATAGCCGATGCTAAGAAAGAATTGCTTAAGAAAGTGGCTGGTATTCGTCAGAAGATGGAGAAAGGTGGTAGTTCTTTATTCGATTACCTACTTACTTTCCGTCCTGTAGAGAACAAGTACAATAATAAGGATAACACGTTCGGGTATCAACGTCAGGGTCAGGATGGTTCCTATGGCGGTATTAATACCGATGAGAGGCTGGAGTATTATAAGACGTTCATGCCTTTGGCTTATGATGCTTATATGAGCGCTCCGAAGGCTACTGCCGCCAAGGCTCTTCAGGATGCTATATACAGCACTACTGGTGGGTGGATGGGCTTGGCCACGGCGGAGAACCCGATCATCGCCAACGCAGAGGCGCTTCGGGATTATACGACACTCGTTTCCTTTGGAGGCGAGGATAGCCAAGGTAATTACCCGGAAGATAAGAAAGCCTCATATCATGATAGGATGAGAGACAATAAGTTTGGTCAATATTCCTCATCTCGTCCTATGATCGGTCTGGATGTTGTTACAGAGGAACAGCATAAAGCTCTTAACGACGCTGGTATCACTCATTTCAGTCAACTGTTTTCTGACAAGAATAAAGATATTGTTAATAAGATCCTTGGGGAGGATATGCTTAAGATGCAGGCGTTAAGATCCATGAAAGGTATGGAAGGTCTTGATTTTATACTTGACCCGCATAAGGTGGCTCCCGGTCCTATGGATATAGGTGATGTGGAGGATCCTGATGTTAAGCTGGATATGCCTGAGCTGATTGATCCTAATACACTTCCTAAAACCAACACAAATGCCGGTAAGTCGAACGGCGGCAATGGAGGCAGGAATATAGTAGGTGGTGGTCTTGACTTTCCTGAGGTGTTCAGGATGACTCCGGGAGCCGTGACAACGGAAGGTCTGGAAAGACATTACGCTCCTACCGTGGACCCGGTGTTGAGATCGGCTGATCAGTATATGGTTGAGGCTAATCGTGCTTTCCAATTACAATTGGATCAGATGGGTAATGTCCCGGATTCCCAGAGAGGGGCTTTATCTTCCAATTTACAGGCTATCATGAGTTCCAATATAGGTAAGTATATAAATGAGGTAGAACAAGGGAATGTGGCTCAAAGGACTTGGGCTGATAATGTCAATTCTCAATCATGGGCGAATACTTACGACAAGAACATAGCCCAACGTCAAGCTTATCAACAACGGATATTGCAGGGATTGGCTATAAATGACGAGAACTGGGCTAGGTATTTCGATAGCGTCAATGATGAGATTCAGCAGAAGTGGAACACGGCTACGACCATGAATACATTAAGATCTATATTCGGGGATGTAAAGATCGGTCCTAATGGGCAGCTGATCGCTGATCCTCAAGGGGATATATTGAGTTATAGGAGATTATATCCCGCTCAGGAAGTAACTAAAGGCAAGAAAGGATAAAGGATGGCTTCACAATATAGTATATTAAGGAATTACGGCAAGTACGTATCACCCTACAACATGGATGTCATGATGCAGGGTATGGGATACATGCAGCAGAAGATAGATACCAATCGGCAGGCTATAAACGAGTATGCTGATTATATTATCAATTCTGACATTATAAAACCTCAGGATAGGGAATATCTTCAGAATAGGTTAAATGGATTGATACAGGACGTGAATAACGTGTATCGTAAATCTAATCTGGCTTCTGATGGTATAGCCAGAAGTATACAGGCTCGTCTTGGAGAGGCTCTGGATACCCGTGTGTTGAATGCCATTGCCGGCACTAGGGAGATCCGGTCGTTTAGTGAGAAGATGGAGGATATGAAATTGAATAATCCTAAGATGTATAGTCCTATAAACGAGGCTGAGGCTTTCGCCGATGCCGTGGCTTGGATGAATGACGGTCAGGTAGGGACACGTCTTAATCCTATACATTATACCCCTTATACGGATTATCACGCTGAGATTGATGAGAAGATGAAGAACTTTATATCTCTTAATAAGGGAAAGAAAGTCAATGTGCCGGTGATTGATGCCAATGGTAACAGGACTGGGGAGATGCGTGAGATGTATATAGATGAAATGAGCTATGCTCAAGTCAGGGATATAGCCATGGCTTCCATATCAGAGAACGGCAAAGCTCAGATGCAACTAGAGGGTAGGTATATGGCTAGGACGAATCCTGACCTATTCAATGTCCAGAGTACCTCTGATTTCCTTAAAGGGTATATTGATGATTTTAGCGCCAAGGAAGAATCTATACGTGCCAAGCTAAAAGGAGTAGGTAATGATAAGATAAAGAAGGCTAAATTGGAGTCGGAACTGGCGGATATCACCAAGCAGAAAAATGATTTTCTGGAGGAGGCTGAGGGCGTTATCGGCAGCAACTACAGTCCGGAGCGGGCCGGCATGTTCATGGTTCGGCAGCAGTTCCTTCGTGGCGTCGGGCTGAGATGGTCTTATAATAACTCATATGAGACGCTGGGCGTAGATGAGTATTACTTTAAGGCTAACCAACAGATGATGGAAAGAGCTAGGTTTAACGAGACAAAGAGGCATAATCTGGCTATGGAGAAAGCCGCTTTAATGAAAGCCAGTAAATCGGGTGAATCCGGTGGTGATGGTGGTGGTAATAATACTGTTGGGCCTACGGTGGTTACGAAGAGCGATAATCTTGATGACGTGAATATAAGTGATGAGTTCATGAACGGATTTACGGCTAATGAGAAGGCTGTTAATGCTGGTATGAATAGCTTTGTTAAATCACTATCAGATGACGCCAAGAGAAAAATTAGCGCATGGGCGTCCGATCCTGAGAATAGTAATGTTGTCAAGAATATGAGTGATGATCAAGTCATCATGACTTATTTCAAGGCTAATGGCGGGTCTACGAATACGCTTCTTGATTACAATGGCAAGGACAGCTATATAAAGCTTCTTGGGTTAAACAACCAAAGGAATAAGTATAATAGGATCAATGAGGGATTCAATAAGGCTGAGGACGCTGTCTTGGATGGAGTTGATGCTATAGTCGAGAGAGAAGCTAGATCTATTACTGGATCTGGAATTGATATTAGTTATGGATATGGGACGTTTGATCTTGGAGATATTGTAGAAGGAGGGCATTTGGCTTTTTCTCATGAAGCCATAAAAGATATATCGTTAAAAGATTGGGCCAAATTATCCGCATATAGCTCTATCCTTAGTAATAGTGTAGAATTTATTAAGATGGGTAATGACCCTACGCATCCAGTATCATATAAAGGTGTGAGTCTTGGAAGTGTTAATTCTGGAGAAGCGTCAGTAGTCCTAGGAAGAATAAATGATCTTATGGGAACCTCCTTAACATTGGATGATATACAGTTATTAGCTAATATGGGGGCTGGTCATTTTTCTACATCTGATTTATTTAAAAAGAATCTAAGTGAAGGGTTGAGTAATTATAACGAGAGGAATGCCGTTGTTGCTACAGCTATATATGATGAGATAAATAAAGAGAATGGGGATGTACTTAGGCATAAATGGAGCCGTGGCGATTTAGGAAGACTTGCTAGCGACGCTAAACGTGCCGGTGAGGATTATCTAAGACAATATCGTCATGAGTACGCTGAGCGTGAGTATATCTTCTCTGGTGATTATCCGTCTAAAAGCAAAGCTGAGTATGATTATATAAAGATTAGTGATCTATTCACTCGTGGTGGTGGTTTTATCCCCAAGGATGAGGATAATGCCAATAAGAAGATAACGTTTACTATATCTCCTATAGGTGATGGCAATTATCAGATCATTGGTAATAATGGAGGTGATGGAAGATCTGTTGTTGAGGTAAGTGAGGCAGATCTAGCCGCCAATGACCTTACTTTTTATAAGGAGGATGTAAGTATCCCATCCGAGACCTACGACTCTGGTGTTGTATCTATATCGTTTGCCAATTCAAGCGATAACGCTTATGGGAAGATGGCCAAGGCATTGCAGGTAGCTCCTGTGGCTTATGCCAGCGGAGCTAAGGATATGACAATGCCTTATATAGATATGTTTACGAATATAAATGACGGTAATATCAGGAAGAATCAGATGATGATCGCTACTGACGTGTTGTTCGATAACGCTTCTATGTACGAGTTAAGGGCTTCCGGATATAAGTATAATAATGGTTCTTCTGGGATAAATGTTGATATATATAGCAAAGGAGGGGCTAGAGAGGGTAATACCCCGTTGTATTCAATTGATCTGGATGGCGTTAACTATGCTGATGAGGTAGCAAGGAAGATCGACTTCTGCCCGCAGTATTATTTGGTCATGGCATGGCAACAGATACTTAGCAAGGAGAATGAGGTGTATTGGAGGAGCGAGGGAAGATCTACTACTGATGATTTCGAGAGCTTCATCTCGCCCATAGCTGATATGATTGATCAGGAGATAAGAAACAGGAATAACGGAAATAGTGGAAATAATGGAAACAATGGAAATCTATAATAATACCTCTAACGGAAAGGATCTTGCCGAGAAGTACAGATATCCTACCATAAACGTAGATAATATAAAGGCTATTGGTACGGATCCCTATGATATACCGGATCGTGACCTGCCTCCGGTATTGGATCCGTATTCCGCTTCCGAGAGATCAAAGTCCCAGATACCGTCATTGTCGGAGAGGATCAAGAATACTGTTAAGACAAATTATTATGATGATATGAAACATATGTCCCCATTAGGATATATGGCTTCTGATCAAAGCTATAAGGGCAGGTTTAATCTTACTGGTCCGGAGATATCGTTGGAGGATTCAAGGTATCGACTTAGTAGCGGTACTTGGATACCTAAATACGAGTCTTATATCCCTGGTGTAGATAATGACACACGTTTATCTAGGAGTCAAGGTAGGACTGAAAAATGGATGAGAGGTTTGGGAAAATTTGTAGGTAAGACTGCCCTATACGGATTAGGCGGCGTTATCCAGCCTTTTTATGGTATTTACGCCGGTGTATCCAGAGGTAATTTTAACGCTGTTTTTGATAACGATTTCACGAGATGGTTGGATGATCAGGACAAGAAGATGGATTACGGTCTTGCTCATTATTACAATCGTGAGGAGCGGGATATGAATTTCCTTCAAAGCATGACCACGGCTAATTTCTGGTCTAACGATTTTTTATCCGGTCTTGCTTTTACCGCTGGAGCCATGTTATCGTCAGCCGTATATTCCGGCGCTGGATTGATGAACTTAGCTCGTACGGGAGCTAGGGCGGGCGTGGCTTTGGCTAGGATAGGCAAAGCGGCTTCGGATACCAAGAAAGCGTTCGGCGTCTACCTTAGGGCCGCCCGTACGGGACGGAGGATAGGCAAGGGACTGGACACCCTCGCTTTCCTTGGCACATCTACCTCGTGGGAGGCGTCTGTCGAGGCCAGAAGCATGCTGATGGAGGCTGAGGAGAATTTCAGGCAGTCTTACCGTAACGCTTATGGAAGGGAAGTCCCATATGAGGAGCTTATGAAGTTCAGAGCTGACAATGCCAATGCCGCTAATGCCGTATTTGCCGCCAACGTCGGCATATTGTCATTATCCAATATAGCTATGTTCGGCGATATGTTCGGCATGGATCTTGGTGTGGATAAGTTCATAAAACGCAATATATTTGGCGTAGGTGCCGAGAGGATGGATAACGGTACGTTAAGAGCCATAACACCAAAGAAATGGCAGAAAATAGCCGGAAATACGTTCAATATCATCAAGCGCCCAGTGTCAGAGGGTCTGTATGAGGAAGGTCTTCAGGGAGTGGCTAGTAAGTCCGCCAAGGATTGGGTAGAATCAAGATACAATCCTATGGCTATCCGGCAGAATATAGGCTATATGGAGGCTATAAAGAATGGGTTCAAGGAGACGTACGGGTCTAGCCAAGGATGGAAGGAGATCGGTATCGGTATGATTATCGGATCGATTATGGGTGGAAAGACTATTGGGGGTATAAAGGAATGGAGCCAAGACATGTCCCGGAACAAGGGGATGGTGGAGGCCTACAACGCCAATGCCGGCGCCTTGACCACCGCCGCTGTCCGTGCTATTCGTGGCAGTATGGCTCTTAACGCTCAATTATCTGGTGTAGACACATCGTACGAGAGTGATGGTAGGATCATAAACAAGGATTTTAGTGACGCCGTATTCAATCGTCTCCGTTATGATTCGGAGATGGGGATGCTGGATGATACGAAGGAGAATTTCAGGACGGTAGTCGAATCTATACCTAATAGCGATATAGCGTCCGATATGAATATGACGGATGAGCAGGTCAATGAGTATAAAGCCGATCTTGTCAACGAGTTTAATAAGAAGGTGGATAATTTCATTATGGCCAACAGATTCGCCGACTCCCTTACCGATGGTATATCCAATAGGTCGTTTAACGCCTATATCTCCAATATGGCTTATAATGGCCTTGAGGCGAAGGATAATTTGAACGATATTGCCAATCAGTTAAGAAGGATATACAATACGGATATAGGCCCCGCTCTTGATATATATTCTCGTCTTAATCCTGATTCGAGCAGGGATCTTGAAGAATTAAGGAAGCTTACGGATGATATACAGAGGATGGAGAAGAATATCTTGAGGCTTCAACAAAGTGTCGCGTCGAAGGACGCTCTTGAATCTGATAAGGCTAAGTTGGTCAAGGAGAATGATAGGCTTCTTAAATTAACAGAGGATAGGATCGCATTGGAGAGGAAATTAACTACGTTAATTAACTCAGAGGCTGATATATCTAAGTTGTTCTTAAATAGAAATGATTCAAGGATCAGTGCCGCTGATCTTATGGCGGCTTATGATACTATAGCTGATTTTGAGGACGTCGTATCTATCCGTGGGGTTGATAATTATAAGGAGGCTATGGCATTGCTTAGTGAGTATCGTCATAATCTTGTGGCTTATAAGAATATAAACGAGTCTCTTCGTCGTATGCGTGACAGAAGATTCATCCGGGCGCAGGAGCGCGGGTTCATGAAGATATTATCGAACGTATGGGGTAAGACTTATGAGGAGGATGATAGCAAGTATGATTTCAGGAATACTGATAATCCTGATGCCAATGATCTTTACGCCAACGACCAAGCTATAGACAAGGCTTACCAAGATGGTCTTATAGGGGAGGATGAGGCATTTATGTTCAAGACATATAATCATATGATAGCCAGATCTATGGAGAACGAGATTAAGGCCGATGAAGGTAATATAGTCGAGAGGGTTCCTGATGATGAGGATATCATAAATCCTTCTGACGATAGAATCAATAATATAGCTATAAAGATATGGAACGGTAATGAGGATGTCTTATCTCCTAGGGAGAGACAGATATATGATAATAACAAGCCTCGTGTCGATAGTCTAGTTAACGGGTTTGGGGATAATCCTATTTCAAGGATCAATAAGGCTAGATCGATAATAGATAGATTGAAGATCCATGATAATATTTATGATAATATCAAGGACGCTGTTGATGATATTGTAGATATGAATATCAATGGTCTTGATCAGGATCAGATCAAAGAAGCTATAAAGACTTATAATGATCTTATGAATGAGGCTGACAATGGCAATGAGATTGATCAGGATAAGCTTAATGAGGCTATTGATATTATCAATAATTATTCCGATGGGCCTCTTCTTCAATTCGTGGAATGGATGAGGTTGTATGATAACGGAAGTATAGCTGTCAAGGATTACGATAAATCCATACCTATGGGTGATGTCCTCACAGAGAGCGAACCCGGGACATCCACCGGCAGGACGGAAGTTAACGCCGCCCAGAATCCGGTGGTGTTGATGGCTCAGAAGAGAGAGATCGGTGGGGTTATGTATTATGAAGTTGGCGGAATGAGACTTGACAGGTTTATGGACAGTCTTGGGCTTAAAAGATCTGATGCCACTGATACTGATAATGGAAGGGTGATGGATTTCACCAACGGAACCGACATATTTACTGTTATAGAGTCAGATAACCACTCAAGATGGATGATTAGCGAGGATGACGCTCAGGCTTTCGAGAACGCTACCGGTGTCATATTGGGGCGGCAAACCGCCTTGTCGACCTCCATCTGGTTCATGGTGTATCGCAAGGGGCAGGATGGATCTATTGTCCCTTATTATACGGGTGATACGTTTGGATCTAACAACGAGTCGGTGAATCAGGAAGCCGTAGCTAATCTCCGTAAGGATAATATCGTAAGGTTTAAGATGGATATGTCAGATCCATATACCAAGGAATTGTATGATAAATACAATAGCCTTAACGCCGTTGACCCTAATTCTGATGAGACTAAGTCGGCTTACCGAGAGCTGGTTGATAATATGGTTATTAAGATCGTGGATAGCGACGGCAATTTCGTCTCGGTACTGAAAGCCAATGACCCGGATTCAAAAGGAAGTAACGCTGATTTAAGGAGTAGGGCCTTTGAGTTATATAGGGATAATATAGGATCTGTTACTGGCGAGATTGATATACCGTTCGTAGGTACAGTTACCAGTGTTTTGCCGGGAAGACCTAATTTTAGCATAAGTGATGATAATGGTACGTTGATGGTATCCGAAAATGACTTTACCAACGAGACGGTTGGCAAGGTGGAGAGCGTAGGATATATAGAGAATGGGGAGGTTACGATGAGGGATAATATCAAGTATAATGTATTCCCGTTCTGTACGGCTATCGTTAGGGACAAGTATGGTAATTATAAAAATTCGCGTATCCCGGTTGTAGCTATAAAGACAGGAAATGGAAGAAATTACCTGTACCCCGTAAGATTGAAAAATCAGGATATATCATCATTCTCTTCCATGATCGGATCGATGGCTGATAGGATTACGGAGGGTCTAGGCGGAGGCGTAAGTATTGATGATATAATGGATCTTAATAACGCTATAGCCAGATCCTTGTTGGATAATAAGACATATATGATTCCGTTGACGGGAGACGTGGATGTTATCAAGAAACGGCTAGAGGCTGTCAAGGAAGCGGCTAGTAAGATGCCTATGACTACTGACGTAAGAGGATGGATAGGCGATTCCAGGACTAAGGAGGATATTTTGATGAATGACGTTACGATCAACATTGATCTTAATAACGATCCTTTCATAGCTCCTAAGTTCAGGATGAGTATTAGGAGGGATGAGACGTTCTTCGAGGATACGGAGACCCCGTTCGTCAACCCGTCCGGCGTCCAATCGGGGCCCGCCTCGCCTACGAAGGCTGCTGAGGATAGGTCTTTGGTTTCCGACGGTAACGTAGTATCCGGAGAAAATGAGGCGGAAAATCCTTGCTAAATTAAATATCTTGACTTATCTTTGCGGCGTCAGTCCATCACCTGACGAGTAAGATATTTAAAAGTTGGTCCCTGTCGGGTGTGTGATGGCCCCGGTGGGGACTTTTTTAGTAGATGCAACTAGACGCTTTTTTACACCGGAAAATTATGCAAGACCTACGCATCCAGCGAGCGAAGGTCTTGATGATGTTATATACCAGTCATTATTTTGTCAATAACAGACAAAAGCAGTTGCTTGATCATACATACGCTTTAAGCAGGGATCAGGCTTTTGATTATATGACTGAGTTCAATAAAAGGCTTAGTGATAAGGTTGGTATAAAATGTACGATGGATGTACTTCTGCCTACCGATGACGATAACGCTAATATCATAATCGAGTACAATAGTATCATCAAGAAGCTGATGAAGGAGGCCGAGAAGCTGGAGCTTGATACTGATGCTATCAAGCTCATGATGTGTGATCTTCTTAATGAGTTGAAGGGTGATATTGATCTTAATATCCTGATATTTGACGTAACCCAGTTACTTATAAAATACAATCTATTTAGGTTGGACGCCATAACCGAGCAGGAGTTCAAGGGCTCTTTTGTCAGAATGGATAGCAGGAATATGGAGATAAAGAAACTAACTTTATCTGATATCAAGAAGGTGGTGATGATGATGGAGGATAGGTATGATTATGCATTGTATATGACAGAGGAATATAATTGATTACATTTTTTGTAAAAATATATCCTGTTTGTTTGTAGTTTCAAAATAAGGTCTTATATTTGCGGTGTCCATCCGTTATTGGGCCATAAGAAGATATTAACTCGCCTAGGCGTAGGCGATAGATGAGGGCTATTGGTGGAATAACGGACGCCAATGGCTCTCGTTGTTTTTATATTATGAGTGAATTATCTGAGATTTTTAGTTATGATGGAAATGAGGTGACTTTTAAGACGATCAATGGAACGACTTATATTAATGCCACAGAGATGGCTAAACACTTCAATAGAAGACCAAATGATTATTTATCGCTAACATCTGCAAATGAGCTGGTTAGTGCAATTACCAGAAAAACTGGTAAATCTGAAAATCAGTTAGTTATAAAGAAGACTGGAATGCCAGCTTTTGGAGGTGGAGTATGGCTGCATGAAGATATAGCTATAGATTTTGCTCAATGGCTTAGTATAGATTTTAAGTTATGGTGTGCAGACAAGATAAAGGAACTTCTATTGAAAGGGCATACATCAATAAATAGGAATAACTCTGATATAAGCAGAAACGATCTTCCATCTGATTATATAGAGGCATTAGAGGCGTTACTTAAATCTGAAAAGGAGAAAAAGGCATTAGCTGAGGCGAAGAAAGCGGCAGAGGAAGCCAAAAGGATATCTGATAATATTATCAAAGAACAGGCTCCTATGGTTGAGTTCGCTAAGACAGCCGAAATAGCCCAAGAGACAGATATGTTGATCAGAGAGGTTCGGGAAAAGTTAGAGGCTCATGGATATGATATAGCGGAGAAGAATCTCCGGATATTGCTTGAGGATAATAAGTTCTTCGCTAAAACCGGTAAAAGATGGTTGTTATCCCAAAGGATGATAGATCGTGGTTATGCTCGTTACAGATATCGTGATGACGATGAGTTTTATGGAACTAACACTGTTTATGTGACTCCTAAGGGATTCCAGTGGATCGTGTCTAAGATATCTAAGGAATGGATGCCTAGGTTCTTGGAATTGAAAGGTAGGGTTCTGAGTAGATCAGATAAAGATATTTTCGCTAAACGATAAGTTTCATTTTTTTTGTTTTTAGGATTTAGTTTTTGCCTGTTCGTGAGGATCGGCAAAATGATTTGTACTTTTTCAGAGTAAACATAAGGTTTGTTATTATTGTTATTTGGCTCCCGTCCGCTCGTGAGAGTAGGCGGGATTTTCATATCTTTGTGGCAAAACGATTTAGCTATGGGTAGATCTTGTTATGTGATAAAAAATAAGGAGGGTGGGATAGATAATGTCCTTGCCCCGAACGACCAACCATCCGGGTTATACCAAAGGGCTATGGAGGTGCTTGGCGACCAGAAGCAGGCCTTATCGGTCTGGGGTACGGCCTACTCCCCCGACTTCGTGTCTTTCTTTGGCGATTGGATGTCCATGCCATCAGAATACGACTTAGATAGCAATGGGGAGCCTAGGTATGATGATGTCATGTCCTTTATCAAGCGGAAGAACTATTTCGTCGGTAATTTCATGGCCGATGAGGTTAAGGATATCAATAACACCCTTACTTCCTTGGGAGTCGATAATATCAACGATCTTAATGATATGATCATATCCAATTTCCTCTCCGGTGGTGATATATTTCTCAATAGGTACAATCTTGAGCGATCCGGGATGTATGACGCCGATGAGATTGATAATATCATGACCAACCGATCGGCGTATGAGCGGGTAAGGGATATGATGAGGAGGATTGTCGATTTTATGTCTGAGGGGGATCTCAATGAGAAGGATACATATTTCTTGTCCTCCGAATCAGGCCTTGGTGATGATTATATGATATATGAGGATGTGTATGATTCATTGGGAAAGAGAAGAGTCTTGAATCCAATGGAGGTAAGGGATACGATCATGAGGGCGGTAGGCGGTATCAGCGACCGCCGGGAGTTCGATCAGGCTTTCGCCTCCATCCCATACCCTTCCCTGGCACTCCGGTATCAGGAGGATCAGGATTACGCAGATCGGATGTATGACACGTATCGTAATATGACCCGCATGGAGGTTCGGAGTCAGGACGGAAATACGATTACCGACTCGTACTTCAATAGTACCACACCGTATATCAGTATGCCTAAGGATATGAAGGGTCTAAGGGATAAGGTTGGGGAGATAATCGACATGGATGATTTTAAGGACATCAAGGACGTTTCCGGACGTCTGTATGACATAGCTATGGATCTTGCCGACATGGGCGTGGATATAAGCGAGGCGATCAGCGATGAGATGGTTATATCCAGACCGGAGGATATCCGTGATCTTATGGCGTCGCTGGATGTCATGTTATCTTCCATACAGGCCGGCAATTCGGTATACGATAGCTTTATCTCCGATCTTGATAGGATAACAGGAAAAGGGAATCCGATATACGAGGTTCAGGATACTTATTCTACCGGTGATAGGATGGTGTATGTAAGGTCCGGGAATACATCCCCTTCCGATATGTATGATAGGAGCATGTTGTATATGGGTAGGAATACGTACCACAACACAGCCCCGATAACCGACACCGATCAGGCCTATGAGATGTTGGCCGATATCGGGATAGAGCGGCCCTCGTACTTGCCGGCTGGCGTGGTTCCCGCCGGGGCTTCCCGTTCCGATATTGACATGATCAAGGATAACATAAAGAAGCTAGTTATGTCCAACATCTCATCCTCGAATACTGAGAACATGATCCTTACCAGATTGATATACCAGCATCCCGTAACCCCTAAGATGGATGATGTCGATATTGATCGGGAGTTCAGGAGATACGAGGCTAGGCAGGGAAAGGATCGTGATTTTATCAAATCCTGTACATCGTTGAGGAAGATCCAGATCAAGGAAAGGTTAAAAAAATCGGATTTATATAATAATGTCTTGCGTTTCCTTGATTTTAATGGATTTTATAACGTATCTTTGAACCTCCATGACAGAGGTACGTTAAAAAACATGGAGATGTCGTTGCCGGAAGGTCAGGTAAGGGATCTTCTGTTTGACGTGGCTATCGAGTCCAGCGACAGCAGCATGAGAAACCTTTTCTATCTGGATAGACAGGATAGGATGATGGATGCCGGGTTTTATAGGTATCTGTACCAAAGGAATCCGGGCCTGCTCCGGGAGGTCAACGGCGGTGTCGAGGCGAGACCGGACGGTTCGTTCTTGGCTCGTGGGAGGTATGATGATTTCGTGTCATTCCAATCCGGCTTATATGAGAAGATAGGTGAGACGGTTGATGGTGCGATATACAGGTTCGTTGATGATCTTATATACTCCGATCCATCATCATATCAAGAAAACATGGTACGAAGGATGGGTGACGTTACGGTAAGGAGTGACGATAACCGCCTGTCAAGGATAGAGGATAATCCCTCATCCAGTAAGATAGTTAATGAATACACTGCTAATACAAATAAGTTGATGCGAGATTTTTCGTGTAGTTAATCTCTCTTTGACGTCGTGAGACGTTTTCTTTCGAGCATTGAAACATTGAATTTATGGATTTGCATGAATCCGGGCCGTAGTGATACGTTCCGGATTTTTTGTCTTGTACCGGTTCTTATTAATACCAATTGCATGACATGACGTGCTTTGATGATGACATATATCACGATCCTAGGATTATTAATTTTTGAACTTTGTAACGCCCACTATCAGGTGGGGTTATTATTAATTCAAAAATAAATAGACATGGGTACAAGTGGAGACAAAATCGTGCTGTTAGACGGCATGGGTTCCGGGAGCGGTAGCGCCGCTAATGGTTTATTATCTATGATTCCGGGTATGTTTACCAGCCTTTTGGGTGGTAATAAGATGGATCCGAATTTAGTCGCTGCGTTGATGAACGGTCGTAACAACCAAGACCAGTTCGGAGGGGCTAACGGTTGATGGTTGTGGATCATTGTCCTGTTCTGGTTATGGGGCGGACGTGGTTTCGGAAATGGTTTTGGTGGTAATGGAAATGATTGTTGCGCTAACGGTCTTCCGGCTCAATTGAACAACGACTATGGCCGTGAGCTACTGATGCAGGCTATCCAAGGTAACAGAAGCGCTATTGATCAGATCTCTAACGCCCTTAACTGTTCTACCTCTCAATTACAAAACGCTATCTGTAATGTACAAGGCGCTATTGATAAGGTGGCTGGTCAGGTAGGTATGACATCTCAAGCCGTTATCAACGCCGTACAGCAACAAGGATGTGAGATCGGTAACCAAATTAGCTCTTGCTGCTGCAATTTGAGTTCGTTGATCAACCAAAGCACTTGCCAGACTCAGCAGATGATCAACAATCAAGGTTATGAGAATCGTCTTGAGACATTGAATCAGACTAACACGTTACAAAACACTATTAATCAAGGATTGGCAAACAACCGCGAGCAGGCTACTACGCAGTTCAACATCTTGAGTGCGAAGATTGACGCTCAATCTCAGCAAATCCAGAACGCTTTCTGTGATCTTGAGAAAAGAGAAATGCAGCATACGATTGATTCGTTGCGTGAACAGAAACAGACATTGGAGTTATTTTCAGCTCAGCAAGCTCAAACTCAAAACATCGTTAACCAGATTCGTCCTTGCCCGGTGCCTGCATTTTTAACATGTAATCCATTTGCTGGAAACGGCTATGGCGGATATCCTTATGGATTTAATGGGTATAATGGAGGATGTTGCAACAACAGTTGCGGATGCAACAACGGTTGCTGCAACAATAATGCCGCAATCTAAGGATTGGTGTTATTAGGTAGAAGATCTTTTAATAAAGGATGTTGCATTATTGATTCCAAAAAATCGTCTGTAATATTTTTATTATAAGATAATTCGATCTTTGAAATACTGGTATGTGGTTCGTAATCGGATAAATAAACCCAGATGTATCCTTTATGGTGATTCCTTTTGCCAAGACAAACAGCAGATATATGACCTTGGTTATATCCCTCTGATTTCTTGGCAAACATTGGAGATTCATATATTTTTATACAATTTGGGTTTTGGGGATCTATCCTAACAACTGGTTTGCTTTTATTTTCTATTATCCCTCTAGCGCCTATTTTTGATAAAGAATTTCTTTTTCTTGTAATAGGGTTGAGGTGATTCATAGAATTAGTGCACCATCTTAGATTAAGGTAATGATTATTTGTTTTAATCGTATCTATATGATCTATACATGGATAATTATTGGGGTTTGGGATGAAAGCTGTCGCCACTAATCTGTGTGCATATAGATGATTGCATTTATTATTTTTCCATAATTGAATTTGAATATAGCCAGAGTTGGTTATGTTGTTGGTCTTTTTAATAAATGGATCTGTAATTCTAACGCCAAGGTTGTTGACTATTTTTCTTCCAAGAGAAATAACTCTTCCAAAAGAGGATACCATATAAAGTCCCTCAAATCCGACTACATCTCTCCATTCCTCTCCTTCAAAGGAGATGTTCTTAATAAATTCTTCGTTCGTCATTTTCTCTAATTTTTAAAATGTGGACTAAGTTTTTAAAGAGAATGGGAAGGGAGAACTTAGAGAAACCCTTATCAGCAAAGACGCGACCTCTGCCTATCCCAGACGCGAATGTAGTTATTTACAATTATAAACACAGTAAAAAATATTTAAAAATGGCTTGTGTTTCTAAAATAGGGTCTCTTTATGAGTTGGTCACGAAGAACGTGGTAGTGACTACTACCAACACCATCTTCGGTATCAACCCAAGGGTATGGCTGTCCTTGCCATGCGAGGGTCTTCTGCTGTTGAAAATCCGGCAGGTGGTTCCAACGACAGGCGAGGCGTTGCCAGTGCAGATAGCTGTCCCGGCGAACAGTACTGTATCCACGGTAGGCGATGACACATGCTGCCCGGTAACTGGTGTGGCTGTAGTGAACCCGATTAACGTGGCTGTGACCGGAGCGGCTATGGTTAACAACACCGAACGCCTTGTTTATTTCAACAAGGTAAGGGGTGTATTGAGGCTCATGGATTGCTGTGTGCCTACAACCGCTGCGTCAGCTTCGGAAACGGATGTTGACGAGTAATAGGTTAGATTGGATGTCTAATGGGAGGGCATTCCCCTCCCGCTTAAAAATCGAGATATGTTTAGAGACTTAAAGAAAGGATTTCAAGTATATACGCTGGATACGTCCGATGTTCCGGTGTTCAGGATGGGGAATGTGGTTAACGTGTCCGAGCCTAGGTTCCAGCAACCCCAGATGGGTCAGATGGGGCAATATCAGCAACTACAGGATAGGGTGATAGACCTTACCGTGGAGATAAACGGATCCTCCATGACCTACGTTGTCCCGGAAGGTAGGGATGTCGCTATGTCCAATAACATAACTTTGGCCTGCTCGGTCGATCCGATCATGAACCAGCTTAACGCCGCTAAGAGAACTAGCTCCGATATTATCGATAGTATCGATAAGCATAGGAGGACGGTGGAGGCTTGTGATTCGATCCTTGAGGAAATCAATCCGGCTTTTAAGCAGACTAAGGATCAAGACCGAAAGATTAAGAATCTTGAGGAGAAGGTCGATAGGATGGGGTCTTCTTTCGATGAGTTAAAAGAGTTGTTAATTAAAAAATTAGGTTAATATGAGAGTTATAGATTTAGGCAACGGCCAAGAGGAATATGATGATGAGATCTACGACCGCAGAGGTGGTAGGGGACGCTCACGCCGTTCCGATGGGACTTACATGGGTTATGGTGGTGGAATATACGACCATTTCGGCAAGGAGCATGAAGAGAGAATGGAAGAGCTAGAACGTCGTGAACGTGATCTCGAAAGACGTGAGAGGGAATTGGAACGTGACGAGCGGGAGCTTGAGAAACGTGAGAAACGCCATGAGCGTGAGGACGAGATGTATCGCAGGGGATGGTTTGGCGAGCGTGACATCCGTGACGAGTACGATGGTACGGAACCTTATATGCGTAGAGGTAGGAGAAGTCGTTACTACTGAGGAGCAGACGCTGATGACCCGGATTATAAGCGGTATATAGACACCCATGGATATCACTTTTCCAAGGAGTTGGCTAGGGAGGCCGCTGATAAGATGCTTAACGCCGATGGGTCCAAGAGAAGATGGACGATGGAGGATGCTAAGCAGATGTTCGATAAATGCGGGGCCAAGAAACCTGATAACGCCACTTGGGGAGATGTCCAATATCTGTTCGCTATGTTTTATAGCGACTACTTTCCTAAGGTACTGGATTGCGACCAGAAAATAGTCAAGGCTGTATTGGCTTATCTGGAAGACCCTGACGCTCCGGAAGGGACGGCGTTCGTAAGGTATCTGGCGGTGCGGTGCTTCGTCGGTGACACAATCAAATGGAGTGAGATGATATAAGACTGATACAACGTTGGAAGAACCCCGTCGGCGATAGAATACCGATGGGGTTTCTTTTTGCCCGTAACTTTATTATGATTACATTTGTTCGAGGTAGATCTTTTGTTCATAGGTAGGGCGGGCGGGAATGAAAAAAGGATATCCTCACGGACACCCTTCCCCCTTGGTTGAAAATTACCTAAAAACCTTATGAGTTACTACTTTTTCGCAAATATAATTATTAAATCGCAAACAGCAATGGGTAAGGGGTATTACTGGATAGAACCTGTGGATCGGACGTTAAACGACTTCCAGTTTTATAAAGCACGTATCGTAGGCGATCCTGAATATGACGAGAGACATCATCGTGTTATATTGAGGACTGATAAGTATTTCCCTGTCGGGAGTATCTTTCATGTCCTTAACGATAAGGAGATGTTTGTTATTGAACGGAAATTCAAGATCTGGGGCAATAAGTATGTTATAAGACCTTGTGAGGGCGAGTGGGAATGGGAGTCTGTCCAGAAACTTAAAGACAAGGCTATTATATTCCGTACCGGGTTCCTGCATGGGGACGGCAGCTTCTAACACCTGCCCGTATCTACCCCCCCCTCGATTTCTTGGTGCTTATATATATGGTTATATTTGGGCAAAAATAATTATGATATGGCAGATTTTCAAGGTAAATACAATGGCGAGCAGATAGAGCAGCTTCTGGATAAGGCTAATGATATTGATCTTACCAAATATGCTCTTAAGACGGATAATGCCCCTACCGCCACGAAATTACAGGCGGCTAGGACCATAGCGCTGTCCGGGGCTGTTACCGGTAGTGTCTCATCGGACTTCGGAAGCAACGTAACTATCTCCACGACATTGGCTAATTTTGATGCCTCTAAGATCGCGTCCGGAACCATCAGCATAGATAGGTTACCTAAGGCGGCTTTGGAGAGATTGATCGTGGTAGCTGATGATACGGCTAGATTCGCCCTTACCACCGCTACGGCTCAAAGCGGTGATACGGTAAAGGTCACGTCTACAGGTAAGATGTATCTGATAAAAGACGAGTCTAAATTAAACAGTGAGGATGGGTATGAGCCTTACACGGCCAGTCAGGCTTCCTCCGTGCCTTGGTCCGGGGTTACGGGCAAACCAAGTACCTTCACCCCTCCCACGTCCTCCGCTACCGTTCTTGGCGGTATTAAGGTAGGATATGCGACTTCGGGAAAGAACTATAAGGTGCAACTGGATTCGTCCGGCAACGCTTACGTTAACGTTCCGTGGACGGATAATAACACAACGTATAATGAAGCCACGGCCGACACCTTAGGATTGGTTAAGATCGGCTATGCTTCTAATGGAAAGAACTACGCTGTGCTCTTGGCTAATGGCAAGATGTACGTCAATGTCCCTTGGACTGACAATAACACTACATACTCACAGGCCACGAGCGATAATCTGGGTCTTGTTAAGATCGGGTACTCAGCTAATGGGAAGAATTATCCGGTAGCTCTTGACGGAAATGGTAAGATGTATGTGAATGTTCCGTGGACGGATACCAACACGACATACACCAATATGGGAGCCGCTTCTGCCTCAGCGTCGGGAAAGGCCGGCTTGGTCCCCGCACCTGCCGCCGGAGCGCAAGCCAAGTATCTTCGTGGTGACGGGACATGGCAAACCCCTCCTAATACCACATATAGCAACATGGGTGGAGCGACGTCCTCAGCCGCGGGATCGGCGGGATTGGTACCCGCTCCGACTGCCGGCAAGCAAACCTCTTTCCTTCGTGGCGATGGTACGTGGGTGGTTCCGACAAATACCACATACGCCAAGGCCAATACCACGACATTAGGATTGGTGATGATCGGATATACTGAGAACGGTAAGAATTATCCGGTAGAGCTGGATAGTAGTGGTAAGATGTATGTCAACGTGCCTTGGACGGATACTAATACAACGTATGGTGTTGTAGGAGCTAACGGGTCCACAGGATTGGTCAAGAACGGCAGTACCGAGACAAACGCCTCTGGATATACGGCTTGTCCTATTGTCGGTGGTATCCCCTATTATAAGGATACGAATACTACCTACGCCAATATGAAGGCGGCTACGGCCTCGGCGGCTGGTGCTGCGGGATTGGTACCGGCCCCAGCCGCTGGCAAGCAGGCATCTTTTCTTCGTGGCGATGGAACGTGGGTAGTGCCTACCAATACCACATACGGATTGGCCTCTACTACAGCTAACGGCTTGTTGAGACAGCTTAATGGTAGTACATCCAGTTTCATGCGTGGAGATGGCGCTTGGGCTACACCTCCTAACACGACATACGCCGTAGCCGACGAGTCTACTAACGGGTTGATGGCGGCGGCTGATAAGAAGACCATGAACAGGCTTATAGGAGTTAATACGGTCACGACATTAGCCAACCTGCCTATTAGCAAGAGAAGTATCACGGCTACGTTATCAGCCGCTACCGCCCTATCCGTGGCTTCAGGCATGCAGATAGGAGAGGAGCTGATGATCAGGTGCGTCCCGTCGGCAGTGTTTACACAGGCTATACCAAACTCTGGAGCTTATGTAAGCATGAGTGGTACTTCTATAACCACTACGGCTAACAAGCCTTTCGAGATAAATATCTGGTGCTACGCTTCAGGCAAGTATAGCATCGCCGTTAAAGAACAAGATTAAAGAATAGATTATGGCATATACATATATAAACAGGGAAATATATCCCAATATGTTGGTTTTAGACGAACCTCTTGATGATAATTACGCTAAGGGTAATAGCTATGATGATTATATTAATGGCAATCCTGCCCCATGGATAGAGCTGGGAGAGGAGCAATTGGCGTTCAAGGAAGCTAATCCTAAAGCCACGGTTAAGGAGATCATTGAGGCTAGATTAGATGAGTCAAGGATTCTTAATGAGGAGAAATCGGTTAAATACTATGAGATAAGAACTTATGAGACCGGAAATCTATATGAGTTCTTTTTGGATGATCAGAATATCTATATTCCTGAACATGATAGACGTAACGCTTTGGCTGATGGGGCTATAGTCGGTAAGATAACGATTATGGGTCTGGAGTTCGATATGACGGAAGGCAAGATCTTGATCGGGATGATGGATAAGTACGATAACGATCTGACAACGGCGTTAGGGGACAAGCAAAAGCAGATCAGTATAGCCACTACCGTAGAACAGGTGAGAGCTGTCGATGTTCAGTCCGGCTATCCTGATAAGGTAAGTGTTACCACGGCGTACATCCAGCAACAGGCGAAGGAGAAGGATGCTCTCGATCCTCAAAAAGTAGCTGTCGAGTTTTTTAGGATGTTGGTTAATGACAAATCTTTATCCTTATCATCCAACGAGAAATTGGATGTTAAGGTCCTATTTCCTATATGGGGACAAGAAGGAGCGGAGTTCGGGCTATCCGTGGATACCGGATTTTGTCTTAGGGTAGTTAAGGAGGATACGGATATCCTTTACGAGGTTATCCAGCCTCATACGTTATCGTCAGAATGGGAGCCTGGACTCAGTACGGCCTCCTTATATAAGGTTGTTGACAAGGAGCATGCCGGGACCATAGGGGATCCTATCCCGTATTTCCCTCCAATGGAGATATTCAAGGATAAATATTACATCCAGAACGCTGATGTATATAAGTGCACTAGGGATAGCGGAACTCCTCTTAGTCATAATCTAAAGGACTTAGTAGGGTTGTATGTTGAGGTTGTACAGGGCTAGTCGTATCTACCCCCCCCCTATATTTGGCTTGTGATATGATACAAGTTATTTTTGGCATAATAAAATGACATTTGTAAATATATTTAAGTATGGCATCACAAAAAATCGGTTTCGTAACCGTCGACCCGGTATCAGGATCAGGAGATCAGGCGGTTAATTTCTCCGGTGAGAAACACACCGGTCGTCTTCAACGCACTATCAACCTTACGGTCACCACGAACGGCGGGGCTAAGAAGGCGTTGGTAGTTAATCAGGCAGCGGCTGCTGAGGTGGTAAGATCAGACAGCCCTAACGCTTCCGTACAAAAGACAGGCGGTAATGTTACCATCACCGGTAAGTCTAACAGTACTAAGCTTACGTTCGCGGTCACGCCGGCTGAGGAGAACGGGCTTACGTTACAGCTCCCGGCTAACTACACGGCGGCTGGAAAGACTACGGCTAACGGAGCGGTTATCGCCGACGATCCCGGAGCCGCTGGCGAGTTCGTTTGGAGCATCACGATCTCGGACGTACCGGCCAACGTCACGATCGAGGAACTGACAGCTACATTGAAGGTAACTGCCGCTGGTGGCCAGATAGCCAACGTGACGGTAACGCAAGCCGCTGGAGACTCTACTATCGAGCTTGACAAGGAGACTATTAACTTGGATGTAAATGGTACTCAACAGACGGTTAACGTAACATCTAATGACAGCTGGACATGGGCGCAAGCTGCGGCTAGAACCGTATTGAGAATGATGGGACGATAATCAGTTTCTTTTCTCTTACTCAGACCCCGATCGACTAAAGCCGGTTGGGGTTTATTTGTTTTGCTATCTTTGCAATAGAACAAAAATAATACAACTATGGCTAATGATTTGAATATTAATTGGAAGGACGGGGTAGGCGAGGTAACGGACCAGCCTCTGACCGTCAGTCCGGGGTCCGGGGCCGGAAGCGCCCCCGTTTCCTTTGGCTCGGTGATGAACAACGGTCTTGATCGGACTCTTGAGCTGGAGATAACAACTCCAAAAGGTATTAAGAAGACGCTCACGGTGAATCAGGAGGGATGCCGGCAGGCTTATATTACGAGTGACGGCAAACGATGGCTGACTAGCGACAATCGGGTGTATGGGGTTTTGAAAAGCGATGCTCCGTGCGAATGCATAGGTGATTGTCCTTGATATTTTGTTTTTACGAATTTTGTAATTACATTTGTGGCGCATGTCCATCACCATGCTTTTCGTCGCTAATTTATTATAAGGGATACCGGTCTGTGATGGGATCGGCATCCCTCTGTTTTTTAATATGGAGAAGATAAATGTTTTCGATGTTCAGGTTCCTGATGGGAGACAAATCCGTTGTATGTCGTATAATAAGGTTACTTATTTTGATCTTGACGATATATGTAAGTTATGTTTTGACTCATACGATCTACATGATGTGGCTGACACTAAGGTTATAACCTTAAATAATATGTAAAATATTGAATTTTATTTGATGTTTTACATATATCAGAAATGATCAGGTTATTAGCCTAAGTCTTGAAATAAAGACTACGTTATTGGAGAATATATAGTTACCTACGGATGTTTATCCAAGTCCGTAGCTCTAAGGTAGGTGATTAAACAATGTTTGTATTTGGGACATAGTGTTGCCTATACAAAACCTTCAATAACATTGGCGATGGGTACTAACAGGGTTTTACCCTGATTTATGTTGAATAAACATTAAAAAAAGTAGCGAAAAGTGGTATACGTTCAAGATATAGACGGAAATCCTTTAATGCCAACAACGAGGCATGGGAAGGTTAGGAGGTTGCTTAAAGCAAAGAAAGCAACCGTAGTGAATCTTTGTCCTTTTACGATCAGGCTTTTGTATGATACAACCGGTTACAAGCAAGAGATTACGTTAGGCGTTGACGCAGGTACAAAACACGTTGGTTTGTCAGCGACAACGAAAAGCAAGGAACTTTACGCTAGTGAGGTTATTCTGAGAAGTGATGTTGTTGATCTTCTATCAACAAGAAGAGAGTTAAGGAGGGCTAGAAGGTATAGATTGAGATATAGGAAGCCAAGATTCAATAATAGAATAAAATCCAAGAAAGATAAATGGATAGCTCCATCAATCCGGCAGAAGATTGATTCTCATATTAGGATTATCGGTTTTGTATATTCTATACTACCTGTCTCAAAACTGATTATTGAGGTAGCCCAATTTGATACTCAAAAGATCAAGAATCCAGAGATATCGGGTAAGGAGTATCAGGAAGGTGAACAATTAGGATTTTGGAACGTGAGGGAATATGTTCTTGCAAGAGACGGGCATAAATGCCAGCATTGTAAGGGTAAGTCAAAAGATTCTATTCTTAATGTCCATCATATTGAGTCACGCAAGACTGGAGGAGATTCACCTTCAAATTTGATTACTTTGTGTGAAACCTGCCACAAGGAATTTCATAAAGGTAAAATCAAATTGAAAGTGAAAAGATCTGCCTCGCTTCGCGACGCAGCTGTAATGGGGATCATGAAATGGGAACTATACGATGAGTTAAAATCTTTATATCCAAATATCAAGATGACTTTCGGGTATATAACGAAACACGATCGCATAAATCATGGGATTGAAAAATCCCATGTATCCGACGCTTTTGTGATTTCAAGGAATTTTGATTCATATAGGCTTGGATATTATTACAAACAGAAATTAGTTCGTCGCCATAACCGTCAGATTCATAAGATGAAAATATTGAAAGGAGGAATTAAAAAGCCTAATCAAGCACCTTTTAAGGTTTTTGGATTTAGATTGTTTGATAAAGTAAGATATCAAGACAATGTATATTTTGTTTATGGTAGAAGAACTTCGGGGTGTTTTAATATTCGAGATATCAATGGAAATAATAACAAAAATCCAACTTTTAAGAAATTGACATACATCAGCCATGGATTGATTTCTGTTGAGACAGTTTGATCTTTTATCATAATGAATATTTCGCTCAATATTTATTTGTAAATTAATGAGATATAATAAATATACATAATTCATTTATACAAAATTTAATAATTCGTTTATATGAGAGAGATGGAATTTGATTTCGTGATATATCCATTAAAGTTGATTATCACGGCTGGATTAGATTATAAGACATTGTGTGATCGTTTCGAGAATATGGAACCTGAACACGAGGGGAAATGGGGAGATGAGGATGATATGGACAAGGAGGCGTCTTTCTCGAATTTGGTAAGGGATAGGGATGATGACGATAAATTCACCATACTTTGTAATTTTTCGAGCGACGATGATTTAATAATGAGAAATATATGTCACGAGTCATTCCATATAGCAATGAGCGTGTGCCAGTTCTGTAATATGTCGCTTGGATTTAAGGTTGGAGAGGATGAACACGCGGCGTATATAGCCGGCTTTGCTGGCGATTGCGTTAGTGAGTTCATCAATAGCAAGAATACGGATTAAGTCGTAAATTATATAAAGAGTATAAGAATATCAGCCTCCGCTTATTTGTGGGGGCTTTTTGTTTATCTTTGTCAAAAACATGAAGTTATGTCTAGTTGCGTAATTAAAAGAAATAGTAAGGGTAAGATAACCCGTGTCTTGACTCCTTCCGGAGAGGTATCTACCTTGTTCGATAAGATAGCGGGTATAGCTACCGTAAGTGACCTTAATAAGGCCGCTGAAGTTTATATGACTATTTATAACGATAAGTTCAGGTCTAAGTTCGGAGACTGGACGAGATCCGTTCCAAGGAATAAGGAGGCGGCCAGATCCATAAGCGCCAGACTTAGCGCCAGCGAGTGGGGGCAGCTTATGTCAGCCAAGGTCTTGTCTGCCATAAGTGATATGGACGCCCCGGCGTTGGCCAGAAGCCTTGGGAATAGCGACAATGTCGTGGCTTATCTTACCTCCGGAGAGGTAGGTGATGTCAATGATATGGCTGTGGTAGATACATCCACGGTACAGGAGGTGGATTTGGATTCCATAAATGAGGATAATATTGGCGATACGATACTGAAAGAGGCGTCATGGGATGATATAAGGGCTATCAGGGAGAATATAGACATTAAGGAGACAGCTCGTATGTTATGGAAGGCCGTGGAAAGCGCTTTTACCGGGCAACGACCTAATATTAGGGTGAAAGGCGGAAGTATAGACGGGGAGATCATATTTTCTGGCAATGTCTTGCCGTTAAATGATATTGAGAATTATACTCCTCCATCTTCAAGATTGGTATATGATTCCGGTGAGCCTCGCCTGTTCTTTAGATCGGATGACGGCAAGATACACGACTCTTACGCCAACGCCATAAAAGGATCGTCCGGTGGGCGGGTCGAGGCCGGGTTCTTGGCCGGCAGTGTCGAGGAGAGCGACGTCCCGTCCGGTACGGCTGACATCTCCTTTGGCTCTTCCTCCATAACCCTCAATAACAGTGAGTCATTTATCCCGGTCCTTGGTATTAGCTCAAACTCAGATATAAGTACTCGTGGAGGGTTTATTAATTACCTTATCAAGAAAGGTATGTTGAGTGGGGAACGTATAAGACTAGGGGATAGATATTATCTTACTGGAGCCGGCAATTCTGATGGTCTTAAGATCTATAACGCTATGAATGCCTTATCCAGCCTCAGGAATAGGTTTGGAAGTCAATCCTCTGAGATGAACGTATTGGGTTCTATAGGTTTTGATACGGAGGTAAGTAATGATCTTGATCTTATCACTACGTCCGGGGAGAAGGTTACGGTAAGCAGACCGGAAATCAAGGGTATGTTAAGGCAAGGTAAGTTCGAGGAGCTTAATAATAAGTATGATGGATTCATGGAGCTAGCCTTGTCGTTGATGATGGAGGATAACGCTTTGTACGGGAGTAACGTCCGTGGGGTTATCGAGAATGAGAAGGCGGAAGATCTCCAGAATAGGACTGATATCACCAATATCTTATCCACGTTAGGCATCCGTGTGATGGGTATGTCTGAGTATATGGATAAGTATAAGATGCGTAATGGCGTGGATCCTTCGGCTAGGGCCTTGTCTGACATGGCTAATGGGGTTATCGCTTTGGCTGAGGGAGCTACGGTAGAGGATCTTAATGAGGAGGTGGCTCACTTCTTGATCGATACTTATCGTAACCAGCAGGAGATTGATGAGGTCCTTGACTCTGTTGTCGGAACGCCATTATGGAATCAATTCGCCGGTCGTTACTATGAGGTGTATGGGAAGGAATACCAAGGGGAGGAACTGGATCGGATGGTGAAGCGGGAGATCCTAGGTAAGACGCTGGCCCAGCGGTTCGTGCCGGGCATGGAACAGGCGGTGGAGGATCTGGCATCGGATGAGGACGCCCAGCTCTCCTTGTTTGGCAGGATGGTACGAGCTATACGTAATTTCTTCTCTAGCCAAAGATCGGATTTAAATAAGGTGCTTGATAGGATAAAGGAGTCGGCGTTAGCCGATGATCCAAGCGCGTTTGATGTGCTTCTGTTAAAGGATAGCGACCATCTCATGTACTCATTATCGGATATTGACGTGGCTAATAAGTTGATCAAGAACGGGAGGTCATTGGAAAGGCTATATACTAGGTTACAGAGGATGAGGTCAAGCCAGAGCCAGAGGATCGGGGAAAGTATCTCCCTTCTTCGTGATATAGGCGAGAAGGTGAGACAGGTCGGTGGTGAGCTTAATAAAAACAACAACCTGTTATCCACCAAGAGCGTCATAGCGACCGCCAAGGCTGAGGTGGAGTATTTGGTTACTGTAGCCAGCAGCTTACGTAAGAGCGGGAAAGGATTGGATTATGAGACGATGCAGGTTATTGATAACGTGTATGGGGAGATAGTGCCTCTGATCAGGAACCTTCGTGGATTCGTTAATAATCAGGCGGCGGATTATTATGGCAGTAATAAGGTTGGCATGGTAGAGGATATGGATGATATATTACGTATGGCTGAGACATCCATGTCTGATATAAATGCTCTTCGAAGTGATCGTAATGAGGACTGGCTGGATGGACAGCTCAGGATGTTTAATATCCCGGAAAGATATTGGAATGGGATAAAGAAGTTGATAAATAACATTCATAAGGATATCAATGTCATGTCCCGGTTTTTCGGGACGTTAGAACATAGCGGGAACGCTATCTTAGGCATGTTAGGGCAACGTCTTGCCAAGGCTTATAACGACGCTCATGTTGAGGGCGTGGCTAATATCAATAAGATGACGAAGATGATGAAAGAGCGTGGATGGGGGATAAAGGATAATGAGGATCTTATACAGAAGATAAACGGTAAGAACTCTGATTACCTTGATTCGTCCCGTGATTTCGCCAAATACGATTTACTGTATCGGACAGAGCAGGCGAAAGCTATTATTGATATATATGATCTTAAGAATGTTATGGGTAAGACCGAGAAACAGCTTATTGATCTTCTTCTATCCGATAGAGGTCTTAAGGTGAAGACTCGTGACGATATCGTAGGATATGATGGGGATAAACCTATTACGAAGGAAGTATATCATATATTCAAGCCTACCATTCAGAATTTCGATATCTCGGACATGACGTTCGAGGATCAGCAACGGTATCTGGATACGATAAATAAGTGGTTGGATGAGAACCGGGAGAAACCTATGGTGCAGGCTTATTACGATAAGATCGAGAAAGTTAATAAGAAGGTCGAGGAAAGACTGGGTCGTAGGGTATCGCAAGCCACGTCCGATTTCATGACCCGTATCCGCAGGAGCCGGTATGTGGCTATGGATAAGTTCGTGAGGAACGGGAAGGTCGATTGGAAGGCGTTTCAATCCGATCCTATAGCTTGGAGATCTTATCTGGATATTTTACGTGACAGGGCTATAGCCAAGAGCGAGTGGTATTCCGATGGGACACCAAAGGAAGAGGGATCCGAGGCTCTGATGATGTCCGAGGAGATCAAGGCATGGGACGAGGCGTGGGCCGAGGAGTTCGGGAATACCAACGAGGGTCGTAAGGCTTCCGCCGAGTTCAAGGAGATACTTCGTGGGATAGAGCGGTCCGAGGGCGGCAAGGCTGCGTTTGAGTTCCTGCTAGCTGGCGGTCATCTTGGCTTCTCCAAGGATATGTGGGGATCCGAGGAGGGTGATTATTACGAGAATCTTGTTGATAAGATCACGGAGCAATCTGTATCATCATCAAGGATAGAGAAGGTAGAGGAGGCGATGGCGACAATAAACGAGATCAATGACCAGCTAAGGCCTTTGCTTATCCAGTACCGGGATAGCACGAGATACGGGGAATATGATTTCGATAGGTTACGTGGATCCGCCTCATTAAGAAAGATAAACGAGTTATATGATCGTCTGGCTGAGGCTAAGAGCGTTATTAACGCCGCCGCTTCCGCTGAGGCTATTGAGATGGATATGCCTGATACGGTGGAGAGTGGAGTCACGGATTCCTACCGTAACGCTCTAAGGGACGCCATGGCGTACGACAATGGCATGGATGAAATTAAATTCGCCAAGGAGCATATGTCCGCCCGCTCCCGCAGCCAAGTGGAGCGGATGGCCGCTAAGCTATCTAGGAAGAACCCGTCATGGACGACCGTGGAGGTATCGTTTTTGAGAAGGAAATACGGTCCTGACTTCAATAATAAGCTAGCTAACGACATAGCGATGGGTAAGACTGATGAAATCCTTGTCGAGTACGCCAGAACCCGGCTATATCCTTATATGAGAAAATACTCTCCCAAGGGATATTCTGATTTCGTTAGGAAGATAAATAACGGTACGTATAAGGTATCCGAGTTCTTTGATGCCATGGAAAATGGTATATCAAAGGAAGAGAGCGTATCCCGTTTCGGGTTTGATATTAATATGATTGACTTATCGATCAATAACCAGTGGCTAGAAGAGGCCGATGCCGAGAGTTCTTTCCGTAATCCTAATTATAATCCCGATCTGGGTTATGGGTATCATACGCCTAGGTTCGATAAGTACAAGAACGAGGCTTTCTTCAAGAAATACGGTATTACCAACGAAGGGGAGGAGGCTACGATCAATAAGGATAAGTGGGAGATGAGGAAGGAATTGCTTAACATAAGCCGTAAGGCTATGGAGGATTATGACGAGCGGTTCAGGAACATCTACCAGATACCACAAATATCCAAGGGCGGCGTGGAGAGGATGGTGCAGGCCGGGGTTGACCCGAAGGCGGCCATCGGAAACGCCGTACGTGACATCGTTGGCGAGAGGGTGGATGATCCTATACACGGTCAAGGACAAGACCTAGGAGGGCTTGACGAGAACGATAACAAATATCGTATGATCCCCAAATACTATCTCAGTAAGTTGGAGAACGCCAACGACGTGTCCCATGACTTCGCCTACTCCTATTCCATGTTATCCTTACAGGCTACCGCTTACAAGTATAAGAGGGCGGCCTTGGATGATGTCATGGGATATAGGAATATGATGCTTGAGACACAATACGACGGAGGCAAGAACCCGGAGGCCACTCACGCCTATAGGATGTTTCAGGACTGGGTTAACGCCAGTATCTATGACGTTAGGATAAACAATAAGCGGACTGAATGGAATATAGGCAATTATAAGGTCGATCTTAATAAGCTGGCTCTTATGTTTACCAAATTCGTATCCAAATCCAACCTAGGCTTCTCCCCGTTCGTAGCGGCTACCGGCGCCCTTACCGGGCAGGCCAACTTCCTTTTGGAGGGTATGGTGGGGCAGTATATAAGCAAGGATTCCATGAAATACGCCTATGGGGAAGCCCAGAAGCAGTTGAGTACGTACGTGTCTGAGATCGGGGACATAAACCGTACCAACAAGCTATATGTCGTTGGAGAGGCCCTAGGTGTGTTTAATGTCCGCAACCGTGTACGATCGGCGGCGTACAACAAGATCTGGAGAACCTTATTCCGGGACCTACCGTTTAAGATGATGGAAGTTCTTAACTCCCCGTTGGATCCGCAGGTCATTATCTCGGTCATGGATGATACCCGCCTATACGAGGGTCAGTTCTGGTCATACTCCAATTTCAAGGAGATGATGATGAAGGACAGGAATATGTCCGCTAACGAGGCTAAACGCGATTGGGAGCGTTTAAGGGATTATTCTATGTGGAACATGGTAGATGTCAAGGACGGAAAGATCGTGGCTAAGAACGAGGCTAACAAGGACATTGTAGACCGATATATACCCACCTTGTCCAGTAGGGTAAGGAGTATGGTGCAGATCTGTGACGGCGCCTTGAACGAGCAGAACCGGGTGGGGGCTAGCCGGAACGCTATCCTTAATATGGTGCTCCCTCATCGTGGATGGTTTATACTTGCCATTCAACGGGCATACAAAAAAGCCGGGTTTAACTTCCAGACCAACCAGTTCGAGGAGGGATATATGAGAACGTTATGGAGATTCGCCGGAGATATCTATAATATGATGTCAGAAGGCAGGATGAAGGAAATACATGACGTGCTGAAAGAATATCATAGTCTTAATCCTTATGAGCAGACCAATATCAAGCGATCGCTTATCAATATGGCAGTATTCGCTACGATGATAGCTATAGGAAGGGCTTTGATGGGATATAGGGAGGATAATGAGGATAGCTGGTTCGGGCAGTTCATTACCTATATAGGGTTTAGGACGATCAATGAGATCGCTTCCCAGACATCCCCGTTCATGGAGCTTAACGCTATAGATATGTTACAAGACCCGCTGGTCACGGCCCGGAAGCTAGGTGATCTCACCGATCCTCGAAACTGGGATCCGTTCGCTACCGTCCAGACCGGCGTGTATAAGGGCGAGAGCAAGCTATGGAGGCAGCTCATGAAGTTCTCGTTTGGTAAGCAATGGTATAATATCAAGACGGCTAGGGATATTAAGCAGACATCCGACTACTGGTTGATGACCAACGGCATGACGATGGGATTTTTCTTAGGAGGCAGGGATAAGGACGAGTCTGGTGAGGACGCTAATTGGTACTTTGACAGGGGAAGATAGCCGATATAGTATGACAATAAAAAAATAGCCAGTCAATTGTTTAAGACAATTTGATTGGCTATTTTTGCATTCCCATCTATCCATCCCGGACGGATGGGAATAAACATTCTATTCATGAATGCAAATGTAGATCTTTTTCATGATTTCACGAAGAATAGTAGTGGAATTTTGACGTCCGAATCCAACGAAATGGATTTAAACATATTAATACCGGTAGTAGATAATAACAACCACAAGGTTGTAGACGCAAGATTCCTTCATGCGTTTCTTCAAGTAAGGAGGGATTTTACGTCATGGATAAAAGATCGTATATCTAAATATGATTTTATTGAAAATCAAGACTTTGTGTTGATAAAATATGATTATTTAGGTAACTTACTGAATGACAGACTCCCCGAAACGGGGGAGTCTGATACACAGATAGTTGCTAAAACGGATTATCTTCTATTAATAGATATGGCTAAAGAGCTATGCATGGTAGAAAATAATGATAAAGGAAAGATAGCCAGAAGGTATTTTATAGAGAAAGAAAAAGAACTGAGAGCCTTAAAAGAGTTAGAGGATAATCGAAAGCATTGTTTGCGCATCCCCGACTTTTCTGATCCGGCTAAAGCCGCAAGAGCATGGGCTGATGAGTATGAGGCCAAGGTGAAGGCCGAGAAGGAAGCTATGTTGGCACTAGAAGCCAAGAACAAGGTCGAGGAGGAAAAGAAGATTGTCCAAGCCGAATTAAATACGGCTATAGATACGATAAAGGAGAATGAACCGGTAATTGATATGTTTAAAAGGTCTATTCCAAGAGAAGGTGTTCTTATCCGTGAATCATCAAAATATTTTGAGCAGTTCGGATATTATATCGGGATAAAGAATATGTATCCGTTATTACAGGAATTAAAATATGTTTTTAGGAACGAGAGAGGTAGGATAGAAGCGTATCAATCCGCCCGTAATTCCGGATTGGTTATATATGGATCTGATCCCGGTGATGAATATTGGGAAGCTAAGGCCGTGACTGTTATGATAACATTAAAGGGATTTGTTAAACTGGAAGAATTGTCAAGAAAGAGAAGGAGCGTTTTTGAGAAATATGGTCGGTTCATGATATGATGCCACTCACTGCAATCATTCTGATAAAGGCAAGGCTATTAGAGCGCTTACTGGTGATAATAGATATTGATTATAAAGTTTTTGCCCAAAATGGTAAAAACCCTACTGAGGGAAGATCAACAATTGTATGTATGATAACTGAGTTTTGCATGGAATGTTTGATAACAAGGAAAGAAAGATGGGCATAAATAAATAGTTATACTATTGATGTTTAATGTAATCTAAAAATGGATTTACATAATAATAGAAGGATAGGAAATTGTCACCCTATCCTTCTACTGTTATCAACCCTTATATTTATCTACAAAATCATCCACATCCATATACTCACACCCGAAGTTTCCCGCCGTCTTCTTATCGGAGTCGGAGAACTGCCCTTCTTTCCCGGAAGCGTCCCCGATCATCATGATAGTATCGTATATGATCTTATTTCCCTCATCTACATTATCATTTATGAATTTGATATAATCCATATACTGGTCTATCATCCCCGTATTTGGTTTCCTATTGATGTTATCTTTATCATTGTTGTCGCAATAAAAGTTGTATACGGATATATTGGTATAATCCTCCAATGCGCTTGATATATAATCGAATTTATATTCAAACATCTCTTTGTCTACGAAGCCTTTTTCTATACCTCCCTGATTTGATATGATTAGTATATCATCAGGAGCGTAATTTTTGATAGCCTCAAATACGTAGAGTTTGATTTTCATATCCCATATACCTTTAGGGAATGTATTCCCTGATACCGTCTCAATCAGTGTCCCGTCTAAATCTGTTATTAACAATTTGCATTTTTTCATGATTAAAAATTTAAATAATATATAATTACCATAATTATTTATTTTTATTATCTTGCCTAAGGTAAATCTCTATGATTTATAAGAATTATACGCAAGTAATATATCCTCATTGTCTACCCAGCTCCCATTAAGGTTGCCGTTTGGATGAAAAATCATTTCAAACACCACATCATTGGCAATTTGTTTTTGCTCATACAGTTTTACGAGATTTGCGCTTTCGCTTACCATATCTATACCTTGATATTTATATACCTCTACATAGTAGTAGTATCCAAGTAATTGTTTTATAGGGGTAAATCTATTGTCTTTATCAATACACTTCCATATGTCATTCAGATATACTTTGTTATTCTTGAGATAAGCCATTTTATCATGATTTTTCATTGCCTGCTCATCATAGTCCATCGTCTCACGGAATATGACATTGTCAATATAGAGACTATTATAATAGTCAAGATAACGTATAATTCCATTCATGTCATTTATTCCCTCTTTTAGCAGTAAACAGCTCATGCGTGGACGGAGATTGTTGGCTTTAGCGAATATAGCTATACGGGCAATATCATCGTTGCTACAATATCCGTTCTCATATTGCATAATGTGTTTGTTTATCTCCTCGTCAAAATGAGCTTTACTGATATTGAGATGCTGGAAATGGTTATCCGTGATATGTTGCAGTATCGACTTACCCTCCACGATATCAAACAGGCCTGATCCGTTTGTAGTCAATGTTCTTTTCCTGTAGCCATATTTTTCGATAAGCCTCAGGATTGGCACGAGTCTTCTTGATTTTGTAGGCTCCCCTCCTGTGATTGATATCGAAGGATTAAGCGGTCTAAGCCTGTTAAGTATATCGTCAAGTCTGGACAGATACTCATCATCAGACGCTATCTTGCTTTTCTTATACATTTTCCCCTTGTTCTCGAACCTAAGCTGGGCAACACAGAATTTGCAATTGGCGTTGCAGTAATCGTCAGTAAAGATACTTAGGTTAACGTTCGAATACACCCTGCGCCTTTTCCCGTCAAAGTCAAAATCATTAAACGTATATTCGTCAACATTGAAGCATTCTTGCCTCTTCTCTCGTATATTTTGAAATTTCAATGCATTCATTTTATTATAATTTAGATTCATGTTTTGCCCTCTCTTCCAAATTATGTCCAAAACACTCGCCATCAGAAGCGTAACAACGCCATTCATCATACACGTCGTTTATCCTCAAAGGTGGAAGAGATTTGTCATTTTCAGCCCTGCCGTAGGAGTTAAATAGGTGGAAGCTTGATATGTCTATCATCTCTTGAGGTAGTTCGTCCTTAAGCGTATCTAGCTCCTTATCGGTATATCCTCTTACGTTTATGGCAAAATTCACATATGGTATAAACTCACAAGCCGAGATGATGTTCTTGAGATAATTGGCGAATTTAATGACAAACTTATGGTTGAATACCGTTTTAAGGTAGGTGTTGTAAGATAACTTCACGGTTATCCTCTTCTTGTTCCTTACCGCTATTTCGACGATCTTGTCGATATGCCTGTCGAGCATGAAGGCATTGGTGTCTATCACGACCTCTTCCACCTTTTCGAGCGTGGAGATATATTCCATGAATAAATAAAATTGCGGATGCGTGGTAGGCTCTCCTCCTTCTAGTTGCACGATATATGGTACATCCATATCTTTCATGATTTTATGGATAGTATCAAAGTTCATGAATGATTGCTTTTTGCTGTCTGATTTCATACAACAAAATGGGCAACATACATCACAATGGTTTGTGATATTTATGTATAACTTATTTCCACGTATCATTACCAATCTCCTCCATTTTTCTTATAATCTCCTTATATTTAAGGTTGTATATAATCACCATATCTTATAATAAATATTCCTCTATTTTTTTAGCCATGTCAATAAGCATTTCGCATTTAAGGTCGTTAAACTCCCTACAAAATCTCATTTCCTCCTCATGTTTTTCCTCGGGCGATCTGCTGTCATTTATACTATAACATGGCGATGAATATACCGGGATAGGTTTCATGGCCTCTATAGCCAATTTAATAGCCTTTTCTTTGATATCGCTCATACCATTTTCTTCTTTTGCCCAGATCATGCCGCTATGAAGGCAATTAGGATCATTATTATGCTCTATTGAACAAATTCCTTCGTCGTAAAAACAACATCCCTCACAACTCTCTTCTTGTACCTCAGGGATAGCTATGTATTTTACCCCTTTATATATTTTAACTTCTCCTCTTCTTATCTTATTCATTTTATCAGATTTTTATATCCTACTTTCTTTAACTGCTCTTCGGTAGCTTTCTCCTTCGGAAACTTCCCGTGCCATTTACCGGGCACCACGACATCACGGCCGTCAGGGCTGGTAGCCAGCCTCCCGCATTCGCTGCACAGCCCCATGCCCTTGTACGGCTGTAGTTCCTTGGCATAGTCGAATTTATCCACCATATACTCGTTTGTCAACATCCAGTAACTAGACGTGGCGGTATTGTCTACGCAACCGCATTTAGCGCATACAAACAGGCTCATGTTCTACCTTAATTTTTCTTTTATATGTTTAGATATATCAATTATCTCATCTTTTATATTGCAGTCATCTTTTAATAATGAACCAAATATACATGATATGGCGCTCTTTAGGCCTAGCGCTATCCCTATCTCCAATATTTTTTTATCGGTATTAGAGATGCCTATAGGTTCATATAATATTGATGATATTCTGTTAATTACATGTATCACATCATTTTCATTCATTGATGTAGATTTATCGACAATAGCTATAAAATCTTTTATAATCATAGGTTATTATATACTATTTTATACCATGTATGTTGTAAAACATACACATGTTATTTAATTTCACATTCTTCTTTTCTAATTTTGTCTCACTCAATCGAATCATATAGTCCCCTGTTTCGGACAAGACGGTTGAGCGAAAGAGGTCTTTGATATAAGGTTTTACCCTAAAATATTCGTTGGGTAAGTAAAATCAAAAACGTTTAGCTCAGTAAAAGAATCCGGTGATCTCGCTCTTGAGCAACCGGTAGAGGGTATTGGTGATACCCAATATGATGTTTCGTACAAATGTATATCATTTCTCATCTTTTGGTGTAAAATGGTATATAATCACCTTTCTTTTATCGTATCATCGCTTAGATGCTTATCCTTTATATGTCTTTCAACATACCGGTTTGCTAAATTTTCTATTTTGTTTGATCTGTTCATTTGCATAATATTTCATTTTTTATAGTCGTAAATATGTATTCTTTGTTACAATCCCAACATTTTATGATTTTTTTCGATCCACACTTTCCATCTTTGTAGAAAAAACAGCCCATGCATGGCTCCTTATGGTCGTAACTTGATACTACAAGCAGCTTCATACCATTCTCGCATATCACATCGCCTTGTTTCATTTTACCTACTTTATTAATTTAGCTATCAGTATAGTAAAATTTGATATTATCCATATTACGGATATCCAAAATGTTACACTTAACATGATTCCTATATTTTTAGGTATAGGATCTACTCTCCTGAATGTCAGGATCATATATATAAATGTCTTTATATTCATAATTTGCGATATTTTTCTATATAGTTAACTATCAAGTCTTTAACTCCTTTTGGGACATCTACCAGTTTGAGATTACCTTGGAATATGTCCTTGCCATACTCATCCATAATCTCCCCGAATGAAGGATTCATGACTCTTGTTGACATAGATATCGGTTGATCAGTGTCAAATTTGATAACGATCTTCTTTCCGCCGTTTATCGCCTTTTTAAAAGCCACGTAAAGCTTTCGACCTTTTATTATATCACAATTCCCTTTCAGGATATTAGACATATGTATGACATGCTCTTTCTTCGCATCTCCGGGGTTGTCCATAAGCTTAAGATCTCCTCCAACATCTTTCCATTTCCTGAAGCACGGGAAACATAGACTATGATTTGCCTTGGCGTGTCTAGGTATCATCCTGCTGCTGCCGGCTGGGATCGTATTGCCACAGCAGATACACGTCCTATCCTTGTTGGTGCGCATCGGCACATAGCTCTTTATCGGGTATTCTTTTCTTTTATACATCTTCTTCTGTTTTCAAAATTATCATCACCATACTCATAATTAGGACAAGCTTTGTTGCTTGGTCGTCTAACATAAGTCTTTTGCTTCCTGTTATATTTACTGTTAGGATTTATATAATGGTCACACACTTGCCAAATAGAGCAACATACTTTTCCGTATCTTTTCGCCCACTCCTGATCATGTAGATGTATACAAGTGGCGCAAGTCGGATTCTTAAGCTTATCCTTGTTATCATCTATGATCTTATTGACCTTGTCAAGAATAACATGCATTTTTTCAATATTTATGACGTTAAATGCGTCTGGTTCCGGAAGATATGTCATCGAGCTTATATCAATGTCCATTTCCTTGGATTTGTTGTAAGCTGATTTATATTTTCTTATCATCAAATCTTTTAACTGATTTACTTTTCTCTCGTAAGTCCCCATATTTCATTCAGTTTTCCATCCTTGTTTCTTCAATAGATCCACCATCATCCCCTTTATCTTAGGACTGATAGCCTCGGTAAGTATATCAGCGGCCAAGTTAATAGAGAAGCTGGTCATCCTAGACTCCCCTATATATTTCTCGCTGGTAACTTCTTTCACATAGTCGTGAATATCCTTGATCATCTCATTTTGAGATCTTAGGAGATCAAGTATCTCATCGAGTTTATCATCCATCTTTTTTCTCGAATATACCTGACAATAACCAGACAATCACTATCAAAAAGAAACACAACCCAAGCGCCTCATCCGGATAGTCGTGCATCGCCTCAAGAATATCTCTCATAACCTTACATCCATTTTACTGATTATACGGTAGAAGATATCCCTAGTCAGCTCAATATCATAAGTAGCGTCATGGAGTTTATTCTCATCAATCTCAATACCCATAGTCTTAGCCACGGTCATCAACTTAAAGTTCTCCATATCGTTTCTTACACCCATCAGGAACGGTGTCACCATAACATATACATCCATACAGTTAGGATAGAACCATGATCCGAAATACTTATCCCCACATTGCTGGAATAAAGCCCGTAGGAAGTTGTTATCGAATCCAGCGTTGTTATACCCCACTAAATACATTTTATCCCTCTTGTCGAACTTATCCACGTATTTGGATAATATACCAACTAACTGCCTGTACCCTTCTTCCATAGGCTGATACGACTGCACTTGCTCCAAGGTAACGCCGGCCACGTCCAGCGCCTCCTGCTCTATCGTGGCGGCAGGGTTCGGGGCTAGGCGGATGTCGAACCTCTCTGCCTCCTGCCCGTCGATATCCACGATCCCTCCTATTTGGTGTATCCCGTTTCTCCAGAACTTAACCCCGGTTGTCTCTAAATCGAAAAATAGTAATTTACTCATGTCTATTTATTTCGTTTTTTAATATTTATATTCCTAATATTTCTGCTACATAAACAAATCCATAACATATATAATTATCAGCGTCATGCCCCCCATAATCAACATGCCAAATAACAGCGCATGGGAAATAGAGTGGCATATCCTCAGCCATAGGATCCTCTTTGAAGTCATCAATGTTTATCTTTTCCCTCCACCTCCACAGGTCTTGGATATCGTTCAAAATTAATTTCTCCATAACTATGACGGATATTAGATGTTAGTAATTCTATAGCCAAGCTGATCATGGCTCCCGCTTCAGTAAGTTGATTCATTTGGGCGTACATTTTATGCTCTGCACTACGATAAGCCTCTCTACTACTTATGGTGTCTAGTAAATCATCTATAGTGTTTCTAAGAAGATCGGTCATCCCATGCCCTCCTATGCCCTTGAAATAATAAATATCACGACCAGTGTAAAACATGTCCTGATATCTTTTAGCTACATACTCTATCCCGGATAGATGGTATTTCTCGTTGTCTATCTCCACCTCTCCTTCTTCTATAGCTCTCAACAACTTCCAATCTATCTTTACATCAGCTTGACGATTTTTTACCTTTACATAGGCATATCCGCCATAATGAGAACCCAGCGTCCTCATCGTAAGTTCATTGACTTTTTGTTTGTCTCCATCCATAACAATCTGGTTTTTAATGTTGATACAAAAGTAAGATTTAAACAAAAATAAAAGCATGAATAATATTAAAATAATATTAATCATGCTTAAATATAAATATATCCCTTCTAGTTCTCACGGATATACGTATTCGTACTCATCTGGAGGAGATGTCTTGTATTCAACATCGCACTCCATAGTTGTAAATTTCATAGAAAATCATAGAAATAATTAAGATATTCTACTCCATTTTAGACGCTTCAACACAACTGGCAACCCGGCTGCTCTGCGTCCGTATAGCCGCATCAACTCCTACGGCTTGTATGTTTATCGCGGCGTTGAGATCCCTGTCGATCTCCATGCCGCAATCTTTGCAGACAAATGTTCGATCCGATAATTTCAGATCTTTATTCTTCCAGCCACATCTTGAACAGGTTTTCGAGGATGGGTAAAAACGATCTATAACAATCAGTTCTTTACCATACCACCTACACTTGTATTCAAGTTGGTTACGGAACATCGAGAAAGAAGCATCATATACAGAACCGGCAAGTTTGTGATTCTGTAGCATACCGGAAGCATTTAGATTCTCAATACAGATAACATCGTAATTATTTACCAGCATCGTAGTCAAATTATGCATGTACCATGAACGCTTGTTGGCTATATCACGATGAAGTCTTGATACTTTTAGCCTGCATTTGTTTCTTCGATTACTTCCTAATTTCTTTCTTGATAAATGCCGTTGCATCCTTTTTAACTTCGCTTGGTTCTCACAAAGAAAATGGGGATTCTCAACAGCAATCCCATCAGATAATGTAGCTAATGTCTTAATCCCTAAATCAACTCCGACTGTTTTGCTAGTTTTCTGTTTGTAACACTGTTCTGTTTCTACAAGAACTGATACGAAATATTGACCAGCACGGTTCTTTGAAACGGTACAGGAGATAAAACGAGCGTTGTCTGGAACTCCACGATCGATAACAATCTTAACCCATCCGATCTTTTCGATCCGGATCTTATTGTTAGTGATTTTAAACTTCGGGAACGGCAATCTAAACGACTGGTTGTCGTGTTTATTTTTGTAATTCGGTTTACCGAGTTTTTCTTTCCTGTTCTTGTTGAAGTATTGTCTGGAGAACTCAATAAAATCACGTTGCTTCTGCTGCAAGGTGGCTGCCGATACTTCATTTAACCAAGGTTTTTCAATAACAAGATCCGACTTTGTCGGGAATTTCGGATTAGGGTTTGTTTCTTTATCGTATGAGTTAAATGAGTCAACACAAGCATTCCATACAACACGTACGCATCCGAATGTTTTTGCAAGAAGTTCTTCTTGTGTTTTGTTCGGATACATACGATATTTATATGAACGCTTTATTAGACTCATCATCAATTCATTTTAATATATTAAATATACAAATAATTCTATGATTTTACAATGGATTACTATCGATTTTGTAATTATTTAATCATACTTGTCTCCTCTTCTGTATACTAACGCTACCCAACAGTCATATTTTTTGCTGTATCCTATAAGAGGGACATTGGCTATAGGTGGATTATCCTCTGTTTTGTATCTTATTCTTGTTACTTGTTTCATATTTTCATGGATATAAATATTCATATTCTTCCGGTGGATATGTTTCAAATTCGGTGTCGTACTTCATACAAGTGTAGTACTTGTCTTTGCTTCTGTACACTACTGTCCACGGACAGTCATATCTTTTGTTGTATCCTAAAAGAGGAACCCCTTCTATAGGAGGCTTATCTTTCGTTTTGTACCTTAATTTTGTTATTTGCTTTATGCTCATATAATCTTATGTTTAAGTAATTCCATCATCATCGAAAACAATGTGTCTACAAGAAGTTTCTCACTACTCCAATATATAGGAATCTCATCTATATCTCTATACGTTACAGACCATGCATGTTCTAGCTTATAACATTCGAATGTAGAACCATCTATCTCATATGGGAGTAAATTCAGTAACGTCCCTACATCCCAAACAGGATTGAATACATCAGTGGTAACAGCCTCAATCAGTCCTACACGACCAGCGTCATCCTCCATAGAATGTAATTGATCCAGATACTTGTCTCTGAAACCGATGGCGGTGGAGATAGGAAGGCCGGCCTCGACCAGCACCCTCCCCTGTTCTTTTGTGGTGAATATCCTTTCCTTCATAATTTCATTTTCCTTTCTACTGTAACGATCGTATCATTATGCCATCCCCCATGAGCCACAAGAAGAATCTCCTGCTGCTCGAAGCCAAGCCCGGCCCCTATACCGCCGGAGTTCCACGCGCAGGTAATGACTACCCCTCCTTTCTTGGTGATCCTAGCTATCTCCTTCTTCTGCATAGCCCAATAACTAGATTGCGTTGTTTGCATATTAACAGCACCTCCAAGCTTTTTATATGACTCGGATACCTGTCTCGTGGAATATGGTGGATCATATAGTACCATATCAGCTATATTATCCTTAAGACCACGCAGGAAGTCCGTGGCGTCCTTATGATACATAGCCTTAGTCTCAGGGTCAAGATCGTTGGTGATCGTCCCTATATCGCTGTTTCTGGCGAATGGATCCACTATAACCATCCCCTCTTCTCGATATTTATCTATAAGTTCCCTTATCGGTTTTATGCTGAATGTCTCGCTGTTCGGCATTGACCATTTCTTGTTTATAATCATCTCTTAACTCTGTTTTAAATTTAAGCTTCATAGTACTTCTAGGTACAGGATCGCATATGTCATCCCACCAATTCTTGTGCCCTTTCGGTGGATGTATATCCTTTTTCCATAAAGATCCCTTAACTGTCTTGATTCTTCCGTATGGTCTCATTTTGTTCGTGTTCACCTTCACATGTCACATTATATCCGTTTCTAATGACCCGAACATAAGCTCATCAGTAATTTTGCGAAATTCCTTTACAATATCATTTATCTGCTTACGTTCGATGCTTCTTAGCAAATGGGTTATCACATCCACTGTCCATCCGTTACCCGCTAAAGACATGGCCGTATTTGGGGCTATCCCGTCAAGGTAATCATCCGGCAATGTCTGTAACAGACCAGCTTCGATTCTTAAGCTCAATACCTGAAATAACGAAGCTGCTGTTGTCGCTTATCAACGCCACTCCTACGGCGTCGTTTCTCCACGAATAATTCCATTTATCACGAGTATACAACTTGCCATTGGTGTGTAAGATATATATATACCGTTTGAAACGGTTTGACTGCCTATCATCCTTCTTCTCATATTCTTCTACCTTGCTGATGTATGTTTATAATTCTAAGTTTATCATATTCTTCAGTAAGAATCCCATGATCAAACAATTTGTTAGCGTCTATCTTAAGACTTCTATAATTGTCAGTTATGTTGATATCACTCCACAAGTTCAATCTTCCCTTATCATCTAATTGCATATGGATAAATCCTTTTGTTATCTTCTTCCCGGCTTTAAGAGCCTCTACGTCTTTATCGGTAATCTTTTTCATGCTTTCGATATTTTATCGTTACAATTAAATTCATCTTTCATCTTGATCTTTATACCTCCATATGATAATTCCTTATGAGCTGTGACAAAATAATCAACAGCATCTTCATCTAATAAACTATGCGGGCACCTTTCCCATACAGGACTTTGATCTAGATGATCCCATGTGGCTACAAATAACCTATTCTTGTCATCATCAATAGCTATTTTGTATGTCCCTGTAGTAGCCTTACGTTTAATGATCGCTCCATTTAACATCTGTTTCTTAGCCCAGCTCCATGAGCCTCTCAACCCAAATGTTCTTATAATCCAGTTATTTATCTTCTTCATTTCAAATTATTTGTTAAAAGTGTAATATAAATATAAATACATAAATTGAATAGGGCTATTCACCATGCCCTTATCAGTAGGATCATCGTATTTGTCAAGCCAAAGACGAAGCGCCTCCCAATCGATATCCTTACGGTCACATACCATGCAGGCTAGGTTAGCCCCGAACAGTTCCCCGTCGCCGCCCAGCGACTTGTTAAACCTCGTGGCTAGTCTTTCCTTGAATCCCTTATCATACCATATCCCGGAAGTAGCGGCATAACAATAATAAGCGTTGTATTTCATTTTCACGCCCATCTTCTCAAACAATGGTGTATGCCATATCCGATCTAAAAAGAATACTATTCCACGATATATGAAGGTTCGGAGATTTTTCCTGTATTCTTTCCCCAAGAAATTATCCACACAAGATATAGTCCCGCCTGAATAATACCAATTATTGGCGCCTCTCTTAACCTTATCCGTCATCTTGAATTTATTCTTTCTGTCTTCCACCCTATCCCAAGGTTTCAGCTTATCCTCATTAAATGTCGGGCAATAATGATAGTAATGATTAATCCACGAGAGGTAGGGGTTGTATATCGTGTATCCATTATCGCTGACATATGAGTTCATATCATACCCAAGTTCCTTGGCTAGAATAGATCCCTCATCAGCTAATACCTTCAATATCGGGTTCAAGTTCCATATCTGATCTTGACTGACGAACATCGAGTAACATGGATCCTCATCCTCCCCATACCATCCTCCCATCCCGCTCACTATTTTATCCAAATCAAGTGAATAATCTTTCCCGGGTAAAAAATCATCTCTAAGAAAAAAACCTCTATATGGGATCATATCATGTATGCCTGGTTGGTCGTCAAATATGAACTTAGCGTTCTCGGTCAATCTAATCAATGTTTGCAAGACAGAGGATATATCTATGGGTGCATATTCACACCTATAGACCTTATTATTTATCCAAAGATATTGAAGAAGCTCGGCTATATTAATAGTCCCGTCCTCCACATATCCTGTCTTGTTATCGAAGTTTATTTTGGCTAGAGGTATATTACTCCCTTGCGGTTGGTCACTTTTTTCATTACAACAATGTACGAATCTGCTAAAGAATATATCCTTCCAGCCAAAATATTTATCCCTTATCGTCATAAGCCTATTTCTTATCGTATAATGACATGACGTTAATAAGATCAGCCTTTCTGACCATCCCCTCAAGTTTATTAAAGCCATCCATGTTATCTCCGCTGACGATGATAGTAGGATATACCTCTATACCGTACTTGGATATCTCCTCCTCCGTGGCTTTGTTCTCCGGGATCTGGTTTAACGTGACCTCACCCTCATACTCCTGTAATGTGTTGGCGATAATATACCGCATGTAGTCGCTGTACTCAGCGTCTTTCTTCGTGAAAAAATCAATTCTTACCATCTCAAATAGTTGTTAATCTGTTAATAATTAAATCAGCAGTAAATATAGCATTATCTACCTCATCTATAGCTTTTAATTTCTCATCTACTATTCTTTCTCCTGACTTTTCCATTCTATAAGCCCTTTGTTATGTTTATCGTAATATAATAACGCTATGGCGTTCCAGCATACGGCGGATAGATGCATGAATCCCTCCTTATCATATCTCTCCCCTTTCGTATAAGCGACCAAGTGTCTCATAAGTGCACCTAGATAACGATTGAACCCATCAGGTATATCCTGCCATGAGTTATCAGCGTACTTCTTGGCGCCTTCCGTATATACCCTCACGATGTCCTCTATCTCAGCCAAAGGAAGGAGATCCCACCGGAGTTTACCGTCGGCCCGGTCGTCCTTCCCGCTACCGTCTTTCCCTACGGCAGTCTTACATGCCTTGGCTACCTCCTCTTGGTGGGCTTTAATGATGGATGCACTATTAATATTATTGAAACGGGAAAGATCGTAAGCGTTTACATTGTCTACCTTTTCCTCATCAATAAGTTTTAACTTAATAGCTCTACCTAATGATACGACCATCTCCTCATCAACCCAAATAATCTCATCTACTTCATCCGACCATAGTCTGATTCTCATTCTTCCACTTTTATCAGCGGTCTCAACTACCTCAAACATATCGCCATCATAGACCACCATTTGATACTTATAAAATTCCTCCTTCATTTTAAACTCCTTTTTGTTTTATTATTATTACTGGATCATCATTAAATGGGGATAATATCCCAATATGCAACAATATATTGCGCTCATCGCCCTCATTTTTATCGGCTTCAATAGCATTGATATTTAATTTGTTACTAGATATAATGTTACTATCTATATTAGGATTATTTTTGATTATAGCCCATCCTTTTATAATAGGTTCATGCCCCATTAATTTAGCGACATCTTCTTCTACCAACCAATATTCCTCAAAAACAGTATCCGGATATTTGGCTTTTATCTCCTCGTAAGTATTATACCATGTCATATTTTCGTAATTTAGATTAATAAAATTCACTAAGATCCCTGCATTCTGGCGTCTCACCTGTCATAGAGTAAAGCTCACCAGATGATAGATGCACGCAATGAACGGTCTTCCCGTCTATATACTCACTTCGCTTCGTGATCCCACAAATAGCGCAGCGTTGGATCCCCGGACCCGCCTTTATCCACGAGTGCCGTACGCTCCTCTTCCTTGTCCTGTTGGTGTCATTAAGCTTTCTCATGATCAATCCTCCAAGACCGTTACAATCTTATCTTTACCGATAATAACCTCATTCCCGCTTCTTACATCAAAGCATCTCTCACCCTCTGCCTCCTTGAAATAAAGAGCGCCATTGTACTCGAACAGACCGAAGCCATAATCATCTAGCTTCATTTCATTAAGTCTCTTTAATTTGTATATTTTCCCCATATTTTCTGTATTTTTTATATTTTGTATTACTAAACACATCAAAAAGATAGATAAGATCGTTGCTATTATCCCTCCATAAAATTCAGTAGAATCATCCTTCTTATTCCCTTCTATTATCAAATAGATAGAACCTGCCATTATTATAAAGGCAAAGACTAGCCCTATCATAACATTTTTCTGTTTTTTAGAAACTCCATCATATCCTCCACGCTAAGCTGGAAGCCGGCAGCCTCCTTATGACCTCCTCCACCGGGGTTGGCCTTGCGTGCCAGCGCCGAGACATCCACCTCCTCCTTGGTGGTATAGAACGAGCATCTGAAGAATCTTCCGTTCCAGCAAAATGGCATCATCAAATCATGTTTTCTAGGATCGTACATAGACTCGAATGTGGTGGAGTTAAACTCCGTAGTATTCATACATATCGCCTTGTATCCAAATATATCTGCCTCGAATGAGAACATCTTCATTTCTCCTCTGTTTTTCTCGATGATATATTCTATTATGGCCTCGCCATTTCTTATCATATCAGAAACAAACTCGCCATTCGCCTTGTTTAGCACCTCCCTGACCATGTCAACGTCAAGCCCGCAATACCCTCTCATCCCATATTGGAATGAAAGAACGTCACTCCATTCGAAGCGATCATGATCCCATACATCATAAGCGCTCAATAATTTTACCACGTCAGGGGTTTCGATATCATCGAAAAGATATTCCCACGTAAGCTCACAAGCCGCCGTTCCGATACGTCTTTTGCCTTTGACATTATAGTCCTTCACAGCTTCTATCGCCGTCTTATGGTGGTCTATCCATGTGACATCTATCCCCTTGTCTTCCCATTCGTCGAATAAGAATCTCGTTCTATCGCCAAATGACACGTCAACTACAAACACCTTATCATATTTATTCACGTCAGGTATTTCCTTGCCGTAATTGTAAGGAAGAAGATCAATGTTCCCTTTGAAATACTTTTTTACTATAGCCGCTGACATCACTCCGTCAAGATCAGCCTCATGATATATACATCCTGTCATAATCTGTTGTTTTTGATTAAAAAATCTATGTATTCTTTTATATCCTTGTTCCTATCATCATCCCAGTCAAATGTCTCGTTTATGAATTTGAAGTACGATACTGGAATTGAATGTAACATCCATCCACAATACTTGCCGAATGTCATTACCGTAGAGCCAAGGGGATGATCCGGTCTCCCGGGTACAGGGGAGGCGGTAATGCCCTGCGCCAGCCCCCTCCTTCGGTCTTTCTTGGCGGCTTTGATATCCAGATCCGTTTTCGTTACCTTATCCCCCATCGGGATATTGGTAATTAGTTTATCGCCGATAAACATCCCCCATCCATATCCTTTGTAGTTCTCTATACTAAGTTCTCTTATATCACCGAACCTTGACGAGTTGTTGCAACAATCAACGACCAATGCGCTATCCTTACCGTCCTTTATCCTGACAGCTCTCCCAAGCCACTGATAAAACGAAGAGAACGAAAATGTCGGTCTTCCTACTATCACGCAGTCCAGACCCGGATGATCGAATCCCGTACCGAGGGCGGAATAGTTGAACACCACCTTCGTCTTACCCGACTTGAACCTCTCAACTATAGCCTCCCGCTGCTTCTTTGGCGTGCCTCCGTGAACCACCTCCGCCATGCCAGATCGGATCTTGGCGTTCATCCATTCGGCGGCAGTATTGCAGCTCTCAACAGAATCCATAAACACCAGTATAGATCTACATACGTCTTTTAATACCATCAATCGACGCAAAATAAGGTTGTTTAAGCCATTTTTTCTCACCGCCTCACTGATAGACTCAGCCGTATATTCGGATCCGTTAGAATTGAGTTTAAGGGCATCTCCATTGAAATTCCATGTCTCATACTTAAGAGGTGTCCAAAATCCTTGTCTTATCATCTCCTCTACCTGTATCACGTGAATCAGGTTCTTGAAATACACCGGTCTCATACGAGTGATGAAATTAAGTTGGGAATATGATGTCTGTCCTATCGACATGTTTTTAAGTCTACATGGCGTGGCTGTAAACCCTATCACCTTTCTCGGCTTCAGCTCATTCATGAATGTCATAAACTCACTGCCATCCTCAGGACTGTATCCGGCATGAGCCTCATCTATCAATACGTTTCTGATCCCCATCTCCTTAAGCTGACCAACAACTTTCTTGATAGATCCTAACGTGGCATATATCATGTTAGATAGCTCTTTCTTGCCACAGGAAGCGGAGTAGATGGTAGCCGGTATGCCATACGACGTTATTTTGTCGTGGTTCTGTTGCAGCAATTCTTTTGATGGTTGTAAAATCAGCGTCTTATCTCCCATCAATCTAGCCGCTTCTGCTATCAGAAGTGACTTACCGCAACCTACAGGACCTATGATCAATACCGGATCATGTCTATCAGAGTTTATGTAATCGGAGATACTTTTAACACACTCCTCTTGATATGGCCTTAATTTATATGTCATCTCTGTAGTTATCAAAAACGTCTTTCACGTACTCTAGTCTTATCGCACATTCCCGGCCATCGTCCATTTTTACCATCAAAGTCTCTTTGGTCTTGCTTATGGCTATCACCTCTCCTATCCCTATCTGGGTATGAACTATATCACCTATCTTTACATCAAATTTACTCATGGTCCAGCCTTTTATTAAATTCCTCTATCTTGCTCCTGTCTGTCTCTTTGGTCATCTTAGCCTCTTCCTTGAATATGTCATACCCTTCTCGGATATTGTCTCCAACCATATTCTCTATCATCTCCCTTAACTCATCGCTTCTTACGGCGAAAGATATCTGAAACGATTTACTTGTACCTTTCATTAGGTAATCAATCTCCTTCTTGCATTCCGTCATCAACCGATCCAGATTATCGAATTTAACGAACTTAGAGTTGCCATTGGCTTTCCTTACCCCATCCTTGAAATCCTCCAATATCCCGTTAAACACATCTGCCATACACATCATGGAATGTAGCCATACCAGCATATTGAATTTATATTCATTATCAGCGTTGTTCATCAAACTCACCAAAGACTCGCTTTTTGTCAACATGATCTTCGATTCCCGGTCTACGATATCCTTTATCTCCTGCCGGCATTTCATGGCACCAACGAAATCCATTTTAGAATAACATTCATTTGATTTCTCTACCAATTTCCTGATATCCCTTCTAGACATCAGAAGATCCAATACCTGTTTTTCTCTTTCGTTTTTATCCATAATCGTTTATTTATTGGCACAAATATAATTAAAGCCTAGATATTTACCTAGGCTTTTTAATAAAGTTAATCTTTTTTATTCTTTCTTTTTGACTCGTCCCAATCCGATGAGTACCTGCATGTTCCTTGTTTGTGGATCGAGAAATCGCACCAAAAACACAAGGGCTTGGGGCGGGGTTCAAGGCAGGCCGGCTGGCGTCCCATGAGGTAGCGCTTCTCGTACTTATACCCTTGTTTGGCATCGTCCCAAACGTGAGCTTGGTAGCTATCAATCTTCTTTGTCTCGAAATCATACATATCAAGAAGGATATCATTAAGTTCCTTGACCGATCTCTCCACTTTCTCCTTATCTACCTTCACATTTTGATTGTCCAGCATACGGGTAAAGAAATAGCTACACATATCCGGAAGTACCTTGTATTTCCTTAGTATGTAAAAGGCGTATATCGGGTGCTGGAGGTTGTGAAGCAACTTATCCTTATCGAATAATTTCCTCCCGGACTTCCAGTCTATCGTATACATAGCTATCCTATTCTTTGTCTTATACTCTCCACGCCAGTCCACCGATCCTATGATATGTACCTTATCGTACGTAACACCATCCAAAGTAAGGGGCTTGGGCAGCTTATAGGGCAGGACGAAGCCCTCCTCCACGCCGGCCGGTCTCGACCCCCGGACCACCTTCTCCATTGGCGTAAGATCGGACCATGCCTTCTTATAATTGCCAGCAGCATCCTTCTCAAACAACCCCACAATCCATCTTATTAGCCTAGCCGCATGTTGCATGGACTCGATTTGGGATTTTACGCTATCGAAAGGAATCTGTTCTATATCGGCGTAGTAGTTGAATGCCTTGCTCATATCCTCATAAGAAGGCCTGCATCCGTTCTTGAAGAAATACTCCATCGTCTGATGGATAACCGTACCATATGACGTGGCCTCATGCTTCTCCGTGGATCTATTCCCTTCCACGTAAGTTTTATACCACTTGTATGGACATTGGACGAACGTGTCTATCTGTGAGTAGGATGCGGCAAGAACCTTCTCTCCGTTTATGACCTTGCATAACAAATTATTCTCCGGTATAATCATAAGTCTTTATCTATATCATGTCCATATAAATCCATTGACAGGTTTTGCAGATGGTGGAGATCCTTGATATGTATAGGATCGCTTAGATCGTCTTCCAGATCCCTAAGCCCAAGATAATACCCATCATCAAAAATCTCTATAGATATTCCGTAGCCTCGATATACATCCCGTCCTTTATCACGCTTAAACCCGATGGTATTAAGCAGGTTATCATCTATCTCAATAGGCATGACATCATCTTCCCCGGAATACCATTTCATTATCCCGTCATCAACCTCACGTTCAAGAATCAATGACTTACTTTCATTACGCATACCAGTAACGCACCCTACCCTCCATATATTGCCAGCCTTGTCTTTTACAAGATTCCCTATCCTTAGTTCCTTAACTGAAATCATATTCTTCCTCCTCTTTATAATCATCATCGCAATCATCAACAAGAGGGGTCTCTAACCCCTCTTCCCAATCATCATATCCGAAATCCATTACTTACTCTTAACCCAATCATACAACATATCCACAAATATCCCCACAGTTAGCTCATCAATAGGTTTATCGCCAAAGACATCATCCGGAATCCTTATATCCATCTTCTCTTCAATCCCCATCAATACCTCTAATAAATCAAATAGATCCATAGCTAAATCAGATGAAAAATCACTGTCTTCTCTTACATCATCAATTACCTCTATACCATTAATGTAATTGAACTCATGCATTTTTTCAAATATCTCTTTTCTCGCTATCTCCAATATTTCATCTCTTTTCATAATCCTTTAAATAATTATACAACATATTTATAAGCTCTCCTACCGTCAACTTGTGATAAGGTTTGACATTAAGCACTTCATCAGGTATACATTTACCTGTTTTCTTCTCCACTTCCATTACAACTTCTACAAAATCAAGGGAATCCATAGCCATGTCTGTATCCAGATAATCCTCGTTCATTATCTGAGCGGCGTGATTAAGACCATTAAATTCACCCATCTTTTCAAATATCGCTTCTTTTATTATTCTTGATAATTCATTCTTTTTCATAACTTAAATTGACATTTTTAATCTTCTGCCTAATTCTTTTTTTATATCCGATATCCTTTCGATATCCATCTTAACATCGCCTGTGATAGCGTATTCCTTATCCATTTTCTTGGGAGGATCCGGGAGCCGGCTTATGGCGAACAACCATGCCAGTTCCTTGTTCTTGTTCTCCCTAAGATACAAGTCAGACGTCATGCCATACATTTTTATGATCGTATCGAATAACGTTGATTCTGATAAACTCATATGCACACTATATACATTTGATGGTTTCCATATCAAGTTATCCAATCTCATCGTATACTCACGTTTAAGATCTATGTGGGATATTACGGCTCTTACTATAGGTCCCTCCTTGAAGTTGGTATTAGCTACGAACCATACGAGCCGTTTCTCTACCTCCTTGATAGCTCCTGTATCCTTACCCATATCGTTATACACACCAACGATACGGTCCCGGATCCCCTCGACCTCCGGTGTCAGGCCGGGTGTCTCTATCAGCATCAGCAGCGACCCTCCCCTTGGCGTTATCTTCCACTTTCCATTCTTCTGAAGCTCGATATAACCAGACGCCTTATAACTATCTATTTTCTCCTTTGGAATGACGCTAGCCATCTCCTCTTTCTGCCGGATCATCAAGAGATACCCGACATCAGACATCGTTAATCCTGATGTCATCATCTGTTCAAAATTAATATACATAGGTTATTATATACTATTTTACACCAGATATGTTGTAAAACATACGTATGTTATTTAATTTCATATTCTTCTTTTCTAATTTTGTATCACTCAATCGAATCGTATAGTCCCTTGTTTCGGACAAGACGATTGAACAAAAGAGGTCTTTGATATAAGGTTCTATCTTGAAAAAAAATCGTAAGATAGGTAAAATCAAAAACGTTTAGTTCAATAAAAGAATCCGGCGATCTCACTCTTGAGCAACCGGTAGAGGGTATTGGTGATACCCAGTATGATGTTTCGTACAAATGTATATCATTTCTCATTTTTTTGGTGTAAAATGGTATATAATCACCTTAGATCGTAAGCCCTTCTCAACACCCTAAGGGCGTCTGCTTTCGATAATCTCTTTCCCTTTTTCATACTGTTTTACCGTATAAGATTCATTAGCCATACCAACTCTACCAACTGATATAGATTGATTTATAGATTGGTTAAGATGCCCTACAACCGACATCTTAGCCCTAACCGTATTGGCGCATCTTAGAAGGATTCGATAATCCTCTAACGCCCTCTCGTATCTTACGTCCACCCTAGCCCTTTTATCAGCATCAGTCATGCTCTTACATGTTCCGTCCTCCCTCAGGCTTATAGCGATCTTGTCCCGTATGATTCTGATATCATCCTCGGCTATCACCAGTTCGGCGTCAAGAACCCCCTTGTATGAGCTAAGAATATCCTCCACCGCCACAACTTCCCTTTTTAGGTTCTCCAATTCCAATATCATTGAGTTGTCATTTATCCTTTTATACTCCTGTACTTTATTGGATACCTCATCACAGATACTCATGATCTCCTTTTCCCGTTCCCGATTTATGATATATCTGATGCTGTATTTAGCCATTTCCTTTAACGAGGATATAATTTCCTTTATCCCCATCTTATCCTCAACCGACAATACGGTCTTCAAGAACATTTCCAGCACCTTTATCACTACAAGCAAGTAATTATGTCTCAATCTCATGTCAATAAGGTGTTTCGTCATGTACTACATTGAAATCATCACTGGACGGTATATATTGTTGCTCCAATGGAACGCCGGGAGGTGGGGGCGGTAGCGTCACTACGGTCGTGTCCGGCCTGCCACTGCCCACAGGGGCGTCCGAGCCTCCCGACCTTTCTTGGCGCACCACACCTCCATCAGGATAATATCGCTCATATCCTTTCATGATATCTACATGTATAGCGTCAATCTCTTCTAACGATCTCTGACGGACCTTTACGATATGATGGAATAATAATCCATCCACACGGAAAGATCGTCTTGACTCACTCTTAAAACGTTCCAGATTAGGATACCAGCCTTGCGGGAATTGCATGTATGATGAATAGCCGTATCTTTTTGGGATATTCAACGCTACCATAGCCGTACACAATTGCCCCAATGTATCTGATTGATAGAAATCAGATTGTTTTGGCATATGATCCTTAGGATCCCGTCTTCCCTCAATATCACGGTTAAGTTGTGATATTATAAGAAAGAATATATTGGGGAAAGTTCTTTTAGCTATATTACACATGGTTATCAGACTATCTATATTCCTCTTAGCGTCACCCGTGCCTTGTATAAGAGCTGTATGATCTATGGATACAAATACCATTTTCTTATCCTTGTTCGCTGGCATATAACTATTCCATAAGAAGTTCTGAAGCTCGTCTACTGTCGATGGTTTAGGGATGTATGTTATTCTGCTAGAGTTCTCTTCTCTAAGGCATCTCTGCATTTCTTTTACCTCATCTTCTGACATCTCGTTAAGGAGTATATCTTGTATATCTTTTCCCATTTTTTTTGATAGTGAACGTAACATCAAATCCTCTGGATTCATTTCAAATTCACATCTGAGCCATACATAATCATCAGCTTGGGGATTGATATTAACATTCATTACATTGCTCATAATCTTCTGAGCCAAATAAGACTTGCCCACTCCGGGCCTAGCGCCTATAGCCACCGCATGTTGTGGGTAGAACCCGCCCAGTAACGCCTTGTCAAGATAAGCGTATCCAGTACGAGCCGGGAGAAGCTCTCCCGACTGATACTTTCTTATCCTCTCATAGGCATCCATGATAATCTCCTTGGATGACCTCCATATCCTATCCTCACTCATCCTCTTGCGTTTCTATCGCCAGCCGTATCGGATTTAGACCCTCTGTTAGCTGATCTTGATTTATATCTAAGTCCTTTAGCCGTATGGCATAAATCCTTTCCCTTCCGATAGGCTTTACCTTTCAACTTATCGGTCTTGTAGTTCTTGCGACCCAACTCCCGTCTCTTGGCTTTCTGCTCAGGGCGGGCGTTGATCTTCTTATCCGTCTCGGCTTTCTTTCTTCTAGCCTCCGGATGTGTCCTATAGTATTCAGTCGATCTCCCCATCCTCGTCCTCCTCGTCATAATCATAATCCTCTACGATAATATCCTCTCCATCTAAATATGAGGCTTTATCTCCGAGTCTGCTTCTCATGCTCTCATAAGGATCATCCCCATCTTTTATTTCCCACACACATACGTGTGGACCTATTATATCAATCAGCATATTAGCCTTATCCTCGCTTATGCCTTTTTCTATCATCTTATCTCTGCATTTGTAAAAACCACATGTCTTGTTAAACACCGATCCTCCTACATAAAACCCTGTCTGTTTGTGAATGAAAATTACTTTCATGTTCTGTCAATTTTTATTAATAATTATTTTTTTGTAATCACCGTAACTCATGTCAGCGTCACACACCACCAAGTCAGTTACCTTATCCACTACATGGAATAGATACTCCGGACATCCGTGGCAGGCGCTACCGCCGATCGCTATCGTCTTATGCCTAGGGCAGTTATTCCCCCTCCCTCCATCATATATCTGTATCCGATTATCACTATATGCCTTGATATGTCTCATGACTTTAAGTAATGATGGCAAAGACATCTTGTAAGGTGATATATGCTCCTCCGGTATCATAAGCTCACCGGATAGTTCTTTGTAAAGATCATGTCTATCCTGTCCTGTTTTTATTAAGAATACGTTGATCTCGGTCATTACCATATCCATACTCCTAAGGAGATCCGGCCTGGCTAACCTACCTACAGGTTTACCCGTAGAATCGGATCTCATCCAAGCCCCACACTTCTCGCATCCAACTTGCTTTCCTTTCACCGTATTTATCATAGTGGATGGGGCCTTGCAATACGGGCATACGGATCCGTTAAGCATAGCTTTCTGGGCTAAAGACAGTTCTTTCATACCGTTTCTTCTATCTTAACATTAAACAGATTGCAGAATCTATTAAAATTCTTGTTTTCTATTTTCATATCCTCCTCATACCTATCAACCGATTTGATGAAATCATTATAACAGTCCTTGCACATCCATTGATTGATCACCGCCACGTAATAGCCTACGGATGTAGGTCTGTTACACATATCGCAAATGCCTAAGCACCCATATCTGGTGAGCTTATCCATCATCTCCTGTCTTGTTATTTCAAGCACCTTGAATTTCTTGTAATTGTCAACTACCTTTGCCATTGTAAATTTGTTTAATGATAAAATAATCCGCTATATCCATTCCCTCATTTATATTGGGTTTTGATTCGAGAAAATCGCTTATCTCTATATTCATCCCCTTCATATCCCTATCCACTTTCTTCTTCCACTCGTTAAACGCCGATCCTTTGTCAGGATATAGGACTATTCTCCTACGTCCCAATGCCTCTATCATCTCCCTTTTCAACATATGGATACCTCCGCATGCCATGAAAAGCCTATCTGGATATACGATATTACAGATGACCGCCGTCTTCTCCGACTCAACTATATATACCGTGGCTTCCTTAGGATAGAAGTTGATAAGAAACTCACCGAACAGGCATTGCCTTAATAAATAATCTTGACCGTCGAGGATGTGAACCCAGCATACATGATCCATGGGAACCTTTACCCTCTTACCATCTGGTCCGTAATCCATTATCTTCCCGGTCCTTATCACCCAACTTTTATCAAGTTGCCAGAACACGCAGCATTTACCCCAATCCCCGAATCTCATCATCCCGATCTTATATAAGCTGAACGCTCTATTGGTATGATATGATCCGAATATATTGGATAGATAATCCTGAAGATCAGATGTCTCGAAAGGATTAAGCGTCTCAAACATCTTGCTTACCGGAATGCAGTTGGCTATATCCGGATCCACGGGAGGTCTGTACCTCCTTAATACTTTGTTTGAATCGGTAAAAAGATCATTGTTCCCAAGTTCGCTCCCTGTTGGATATTTAAAGTAACCACATTTATTTTTATGATCACACACCCCAAACTGCTCTCCAACGATCTGACCGGTGGTTACGTCCACGTACGGCGTAAAACACTTATCCTTGCCGCATTGCGGGCACGTCATCTTCCTCCTTGGCTTGCTATGATCCAACTCATACCGATATACGCTCTTGTCAAACTCCCTGAATTCCATTATCCTCTCCTCTCGCTCATCACTCTATATATATAATCTCTCAGCGACTCTTTTCTTATCAAACCATTCAACTCAAAATCACCCTCTATATCTAAAGATCCGATCCTTGACGTAACCGTATAATTGGTTTTCTCGAACTTATACTTTCCTTGAAGATATACTACGGTAGCCATATTCAATATAGGGTTGTCGGTCTGTCTTTTCAGCTTATATTGGCTGGTCTTTGCGGTAGGATCACCCGGAGCGAAGTTATATATCTCCTCTATCTCCAATATCTTTCCGTAGTTCTCCAGTATCATTCTTCTATATAGCTCAAGCTGGAAAGCGTACTCGTCATAGAAATTGCCCTTCCTGTTTGATTTGAAGTCCAATATAGCGAATATCCTCCTGCATCTCTTTATCTTCTTTTTCTCCGTCTTAGGCTGACCTTTCTTGGCTCCCGTCTTATAGAACTCTCCTGTCTCGACCTCTATCTCCACTGTCTCCGGCTCGCTATCCATCTCCACCACGGCGTCCACCGAAGAAGCTACCTTTAACCTGCTTGACCTCAACATCTTCTCGATCAATACAGGTTTTACATGTCTTTCCTTGCAGAATATGGCAAATGATATTAGATCCTCTATTAGCTCATCAATGTTATCCACTAATATCCGCTCCATCCTATACTTGTCTATTCTTAGCTTGGCTTCCTTGACCACCTTCCTGATCCATGTCGGGATCAGCTTTATGTTAACCCCGGTCAGATACAACCCAAATAGATAATGCATGATAGTACCTAAGTCGGCCCTATAGTTAGCGTACTCATCAGGGTCCTTGCCCTTGAGTCTCATCTCATTCTTCCATTTCTCCAAGGCTCCGGACGTATCACAATACCCATTGGCGATATTGTTAGTGGCTCCATCGTATATGATAGGATACCCATCAACATCCATCTCATAATACACACGTTTGCCAGCGACAGTCATTCTATATAACACTGGTGTCGGGATATCCCTTATCCATTCAGCGGCATAATACTGTTGCTCTGTCTCCAGATCATACTCAACCTCCATCTCCTCCTTAGGCTCGTTTTTAGGCTCTTCAACAGGCTTTTTCTCCTCGATCATATCTTTCTTTGGGATCGTTGACAAAACGTCTAATATGCCAAAGAAAGCGGTAAATTTAGGATCTGTATGATATGATCTTAATATTGGTAATGATGATCGCCAATAATATGATGGCGCATTCTCGTCCATTGACTTATTATGAACAAACTCTATTACAACACCATCATCTGTGATAACCACATGATGTTTTTTGGATAAACGAACTCTCATATCATCAAACGATTCTTGATCGCTTATGACTTCCATATCCATTCCTTTCTTATATATCGTATCACTTATAGCCTCGTATCCAAGAGCTAAAAGTAATTTTTGTTTTCTTCTATCCATGATAATAATCTGGTTTTTAATTTACCATCCTCCTCGACTCTAGGTGCGAGATCCCTCATCCTTCTGGCTACCAACAGCCATACGTTGCCAAACTCGTCCAAGAGCCGGCTGAAATCCATCGTATCTAATAGATAATCGAATCTTGTATGCTCATCAGCCGTCAAGTAAATAATGTTATCGTTATCCTCGGCGACCGATTTATATTTCCGTTTAGGGTATAAGTGGCATATGTTGCTTACCCCCGGGCATGGTATGTATGCGCCGGTAGCAGATCTCCTTGTCATACTCAATCTAGCCACATGGGCGCCAAAGAAAACGGCTATGCTCTTCCCCTTTGGCTTGGCCTTCACCCGTATCGCCGCCCTTTCCTTTGGCGGTAGCTCCTTGGCTCTGCATGCGGGACACAACCCCTTACTCCTTATGGTTACCATCCTTCCGCATCTCTCACACGGTAACATCCTACCTCTCATGCCTTTTTCTTTTTATAACTTTTGTTGAACTCCATAAGGCTCATAGCCCTATACCTCTTAAGCCTATTAATCTTACCCTCAGTCCAATCTTGATCCTTGAAGTTGATGATCGTATCGAATATCTGAGCCAGCTCTCGGATATTAAAATTCCTGTTCTGTATTTTTTTATAGAATCCGGACCTACTATACCCTAACTTGGAAGCCAGATAAGTCTTATTAGATAATGTGAGGATACGATAAATCGTACCCTCCATCTTACTTATCTCCATCAACTTCTCGGCGACGGATGACATGGTTTCGTAGCTAGCCTTGTTGCTTACTATCCTCATGCTTCTCCGGGTTCCTGATCTTACCGTCAAACTCATAGAAATCCATCAACTTCTTCTCCTCCTTAATACAGGTTACCACGAAGTCTGATATAGTCCCTTTCATGCCCTCCTCGAAGTTCTTCTTGGCATGATCAAGGTCATTGGCCCGAACGATGTAGTTAAACGCCTTGCGTTTCTCATTACCCGATTTCTCGTCTACCGTAATATAATCAGCCGTGACCTTATAGAACCGGTCTCCATCCATGGCAAACAATTCCGCTATCCTGAATCGTTTGATATCAACGCTAAACTCACCGGAGATGAATGGTCTCATTTCCTCTATGATTCTAGCCTCACATTCGGTATAAGAAAGGGCATCTACTAAATACTCTTCCTTTACCTTCTTCTTCATGCCGTTCTCGGCATCGGTCTCGTAAGAAACCGTACATTTAAACCAATTGTGCATTTTAATCTATATTATTATTAAACAAAGGATAATCTTTTATTCCTTCACGAATATATCTCTCCGTATCATCATCCACATCATAAGCCTTCTTGAAAAATATCATAGCCTTGTCCGTGTCGTGATCCACCAACGGAAGATATTCCTTTACGAAAAGAACTTTAAGATGATTCTTGTGATCAATCTTGCGCCTTACATCAATTACTTTTGACCATATCTCGGCACGGATTTCACCCATCTTTTTTACATTCTCTTTGTATTCGTTTACCTGATCTTTATACTCCTCCTCGATCTCGTTGTTCTTATCCTTGACAGACTTATAAGCTTCCTTATTTTTCGTGTCAAACATCGGAACATGCTTGATATTGATTATATCCAATCTACTGCATAGCTCCTCATTGGATATGGTGAAATCATATCTAGTCCTGTATAGATCAAATTCACTTAATAACTTAGCTATCTTAATAGCATCATTCTGATCAAGAACGGCTATATTCAAGCCCTCCAAATAGTAGAAGAAATGAGATGGAGAAATAGATTTATATCCATACGTCTTCATGACTGGAGGCTCATCTATAAACCTTACACCTTCCTCCGCACATCTTGTTACGATCAATTTCTCTACCTGTTCGTCAGTAAGATTATATATCTCCTGATCGGTCATCTTATCAATTGTCTTCATCATCCTCATCCTCCGACATCGTTATATCCTTTGTGAACTTTTGTTTATAAACCTCACTCATAAGGCAGTCAAAAGTCCTATCATCCATACTAGCCATAGCACTGGCTTCTACCATAAGATCCATCTCAATGTTCTTTACCGTGATTTCATAGTTATCATCATCTTCTTTATAGAAGATGACTTTACCACCATACTCGAAACCGTCATCTTCGATCTTAACCATATCGATGATCTTCTCTAGCTCCTTTACAAATTTACTCTTTTTCATATATGTAATTTTTATTTGTCTACAAAAGTAGACATTTTGTTTTTGAATTAAATTAAATAAACATTATTAATAGTTAATATCATCCTTTCTCCTATCATTCATGTTTATTCCTTCATAAACTCAACACAACATTTATCCACTCTGGTTATTGTTCGATAGTCATCGGTACGGATACTATATCCTTTATAGCTTTTGACTATAGTACATATTTCTCCTTTTTCTGTAACCGTACCACCCTTGCTTTTTAAATGGCAAAGGGTTTTTACTTTCACTCCTATTATCTTTCTCAATGCTATTATCCTCCATATATTTTAAGCCCTTTTATGTCGTATTTGCTTATATCCATACACAAATTACACCCTCCAGTACAACAGCACCACGAGCAAAAGGCTAGTCGCTCCTGCTCTGGCCTGCCTTGAAACTCCACCGCCGCCCTATACCATGCAGGGGATAATACCTCGACCTTTTTCGGTACGGGCGGCGTCATGAGCATCGATCGCCGCCTTCCTTTGGCATCTTCCCTACTTCTCATTTGGATTATCCTTTAACAGTTCAGCTATCTTATCTTCCTTCAACATATTTTGCTTTCTCATGTTATCCACGATAAAGGTAGCGAACGCCATATCATACCTCTTCCTTAACTCATCGACAAAAGATTTGGCTCTTGATTCTATCATTGTCCCAATACCTCCGTCTACAACTTTCTTCATCCTACCTCTTATAAACTCATCCACCGTCAACTCATCATCCATATAATCTAGCCTGAATCTATATTTCTTCTCGCTGGCGTTCTCGATGAGATCACTTATTGATTCCCTCGCTATATCCTCAATTTTCTCTGATATCGGATTGGATATTTCCCTCATCAACTCATTCTTGAACTTTTCTTTAAGTTCACGTACTACAGCTAACCTGACCGAGCTGGTAAACTCCTCTTTCAACGTCGCTTCGTTGTACATAGCTTCCTCGAATACATCTTCCAAATTTAATTCTACTTGTATTTTTATATCATTATATTTTAATAAATTATAAATTTTTTAGGCATATAATTATCATGTATTATTTCCCCTCATCTTTTAATATTAATTTCTTCCCGATCTTTTTAATTTTTGTCGGTCTTGATAATCGATAGTCTCTTTCTATCGGTCTATTAAGTACATCATCCTTGTGCCCCTTGTATCCTTTCTCGTAAGCACTAACCCTTGCGCAAAACTCAACCACATCTCCTGGCGATAAATCAGCACTACTAAATCCTTTTGTTAAATCGAACCACAAATGATCTGATACTATTTTGCTATCAAGTGTCACGTCTTGTAAAAGTATCGTTTTTACAGGTCCAATGTATCCATTCCTAAATCCAAATCTAACAAAGGTTGCTGTAAACACATGGCGTCCTTTTGATCCTATTGTTCTCAATTCTTCTCTCATCTCCTTTCTTATTTTTTATTCATAAAACCAGTAATTTTCTTCAAATACCCTTTTGTCATCTCAATAAAGTTCACGCAATCCAGCTTGCTCAACTTGTAAATCAAAGCCGGGTTATGAATTACGGCTATAATTTGTGTTTGCGGTTTATGAAATGACAATACATTGTACAGATCCATGATATTGTCAACATCTAAATTCCTGTCCGGCTCATCCATAAGGATTGTATACTCAAAATCCTTCTCCATTAATACCACATGATTGTCTTTGTAGTATTTTAAAAGATTGTCGATCCTGTTTGCCCAGAACTCATTTGACTTTTTCTTAAATTCCATAAGCTTCTGTATCGGAAACGCATACTCATCTTGGTTAAACATAAAATCAAAAAGCGAGTTCATGGCATGAAGGTTCTTCTCCCCAGAGGACCTAGATGCCCCATTCATATACAAACTTAAATTATTGATATTATTCAATATATCATCATTTCTCATTTCAGTTTGCTGTATGAGATGGAAGACTTTCCCAATATAATCCGACTTAATACTGATCCCGTCAAGCACATTGTCATCATCAAATATATCAGGGAAATACAATGCTTCTGACGGTAATTCAGAACACATCTTTTTCTCGCACAACATGTACTTCGATATCATATTCAGGATGGTTGATTTCCCGCTCCCGTTCTTGCCTACAATCACATTCACGCCGGGCTTGAATATAAACTCAGAGCCATTTTTGAACGCTTTTATCTTTGGGATATATTTAAATGGAGTCTTCTTGTTGTCGTCTATCCTTATAGAAGTTATCATCTTATATGATTTTGTGTTGAATTATTTAAGCCTTTCATCAATTGCCAAATCAAATATCTTATCAAGACATTTTCTCATCTCCTCCGCATACTCAAACAGATCCTCTTTTGAAAGCTCCCTGCGCTGCCAATCATACATATTCGTATATCGAGATTCAATAGCCTTATTCTCTATCTCCTCAAGCACTTTTTTAATAGACTTGTCTTTTTTTGGCACATTTTTATCTTCTTCTCTCCCATATCTAGTAAATATGAATATTATATAATCGCTTATTTTTATATCCCTACATCCGCCCCATCCTCTTTAACCCAACTATCTGTATCGCAATGCCAACAATACCCTGTCTTGGAATCTTCTTTATGAGAATGGGAACCACATGTAGCGCACCAATAATTATCATCTATATCGTATGTATAACTTTTATCCTCATGCATCTTAGCTACTCTGGCTATTCTATCTTCTAGCAGTTCTTTTAGATAAGGGTATTTATAAGGTCTATTCTCTTCATGTAGTATATAAAGATCTATGTCCATCATATTCCCCATCCTGTCCGTACACATCCGCTCGGCGGCATGACGTACGCTATCTTCCGGCATCCCCGGGACTATCTCCCGGATCACCGCCTCTATCTTCTTCTGGTATTCGGTATCTACCTTAACCACCAAATCCTCTAATTTATCTATTAAACTCATGATCTTTTTACTTCTTTGTATATAACATTTACATTGTCTTCTCTATCTGCATCAACACAATAAGTATCTCTGCAACAATAAGACTCATTATTAAATACACATCCATTACAGCTATAACTTTTTGCTGTATCAACCACCTCTAACTCTATTTCTTTAGAGCCAATATTGCATTTAAATACAGAGCCTATCTTATGATACTCTATATCTTTTAAGACCTTTCTATTATCATCTTTATCAAGTATCATCTGGACAAATAATTTCATTTTATCATCCATACTATTCTTATCCAGTATCTCTTTGCACTCATTTTTATCAAATCTGAATGACTCTATAAGATACTTTGCCATATCACATCTCTCTGTATACACTAATTTCTGTACGCATAGCCATATTCCTTGTCTTATGCCTTCTTCTTTGGCTTCTTGCACTCTATCTCCCATATTATTTTGTATTAATTAAGTAACAATATTTCTCTTCGCTCTATTTTGATCATTGATGGATTATCGTCATGATCATACCAATATAGATACCATATACCTCCTCTATTGGCCTTCCACATCTTCCCTTCATATTCCCCCGATGGGATCGTTACTGAATATTCTCTAAGACCCTCAAAGGTTTGTTTGGTCATTAAAGCGTATTCCTCATCAATTTCTATGTATCTCCTATGGGGCTGTTTCCATAACATCCCACGTTTGTCTGTTATCTTAGGTATTATATTCTCTCCATTCATGATGCTTTGTAAATTATGTATTAACTATTGTATATCTAACACTCTCCCCATCTTCCCCTACCGCCTTACCCATACACGCCGGCTCCACCGGTAGCGCCGCCCATGACATCTTGGATGTCTCTCCCGTAAATCTGATAGTGATCGCTACAGCTCTCAAATGTTACTTGATAGCTGTTTAACTCCATCCTAATTGTCTCGCAATACCTTTCATCTCGCTATACGCGATCCTGTGACATCCAACAACCAATATATCATTCTTATAGCTATTGATCTTCCATTTGTGACCGGTTGTATCCAATACCATATCGTGTTGGAATTTACCGCCATTATGGAAGAATTTTATCAATTCCCAAAGTCTTTCAGCTTCGGTTCGTTTTATCTTGATATTCCCGCTGGTCTCAATTATACCATTCTTAATGCGAAGCCATGTGTTAGGCTGGTCATCCTCCAAATAATAATGTAGATATAATTCTGGAATCTCGCCAGACTTCCACATCTCAATCTGTTCTTCAAATTTTTTCTTGCGATCTTCTTTTTCTTTTCTTCTTTTTTCAAGAGTTAAAGCCTCTCTTTTCGCCTGACTATCTTCCCATCTCTGACATCTGGCCACATACTCAGCCCACGTTCCTTCGCCACAAATCTCATCTACTATCACATTGGTCGTTCCTAAAGTTTCTAACGCTTGATGATTTAGCAATACCTCAAACACACGCTTTAACTCATGGACATATTCACTTTTAATCTTATCCGATTCATAAGATAACTCATGTTTAGTTCCGATCCAGGTGTTTGCACTCTTTTTAAGAAGGCTCTTGGGAGTACCCATATTAAAGAACTCAATATAATCCATCATATTTCTAAAGACTCCCCAAACATCCCTATAAGACAGACTTGTTCTAACCTTCTTATATTTCTCGATAACTTCTTTGATAAGCTCCAATCGACTGATGATAAAAGCCATGCTGCCGTCATCAGACATATTATATCCAATAGGAAATACCTTTGAACCAGTTGGTATCGCACTATAAATATAGTTTAGATGCATAGAGGTAGAAACAGAACGGGGCTCATTGTTAACCAAATACGCCTTTTCTCCACGCTTATTTCTTACGATTCTTCCAGCCTCAAAGTGATGACCATAAGAGTAAATACTTTTGCCTTCAAAGAAAAAATTACTACCTCTTGCGAATTCTTTCTTTTCGTTTGCCCACAAATGAGCGACCATAGAATTGTTCATATCTATTAAGTTTTGAGTGTTAACTATTGATTATACTTGCTAAAAATAACATCGACACAAGTTCCGCCAATAGCGTTTGCGTCATTATACGAATAAAAACCTTCTGTTCCCCAATCCACACCAACTGGACAACCATCTGCATGTTTTACAAAGTCATCAACTTCTTGCGCTTCCTCGTCAGATAACCCCGTCCAATCATCATTTATCAAGGCTCCAACCCAATAAACCGGGAGCCTGTATCTTATTACCTCTATATTCATAATCTCATCAATTTACAATGTGAATTTTCAAATACGGGAACCATTCCATGCGCCCTGAAATATTCGGTCGCTATTTTAAAAGCGTACAAGGCAGGTCTTTCTTGGATATTTCGTGTTGTCTCATAAAGAGATATTGGCTGGCAAACATAAAATTTCTCATTACCAAGACACCCAAAAACCCCATCCAAATAACTTTCATCACAATTAGTGCCTCCCAGTATCAACAAATCACATCCTGTCTTTCGGGTTCCGAGAATAAATGTCTTGTTCTTGTTTTCCGGAAGCATGAATATTTCCTTATCAATCTTAAACCAGTCAATCTGGCAACTCTCTACATCACGGCGAACAATCTCGTCAATCTCACGGGCATATTCTTCTTGTGTTTTCATACTATTTCATTTAATAGACCAACATACACATCCCCATTCTCATAATAAAGCTAACCCTCATACTGGTTATGATGAAGCTCCTCACGTATCGCATCTTCATCGTCAGCCCAATGTTCATATTCCTCATGCCAAGCCTTGAAAAAATTATTATAACATTTTTCTATTAAATCCTCTAAAGAGAAATTCTCCGGGTAAGTACACCAAGTATCGTAATAATCAATTATTGGTTTAAGAAGATAATAATCATAACACATCCCTGTTAATGGACAATTGTCTTCGTATCCCAATATTACCCGACTGCGTCTGCACTTGTAATTATATTTCCCATCTATATATTTGCCTATAGAATAATATTTACCTTTCGTGATATGTGGCATAATGTTGTTATTGATATACCTGAACAATAATTTACCGCATAGATTCTTAGGGAATATATCACGATTATAATCTGTAGGATGTTCATAAATAGGATCATTGTATTTAAACTCATAACTAAAATCATATCTCTCGTATCCAACTTCCCAATTATAAACCCTAGTATCTGTCATATCCTCAAAGGCTTTCATCGACTCTTGATAGTCTATACTATAAGCATCCATACATTGCTCCATTACATTCCAGCGCTCACGCTCTATGATCTTTTCTTGTGAATCTTTTGACAGTTCATCAAACTTATACACTTTTAATACAATCTCTTTCATAATTCCTCCTCTTTTAATATAATTAGATCCCTAACGTCAATCGAATGACATACGTACCTCCCAATCTATGTTCACGTTTAGAGATATGATTGTAGTTATTCTCACGAACCACTACAATCCCGATCCAAGTATTACTCATCCTTTATCTTTACGAATGGGTTTTCTACATAAAACTCCACTACATCCTTAGATTTTATAGATGTCACTATACCGGTGGTATCCACAAACCCTTCAGTCTTGTCCATTGTCAAGTCCTCTATCTTATCTCCCGGTAGAAAACAAAGATTATAGTCTTGATCAATATACATAATCATCTTTAACCTAACCATGTCGTCAATGATGCCTTTCATTCTCTCCACGACATCTAATTGATCATCACTAAGCATTAATCTACTTTTTGATGATTTCACTAATCTTATGTCTCCATTCTTGTCAACTACAGTTAAGTCATTGAATTTATACACATCTTCACATGTTCTGTAATATATTTCCTTACAATAAATTTTTCCTTTATTATCTATTTCAACATCAAAATATTCCAACTCCCCCTTGACAGCTCTTCCGTTTTTGTATTTCCACACATCACCTATTGGAGCGAATCCATATAATGACTTAAAAACATCATATATTGATAGTTTTGTCTTAGGGATGCTCTTGCCCTTTTTAAAACATTCTTCGGACGAATAAAATAATTTCCCATCTAATGTCTTCTCAGTCCTACATCCTCCCCATGTTCCTACATATCTAACTACTCCATATGTAAAACTGATCAAGATCTTATCAATCTCAAACCACTTTAATTTTTCTGACATATCGTCAAAAAGATATCCACTCTCTAAATAAACTGATAAATACTTTTTCGTTTCCATAAAAATTTATTTTTTTAAAATTAAACAATATCATTTACCTTGATCACTATGAGTCTCAATATTATGAACAAGCTCATATAGATCATAATCACTACACTCTGCTAAACATAAAGAGAAGACGTTCCTGTCGTTAATCGTAAAATAGTTATCTTCTAATATGAAGATAGATTTTCCTACCTCTAAAAAACAGTCCCATAACTCATTACCTCTTTTGTTACCAAACACTTTCTGGAAAGTATGACGATCTGCCTTATTCTCGAATTTGCGCATTCGTCTAATCCACTCATATCCGTGTCTCACTAAATCCAATCCATTGACCTCCTCGAAGCTCCCGTTTTTCTCAATCCATTTATTTACATCTATCAACATATTCCCTTATAATATTACATTAAACAACTCGTTTAACCTATCTATCTCATTTAAGTACTCATCTTCTTTATAAAACTTAATTTGAGTCCCATTATCCAAACCAAAGGACAGGGTGAAGGATATAACCCAGCCCGATCCGTCCACGGCCTGCCCCTTGGGAACCCAAGACATTACCGCCTTCTTGGATATCCACCATCTTCCTATCTGAACGAAATCAGGATAGTTGTTCATTAAATATACCATCTGACTATCCATCTTATTGATATCATCAAAAGACACTATATGCCACTTGTTTCTGATCCTGATCTTCAAGAAATGTTTATCTATATTATATGCCGCAAATGCTGATATCACGGAACTAGGATATCTAACCCCTTTTATTACCATCCATCTCATATATCCCTCTAATTTTGTATTGGAAGCCTCTGTATCTAAGATTCTTGTCGAATCCTTTATAAGATTTTATAGCCATTTTACAATTTATTTAATATAATTTCATCCACTTCTGTCCTCTTATCCATAGGCTTGTTTTGAGATTCATTGATAAAGTCAAGCACCTCATCCCATGTCCTCTCAAACAATTGTCCATTATTAACTCCACAACACCCACATCCACTAGAAAATACTGGAATTATACTCCCATCGCACATCTTAACAAATTTATATCCTATATATTCATCACATAATGAACATCTTCTTACTGGTATAAATCTTACTTTACCGCTATAAACGATATTTACTAATGTCTCACGATCCATATGATTTTCTCCTCTAATTAATTGCCCTTATTTCTAGCCAATCGAATAAAATTTATCCGCGCTCTCTTTTCCGTCTCCGCGAAAGTTAGCCAGCCCGCATGTCAGGATGCTCACAAGGTTATCCACCACCTCCAACTCGCTCGATTTGAACCACGCCAACTGACTGTAAGTTTCACCTATCCATATTATACTCATTCTCCCGTCCCGACTGACCTCCTTGACCAGCCCTATATGGTTTTTAGTGTCCTTAATCACATTTAATTCGTCAATATTTGTAAGCCGAACAAAATCCATCGGTCGTATCATTTTATTCTCGTCCATGTCCTTATCCTCCTATATTCTTTTTATTTTCTCAATTTACGCTTAACCTCTTTAACATATTTAGCAGAATGCAATCCCCTATGCAATCTTATAGCCCGATCTATATCCTTTTTAGGATTATGGTGAGATTGATATATCTCGAACATTTCCCTAGCCTTGACAGGATTTGTCCTATCATCGTATCTATACCGCTTCTGCTTCCGTTTAAGGCGCAATATCCTGTTAACCTCATCTACATACACCTTTTTCATCTGCCACCTCCCTAAAGCCCCTGAAGTGGCGTTGTACGCCCGATCGTCGTTCCTTGACTCCACGAAAGATATGGCGGCCGCCAGCTTGTCCCATACCCGTGCCTCGATCACGGCCGGCTTCGGGGCGAGGGGCATGCCTCCGTTCCTTTTTGGCGGTGTCAATATTATCATCGCCGTCACGAGTAAGTATCTTATCATATTTCCTTGTTTTTATAAAATTCCTCCCCAAATTTCACGTTATCCACATAATCCTCCATACACTCATGAACAATTATATGAATATCCCCCTCCGTATATGTTACCTCTGACATCAGCCTCTCATTAGTCATCCACCAAGAATGACTATCAATATACCGTGTCTCGAATCCATGATCATGTAACAGACACATAACATTATGTTCTAAATGCTTACCCATCATCACATAATCATACACGATATATCCGTTGATACTTTCATGAAACCATCCGAATGCGCAAACATATTTACTCATTAGCTCATACAACTCCCTTGCCACCGGATTAGGTGTTACCTCATCCATATCAAAATCCACACTCTCCTCGATAAGCTTATCCACATCCCGCTCATCAATACAAGCTCTAGGCATGCCTTCCGCCCTCACATGAAGGCGTGATCGGTGATCTCTACTTAATACTGTCCCGACATATCTTTCTCCTTTTGCATACCCTATATTATGGTTACCAGTTATACGAAACATGATTTTGTCACCTACATTAATTTCTTCCATATTTAAGATATTTATATTATTTGTTATCCTTTTTATACAAAAAGAGGATATAATGGCATAATATTATGATATCAAGACACGAATACGTTATCTATCATATTATCATACATACCCTCCATGCAACGTTATTCACGGCATTATATCGTATATGATGCCGCATACCATAAATACGTCTAATCAATCCTCTTTTAAGGGCTTATTGCCATTTAGGTAACTAGCTATGCCTAATATTTTCGAAATAAGGGCTTTTTTAGCCTTATACTCATCGTTTATCCCTATTATCGCATATCTGTATACCATCCCATCCTTCGACACCTCCACGCCCACGTATTTAGGCGCAACGGTATCCCTATGTAATACGATAAACGGGCTTTTGCCGTCCAGTTCATTTATCAACTGGTTAAACTGTCGCCTTGTCATCTGATAGTGATATTATTTCCATGTTATAAATACGATCTCTTTTTACCCTTATCTTCTCGCATAGCTCATCGAAGCACTTATCTTCTTCTAACTTATCAACATAATATGATACACTTGATTTAGAGCTTCCTTGAAGATATATATTTCCTCTTATATTCCTTGAGAAAAAATTAGGTAAGACCATCTTTTGTCTCTTATCCTTGTTATCCATGTAAGATATAACAACAATCCACAACTCTGGTTCCCGTTCTTTTATTGATAACATAAGATCAAGACTCGATTGACTATTGATATCCCTCCTGCCAGTTTCGTTATAACGTAGAATAATATAATCATCCGCGTTATCGTCCTCAACCATCACGACTATAGGGCGATCGCTCTTCCCATTATCACATAATACTCTTGGCTCTTTCCCGTTGCGGAGATATACCTTATCGTAATCTCCGTTTTTGTATATCTCAAAATCAAACTCTATCACCATATCATTTCCTCCTATTGATATATTGCTGTGTACGTCCTTCTTCTATCTTCTCGAAGTAAAACTTACTCCCATATAACCGGGTGAAGCAGATGTTATACCCGAAATGCTCCGCGCGTCTGATTTGCGCATAACCTCTACTAATGTCATTATTATCAATCAGCGTAACAAAACAATGTGATCCTACCTCTGTGTTTAAAACCAGATTTTCCCAATCTTTTACCTCCATATCAAATCTCCTTAAATAATTTTTTGTTATGATTATCGCTATTATACCATTTATCAATATTATCGTACTGCTTTGGATAAACCCCATAGGCCTTACACCACCTAGGTAACGGCCCGTTCAACGCATCTAACGCCGTCGCAAGGTCGAACGTAGCCTCCTCCTTGATACAACACCCCGATCCACTCCCACGGCTCGGTATATAAGCTCTACTATATGCTACGCTCATCCCATATTCCCCATGACTCAGATACCCGATGTTGGGTGAATCAGGGAAGGCGTAATACAACATTATATAATCACCCTTACTCCAACCTCTATTATAAGTATCATCCTGCCACGCAAAAACCCTGCAACCGGCTTCTTTTAATTCCGCTGCCGCTCTTTTTAAAATATTGTCCATATACTATTTAATTAAGTTGTGTCAAGGTGCCGGGAACCGACCCCGGATCATATCCGCACACGTACGATTATGATATATCCTTCCACCCCGCCAAGGTCATGGTCACAATATTAACAAACTAAAATCTAATGTTCATATCATTACACATCTTGAAGAAGACCTCTCTTATGATCTTCTTGTATAAGATGTATATCTCATCATCATCCTCATCAAACTCCACTCCCCATGAACGTAATAAATATCTAATATCACAATCCGCTATATGAATCCTGAATATAGACGGAACGCTCATTATGTAATCCTCAAAAGCCTTCTTAATTCCATCCCTTTTGATATGTTCTTTATACTCATTCTTGAACACACTAAGCATAAAAGACATATATTCCCTATCGTATTTAAACTGCTTACCATAATTATCTGTATCTATATGATCCAGTATATATATCTCTATAGCGTCTCTATCGTATTTTGACATACTCCTTCCTCCTCCTTTTGATATTTTATAACCTTTTTCTCCCCATACGCTTTCGCTAACTGGATAAGTTGACCGGTAAATACCTTGGTACGGTGTTTTACGATCTTATCCACCAGCTCCGGGCATCTGGTTCTCCATCTATAATTAACCTCGCCCTTAGCTTTCCTCTTGTAATACCTGTAGAATGTTACGGCTACTACCACTTCTCCATTCTGCTCGAAAGCAACCAAATCGTAATTGTTGTAAACTATTTCATTCATGTTGTTGTTACCCATTTTATGTATCTAATCACTTCTTTAGGCAAAGACATTATATCCTTCACCCTTCTCCCTAAGTTGTACATACCTCCCTTATGAGGATAATAGTCCCCTACATACATCCCTATTCCTTGCGGATGCGACGGGTTTTCGTTACAAGTGAACATCGGATAAAATAAGATTCCTCTTGAATCTTTATTCCTGTCACTTACGCATACAATAGTATATCTATCAGCGACCTTCTCGCCGAAATCATATACCCTTACCTTTCTTTTTACCCCATCATTGTTCTCTATGATATTATTCATGATGTTATTTATATTAATTAATTTTCTTTCCATCAGCGGTATATGTGCCATACCATTCCCTATCCATATTTACCACCTCAATATGATGTATATGATAACAACCATTAGCTATTCTACCGCAATCGGCTATCACCATAGCTATATTCCTATACCCAGAATCAATGAAAACACGAGCCAATCTATCCCCACTAAATATAGATACCTTGATATCGTCTTTCTCTTTTATAATCCTTCTCATATCATATCCTACTATCGAACTAATCTATTCTTTTACCATAATTAGTATATGACCCACACCATCCACGAGCCTCATTTGATACCCTAATATGATCAATGGGCTTATCCCCGACCATATTATTGGCGTACGATATTACATCCGACATACTTCTGAATCCGGAATCCTTAATGGATTTTATAAGCATCCTATCATACCCGAATACCAATATCTTCACAATATCTCTTTCCTTCACAGTTCTCCTCGCTCTCATAATATTCTAGCCATAAAATAAACAAACATAAAATCTATTTTCTCTTTGTTATCATCTATCCTATGTCCGGTGATCTCAAAAATAACCCTACGCTTTTCGATAGTCTGTATATTATCTAACTGAATAGCTATGTAAGGATATTTCATAACTTTCTCTCTATTGATGTTATTCAAAATAGCGTTGGCATCTTGCCTGCGGAAATACATATTTACCCCTATGTAGCTGGCAACCAAAAGACATTCGTCTATTATCCCATCAGTATCGAATAACAATAACATATCATCCTTCTCGATAGTATATTCCATATCAAGAATCTTGATACGTTTGCTTCCGTCCTTCTTATCAGCTATAAGAATCTCTATCATATCCTTATCAGTCGTAAGGATATAATACGCCTCATCCTTTGTAATATTATTATGAAGGTAAGACAGTATCTCATCTTGTAATTTTATAATCTCGTCCATACTATTAGTATTTTATATTACCACTCCAAAAAGAACGGCGGTAGACACCCGCAGCCTACCACGCCGTGACACCGCCGCCCGTTCCCCTTGGTGTTATTCTGCCACCTCTAATTTCCCGTAATAAGGATAGAAACAACCGTCTCGATAAACCGAATATCTGAGCGTTTTATCCTTTGCTTCATAGATGGAAACACAACCGCTGTTATAAGCGTTGGATAGTTCTTTTGCTACAAATCCACCTATTCGTTTATAGGTTTTAGGCGTATCCGCCAACGGTCTGCCTACATATATTTTTACCCTCTTGCGCTTTTTGTCGCCTACGCATATATCCTTTTCTCTAAGCTCCGTTAAATACATGAATCTCATATCAGTCAATTTTAAATCCAACATTCCTCTACCTCTATCTCCATACGATCCTCCCAATTACATAAATCAGGATTCTCTCCTTCATAAAAGTAATAGTAAGCCCATACTTCAATATCGCCCACTTTTATGCATCCATCACTGCACCATTCCACAATATCGTCATTCCTGCATACATTTGTCGGTTCAGCACCAAGCGACAATAGTTTGTTTATTATATTGTCACCGAACCTTTCTTTCGCCTCCTCTTTCGTCATATCACTATCAGATTTTTAATATTACACTACCGCCAAAGGGAAACAGGGACGGACGACCAGCGGGGCCGACCCCACGCCATCGCCGCCGCCCGTTTCCCTTGGTTTCCCACACTCCCTCCATCACCCAAAGAAACACATACACCCATACATAGACATACCTCCATACCCATAAGATCCCTATCTGTATTGGAGGGTACCATTGTTTGGAGGTTATCCTTATCCCACTTATTCCCCTTATTTCACTTGGGCTACTTAATTTTCCCTCGATTCCCCTTGATTTATCTTGATTTACCTTGTCTGGAGGTGTCCCCTCCCGCAAAACAAATCAACCCCACCAACTCCCAGCACAAAAACCGAGACCTTCCTCCCGATTGTTCCACGTGGAACGCTGATTCAGTCTAGGATATCGAGGTCTTTGTTCTTGATTGCCTTATATACTTGCCTAATACAATATATTGATAATAAAACCAATAAAGAAACTATGATTATAGGCAGGGCGTCGCCCGTAGCTATAACATACCGCCCCAACTCAAACGCCATGTACCCACAAAACAAAATGAGTACGAAATATATAAATATACCCATAAAAAATATACAATAAGTAACCACGATTTTAAAATTGAACACAAATAACATAATTAATTGAGTATCAATAAAATAATATATATCAACCCCTAGAGCTACCTCTAGGGAAAGATAAGCCCAAACATAGATAAAAAATATACAATAAGTACCTTCTATTATATACCTTTTAGGATCGATTCAAGCGCAAAACCATACATAAGGGCACAATATACCCGTCCGCATGGATATATATGTATACAAAATAATGCTAAATAAAGCATTTTACTTACACATTTTCGATCAAGGCTTAAAATTTGCCGCCTTAACACTTTTATGTGTAAGTAAAACATATGATTATGCTATCATTTTGTAAAATATAGGCACAAAAAAGCCCTTTCGTCCTATATAACTATAGTACGAAAGGGCACAAACTTTAAAATCAAATAAAAACAAACGATCTATTGCCGTAATTTGTTTGCCATGTAACTAACACGTTTCCGCCTACATTTATCAGATTCCCTACTACAATCTAATTTATTAGACTTGTATAGCTCTTTGGTAAGCTCAACGTAGAACTCAATTTTAGACTTTCTTGCAGCGTCTAAAGCCTTTTCCTTTTTAAATGCTAGCTTTCTATTAAGATTATCAAACTTTCTCCTATACATAATTTATTCATTTTAAATTGCACCAATAAGAAACGGTAAGCCGGGGACAATACGGCCGGCGTTATCGATACGACTAGCCGAACGCCCACACGCCCCCTATTCCCTTTGGATTAGTCCCTTTGCCGACAACGAAGCCGGCCAAATATGCACATACGTTACCCGTGATACGTACCGACAAGGCGCATTTTGTCCGTCAATTTAACCGCACAAAACACCCTTGTAAGGGTTGTTATTTTGCTACTACATATAACGCTTAAGTATTTAAGCAACCTTAAACGTTATTGCTTTGACATATTGGCACGGTTATAACACCGTTATGCACTCCATACGTGCTACTCTAGCAACGTATAGACATACGCCCTATATATACGTATATACACCAATATACCCCGTGTTTTACACGGCCTATCCGGAAACCGGACGTATTAACCCGTCTTGATACAAGCCCAAAGGATAATGGTTCATACTACGACTGAATACGAACCTAGACCACATTGTTAAGCGGCGGCCTATCTACACAAGTTATCGAACGCCAACGGCTATACCCCTACCCGCTTGTGTATGCTTATATCAATATGTTAAATAACTAGCTCTTTTAGTCTGAGTCCGGTTGCGCGACGAGGACGCAAGAGTATGCAACCATAACGGGCTATTATAGCCCGTCTATTTATCTATCATTTTTAGGGTGTGTTAGGTAGTAAGTGATACATTTGGCTATCAAATTATATGTGTATCGCTTGATAGGTACGGCGCACTTTACAATACGTTTGTCTGATCCATTAAACACTTCGTAATAGGGTACGTTATCCGTGTCAATGTATGCTATAGGTTCGCAATATCCGAAACGTTTATGCATATTGCCTAATACGGCTATACTATTTACCTTATCTAATGGTAGCTTGCTATTGTTTGCCTGATCTTGCTTGTCATAATATTCTCTTTCGATCTCTTTATAAGCGCAAAAGGTATCATTTACACGTGGCAGTATCTCCTTACAAAGTTGCATCACAACTTCTTTATCTTTTGCCAAAGCAACCAAAGCAGGTACAATAGCCTTATCTACTTTAATATCGTTATCCTTTAGTATCTCATTTACCTCTTTGCCAGATTTAAACAACTGGCACCAAGCCTTTACTGCACCGGTTAACGTCTTTTCACTTGCTTTTTTTACCTCACTTTGTACTTTGTTAAGATCTTTACTTGTCATTAGATTTGCCCTTGCCCTGGGGACTTGTATAGGCATCTAGCACGCCTTATTTGTTAATATTGTTATCTCACATTGCAAATATAGTACATGTTTTATTTTCAAACAAATATTTTACAATAAAAATTCAACGATTATATATAATAAAACTAATCAAATGTAAATGTATATTAAAATATTGGTTTATATCATTGATAATCAACAAATTAAACATAAAATAAGCATTCCTTTTTCGGCTAGCTGGTCGTTTGCCGTTCCCGTTTTTGATTTCTGCGGGTTGGGGGGGGTGAGACCAAAAAACGGCAGCCCGACCGGGCCGATTTCGGGGAGGTGGTCCGTCCCGCATATCCCCCTCCCATCATACCCCACCTCATCCTTCCAATAACGTCCCGCATATCATCCTCCCCGAATATCCCTCATACTTCCTCACAACCATATCAACTTCCATCTCATTTAATTTGTTATATTTGCGATATAATTAAAACATAATATATTATGAATAAAGAAGTTAAATACATAATGGGGAGGGGTATTTATATCCTCCGTAAAAATTTATTCTTATGATAAGGAGGAGATTTTATTCAAGTTATAAATCCCCTGTTGATAATGGCGTTTATGCCGTTAAACAGGATGGTAGATTAATACCTTTGTCAAAGGCGGATTATCAATGTATATCCGTAGCTATTGTACATGATGATCATAAGATCATGATTGAGAAGAATGAAGATTCTAATCAAAGCTACAAAACAGCCACGTCCGGTTTGCCCTATTCTTCTAACAAGACTTACTCTTTTTATTGGGGTGAATATGGTACGGATCAGACCGGCATTACAAATTATGACAAAGTAGACGGGAGCAATGATTTTGGTTTCCTGAAACCTGAGCAAGATTCATACAAAGGTACTCCATATCTTCCGGATGATGTTAGCTCCTGGACGAATGGGGCTTTATCTGATTGGGATGGGAAAGCGAATTCCAATGTATTAAAAGGGGTGACTACCGGTGGCGGTTCTTATACTTCCTATGCGACAGCCGGTCATGTACTTAATACGTTCTTAGCTAGTGCTGACGCTAAAGGATATGATGATTGGTATATCCCATCATGTGGTCAGCTTTCATTGATATATATGTACTTGATTAGCGTCAATAACGCGTTATTGGCTATTGGTGGACAGCCGTTAGATACCAGATATTATTGGTCTAGTTCAGAGCATAGCTCCAACTCCGGATGGATCGTACTATTCAACAATGGGCGCACATTCACCCGATACAAGCGCCTAACCTCTTCTGTTCGATTTGTACGTGACATCGAGTGATCATACACCCTACTGACCCAATAGAACGGGGCTGGCTCCCATCCCTTATAGCCTTCCCGGCGGGTATGACGCCAGCCACCTTCCTTGGTATCTTCCCTCCCCCATCTAATATAATTTATTATATTTGTACGTAACTTAAATTATTTAATCATGTATCAATATATTACAGATAACTTTGTGGAGGGGGGGAGTATTTTAACCATCAGATAAGGAGGGGGTATGTTTAGGCGCAGGACTTCTTCTTCCGGTAAGATCCACTACCGTATTAATATAGACAAGATCATGTGTCCTAATCCTGTAGATATATATATTGATGGAGATACATATCAATCTGATTTTAACGGATCTTATCTTGATATATATCGCAATAAGAAGATAGAAGTTATAAGAATAGGTGGACAGATAGTTTCAAAGGATCAACAATATGAGTACAACGTTTTATTAGGCACAACTGGAGGTGTTTCAAAAGGGACTCTTACGTATCTATATGATTCTGGTGTGCATTGTGATTTAGCTGATACGGAGTTATACGGGGATAGGACAACTGAATTTACTCCTATAACGGAGATAACCGATCCTGAGGAGATCATCAATTTCACTTACATGCCTAAATTGTATAATCATATTACAAATAAAGCTCGTATAACTTGGCAAGGTGATCTTATAACAAGTGGTTATTGTATAACAGCCAATGCTTGTGAGGGATGTCAATCTATTGCCGTTGGAACTGGCATTTACAATAATACCTATAACGTAAATATAATAATTGTAGCACCATCATGATATCTTATGAGGAGGATTTAGTACCAAAGGGAGGTAGACCTCCCTTCATCCCTCCGGGCCTACCCATCGGGGCTTCCGCCGGCTACTTCCCTTGGTATATATCTTTATTATGGAATAATAGATAGGTAGTGGCACGACCACCACCTTAATATCGTATGATCAAGTATCCGGCACGAATTTATCCAAGTCAAAGTTCTTAGCATAATTCCAGATCCTTACATACCTAAACATTCCCGGGAGTCCCATGTCGTAGGCTGATGGATATCCTCCTATATTAAAATAATATGTTTGATAGTTTCGTGTATACATCACATTAGTCGCATCCTCATAATTCAGTACTCCTCCAATATATTCCCTTAAATACCCATTTCTCCACGACGCCATTACATGTATCCACTGATATGGTTGTATAGCCACAGATCGTCCTTGGGTATAAAAAAGGGAAGTCCCATATGATGAGACATTAACACCGATACATAAATAGCTTTGTGTAGTAGATTGGGTTCCATATGGAGCGAAGAGATAATATCTTCCTTCCTGTTGTGTATTTAAATAGAGCAACGCTTCTATGGATATTTCGTTATCTGGTTGAGGGCATGGTAATATATTCGAGTCATTATCAAATTTGATATAGGAATTGTAGGTTCCTACTCTTCCCATGGAAAATACATATTTACCATTATATTTATCAATATCCATATACATAGATCCATCCACATTCATATTATATTTTGATAGATCTTTTATCCATGGAGCTTCCACGTAAAAATAAGCGTCATTCACGTTACTAGATGGCGGGAATGGCATTTGACTTAACATTCTTCTTCTTAACATAATCTATTGTTTTTATGGAGGACGGAAAATACCCCCCCCATTGAGTTAATTTTATTAATTCCATATCATTATGTATTTTGTACATACAAATATATGATTTATTCTCAGATCATGTCGCTGAATCCAAGAGAACGGGCTGGCTTCCATCCTTCCGGGCATCCCCAGCCCTCACACCGCCTCCCCGTTCTTTTTGGCTTCCTTCTGGTTTTATCCTCAAAATTTCATATCTTTGGGGAAAAACTATAATCATGTTAGACATATTTCATAAGCTTAAGATCTTCTTCTGCGACGATGATGTTGAGAAGATATATGTAAGGGACAGTACGGTCATCCGCAACAACGAGATCCATAGGATGTATAACGAGATACTGGACGAGCTAGGTGATTTGGCTACTGTCATGTCAAGGAACTACGTATATGGCAAGATAAAGGACAGGACTGGATTAAGTATCCGTCATATCAGTAGGATAATAAACCATGCTAAAGTTGAGGAGATATGATTAAGGATACGATGGAGCGGGATATGATAAATGAGATATCAGCGTTATTCGTGATGATATTCACGGCCGGGTTGATGTTTGTCATGCCTATGTTAGATATAGAGTGTGATGATATTACTATCATAATAGGATCAGGAATAATACTATCTTTTATACTAACTATAATACCGATCTTGCTTTCTTACGATATCAGGGATGAAATCATTGAGTTGATTGAGGATCTGGATAACCAGATCGTGGTAGATACTTCGGTATATAAAACGAACCTACCCTAGGTAATTACTAGGGTAGGTGATGTGCTATTTTCTTTTAACATACTTATCAATCAGATCTATTGATAGTTTAGCTCCCAGCTCCTCCTCCAACAGGTTAAGGTAGTTCCGGTGCAGGCATCCGCCCCGCTCTACCTCCCTGAATCCGGCTCCGTCCCGTATCCTGACCAGCCCTTTCCTTGGATCCATGTCGATAAGACCCCGAAGCTCGTTCATGTTCTTAAACCTGTCTTCTATCACCTTAAATACATCGGTCTTAGGTTTCTTATCCTTATCCTTAGGCTTTATCTTAACTCTTCCACTCATAAGGCATTAATTACTTCCCAGTACTACCAAACCCACCATTTCCTCTCTCTGATTCTCCAAGATCCTCTAATGACTTTACTTGATCCCATACGATACGCTCCCGTCTTCGGATAAGCAATTGAGCTACCTTATCTCCAGCCGAATAAGAAGGATCTCCATAGCGATCTATACGTCTACATACTACCATAATCTCACCCCTATATCCTTCGTCAATAGTTCCCGGGGCGTTTTGGATAATGGACTTGGTTTTGGTGATGCTGCTACGAGGTCGGATCTCCATCTCATAATCCTCAGGTAAGGCTACATGTACGCCAGTATGGTATATGATCCTACCACTGTCAAGTTCTATGTTCTTAACGAACAGATCCATGCAAGCGTCATCCTCATGGGCGTATTTAGGCATCTTAGCCCCTTCTTCCAGCCAGATCTTGACCTTACAAGCATCTATATCTTCAAGTAATGATTCTACCTCATTATAACTCATTGGTTGTTCTGACGCCAATGAAATAGCTCTTGCCAATACATTTTTAATCTTACTCATCGTATCTTGTTTTTAAATTCCTTTCCTTTCGGACATTGTAATTTACATTCCTCGCCACAAGCGGAACAGTTGGGTCTCATTCCGGGCACCCCTCTTCCCCCGTACGGCCAGTAGGCGTAATCGCAGACGTTCCTGAACGCCTCCATCGCCTTGATCTTGGCATCGACGGTTATCTTCTCCTTCACCTTTTTCATGCTTTTCCTGAACTCGTCTTTCATATCCTTCCCTTCTATCTGTCTGGCCTTACGTCTCTCATTCCACCAATTATAGTAGAATTTATCTGCCATCTTATAAGCCTCAGGGTCAAATTTATCACGGTGAAGGATAGGGGCATCCTTGACCTTTCTCAAATTCCTGCCACAAACATAAGCAAGCCCAGCGTACGGAGGTATGTCCTTAGGATCAACCAACCCATCCGGCACGCAGTAGTAGAAGTAGTTGGGCCGGCCGTACCTGACCCAGTCCCCGGTCTCGTATAGGGCTTGCTTCCGGGCCTCGAACCAGCCTTGCATTACTTGGTGCTTGCCTTCCTTCTCGAAATCCTTGTTATAGTCAGCTAATGAGATCTTAACCTCAACCTCATATGCGTACATGGATCTGGTTATAGCCAGATAATCGGACTCCCAGTTATAGACATATAAGTTGTTTATAATCCATCTAGGAGATACCAAGAACTGTCTGTTAAGGATATCCAATATCCCTCTCTCAGTATATTCAGCACCTTTATTTGATCGCCGTGTTCCCATCTCCAGTAAGAGGATTATTCCTATATCCTACCGCCATTATAGCGTTACCTATCAACATCCTCAACTTATCCATATCTTTATCATGGAACGAGAAACTAGTTAAGGTATATGACTTAGTAGCCTTCTCACAAGACCTTATCATCAACATAGCCACATATTCCCCCATCATCTTTCCGTTCATAATATCAAGATCGATTATACCGTGATCTATTAGATCAACCACATCCCATCCTGCTGGTAGATACTTTTTTATTTGATTAATATCCATACCAAATAGTTATTATAAATAGGAGGGTCGTGCTACCCTCCTATAGATTACACACGAAAAATAGAACTGAAAGCGATCTTAAGCACGTAAGATTTTATTGATTCCCGTAGGCTGTCTACCGGTTATCGTTAATCACCTACCTACGAGAATATGTTTAATAAAACACCATGTGGGGAGTGGGGGAATCGAACCCTTATCCACGCTACGATTAGGAATCGTAAATTCTATCCGTTAAATTAACTCCCCTTTATTCAAATATCCATATTAAAACAATATTTTAGCGAATCCGGCTGGAATCGAACCAGCATCTCCAATATTATGGCGATCATCCAATAATCCTCGGATCCATATACCCCTATCCTCCCGAACAAGGGTATCAAACAAAATCTAAACTCTAAATCTAATGACAAAACTCTATGCTAGTTTTTCCCCAAAAAAATAGCGTGGACCCGGCCGGGCTTGAACCGACAACCTACTGGTTATGAGCCAATTGCTCTTACCAATTGAGCTACGGGTCCTAAATATACCATGTCTATATTTTCATTTAAATTAGTCAATTTGTTTCTTTTTGTATCATAAAACGTTTACATCTTAATAATTTCAACTTTTTGTACGTAATATCCCGTTGATTACCACCGTCAATATCACGGATATTGAAACTACCCGATTTGCGTCTTCCAAATATGAAGTAACAATTGCCTTCAAACATAACCCTGTCAAACAAACGAAAACCAAAAACCTCAAAAGAAGATTGATTCGGCTTTTTAACCCCTCCTTTTAAAACCTTTTGTTTGTGGATTTGACGATTATGTCTTCTAACCAACCTTACTTTGTAATGATATCCCAACCTTAAAGCGTTGAAATTCTTAGAAATAACGAAAGCATCAGAGATATGGGATTTTTCAATTCCATATTTAATCCGATTGTATTTCGTAATATAACCGAACGTCATCGAAACGTTGTCGTATCTGGATCTCAGCTCCTCGTACAACTTCCATTTCATGATACCCATGACGGCTGCGTCGCGAAGCGACTTGCCTCGTTTTACCCTCAAATCGATTTTACCTTTATGATACTCCTTATGGCAAGTCTCACATAAGGTAATAAGATTTGAGGGAGAATCACCTCCTGTTTTTCGAGACTCGATGTGATGAACATTCAAAATCGGGTCTTTTGACTTTCCTTTACAATGTTGACATTTATGCCCATCCCTTGTCAAGACATATTCCCTGACATTCCAAAAACCAAGTTGATCTCCTTCCTGATATTCGTTACCGGAGATATTGGGATTCTTGATTTTCTGGGTATCGAACTGAGCGACCTCAACGATAATACGGGATATCGGGAGGATAGAACAGATGTTGTCGATAACACGGATATGAGCATCAATCCTATGCCTCACCGAAGGTGCTACCCATCCTGTACGTTTGCTTTTTATCCTGTTGTTAAAACGAGGTTTCCTGTATCTCAACCTATTTCGTCTCGTTCTTCTTGACTCTCTTCTTGTAGACAAAAGTTCTACAATATCACTTCTAAGAATAACTTCACTGCTGTAAAGTTCTTTGCTTTTCGTCGTTGCTGATAGACCAACATGTTTGGTTCCGGCATCGACGCCTAACACAATTTCCTGTTTGTAATCTGATGTCTTGTACATCAATTTGATGGTAAAAGGACATGTGTTCACAACGACCGCTTTGCTGTCTTTTAGCAGTCGCCTAACCTTCCCATGCCTTGTCGTAGGCATCATCGGTTTACCATCTATGTCCTGTACATACACCATTTCACAAACTAATTCAATGTTTATTCAACATAAGTCAGGGTAAAAACCCTGTTAGTGCCCATCGCCAATGTTATTTTGAGGTTTTGATGCAAGCGACACTATGGCCCGAATACAACCATTGTTTAATCACTTGCCTTAGAGCAAGGGACTTGGGCAAACATCCCTTGGTAACTATGTATTCTCAAATAACGTAGCCTTTGTCTCAAGGCTTAGGCTAATAATCGGAATAGCTTTTAGCTATTATACATAATTCATGCAAATGTTTTATGGGTTGCATGAATTATGTATTATTCGCGAGAATATCGGCTTTCACAAGAGGATGTGGGACGGAATTTCTCGAAGTTTATATAGTAACTTTATGAAACTATTGTCCAACATTCTAGCATATAGCACCAATCCTCGAACGGGAACGTCTCCACGCCAGACCTACCCCATCCCGTCCCCCAACTGTTCTGTAGGACGAAGCCGGCCTTGTCCCAGCCGGTGAGGATAACGGCATGACCTCCCAAGTTCTGCCCTTGGCCTTGCCAGAATCGATTACCATAATTATAGCAATACAGACCTATAACCAAAGGCCCATTCAGCATCAAAGCTACCTTAGCCGATACCGGATCTATGATCCTAGCGTAACTGTTTATTTTCTCCCCATCTACGCCTACGTTCTTGATAGACTTGATAGCGTCACGAAGAACCATCCCGTCTTGATCCTTATCCTCTCTCAGATCATATATATCGTAAGGAGAGATCTTAGCCGGTCTTTTAATAGCCCTTATACTCTTTCTCCAATTAAGTATCTCAGCTAAGCTTACAGCGGCGCAAATAGGTGAAGAACCTTGATCCACTACGCTATCGACATTATTGATCTTATACTCATCAGGGACAGCCTCATGCTGCATATTCATAATAGCGTCCCTGTCATCCACTGGTGATGGTATGTAACCTAGTCCGTATTCCATTACTTATCCTTTTTATGATAATCTATTATCTTGATATTAAACGTATCGGATCTTTGCCTTACCTGTATAGACCCCCTAGCCTTTCCCTTGGCGTCGTACAGGGCGGTAAAGCCAAAGTTATCGACCCGGCCGTCGTCCAGCGTAAACCTCCACTCCTTCCATTGGCCCATCAAAGTCCCGGAAGACACTATGGAATCCACCACATAAGATATATCAGTAGTATCATATTCCGTATAGTAGGTTCTTGACGTACCGCATCCGACAACCGCTAAGGTAAGGATAGTTATCAATAATAACAAGATCTTATTCATCCTTTTTAGATTTTTTACGTTTCTTAGATTTCTTCTTATCCTCCACCTTATTCTCGACATTTACATCATTACCGGCATCGGCATCAGTAACCTCAGGAGCGTTATTTTCAGGTATATCAATATGACCGGAATTAGGATCCATCTTATCCTCATCAACAACAACCTCATCAGGTACATCGCTATCTAAAAGCTCTGCCTCAAGATATTTGATACGATCTGACATAGCCTTATTCTGATCCTCAAGTTCCTTATATCTTCTTCTAGCCTCATCGAGTAATTTAGATGATAACTTATGTTTCTTCTCGATATCCATATAAGCCCGTTTAAGAGTTTCTTTCTCTTTTACCGACTCATTATATAGCTCTCTTGATTTACTAAGCTCATTCCCCATCTTAACTATATGAGAATCCTTGGAATCTATATCCATATCAAGAGAATCGACAAGCGTATCAAGATACCTTACTTTCTCTTCTAATTCCGTTATCTTCTTGCGGGCATCCTCATAATCTCTTTTTAATCTACTTGAATAGCTAATAGCATCATCAAGATCCTGTTTTAGAGTATCTATATAACTACTCTTTACTATCTTCAATCCGAACATCCTCAACACTTTTATAAGTTCTACGAATATCGGCCTTTATCTTGCCGACTATAATTAACTCAGCTATATGCTTATCTTTCTCGACTATAGCTATATCCTTACGGACATTAGAGACTCTGATCGTAATATTCTCGTTATTAGAGAAAACGAACGGTGATCCTACCAAAGTGAGGCCTGTATCGTTGGTGAACGATGGCAGCATCATAACCATCCCGACAGTATCATCCGGGAATGAGGCCGATATGCCTGTGTCTATATCAAGAACATCACCTTGACCCAACGGGAAGGCATTACCTTGCTTGATAGGAATATCCTTCCCCAATGAGTTCCATGCCTTAGAGAATTTTAAAGAGTTGAGAAAAATTTTACCATCTTTCTCAACTATCCCTACCATTGGATCGCAATTCATGTGAACCTCATCAAGCTTATCATCCGGTTTTTCCTCAAACTCGTCAAGGTCTCTAGCTGATGTAAACGACTTACTCTCCAGAAGTTTTTTAATATCCTCAATGCTGGTCATTATAATTTGATTATTAAATAAACGATCTTCAATCCTAACTTCAAATCAGATGTCTTTTCGAACATCTCCCTAAGAGGTAAGATAGTAGCGTCAAGATCTGACGCTACCCATTCTCCATCCTTATAATACATATTCTTTTCCTCAGAATACGCTACACAAGGTCGATGCCCTAAGTTCTTCATAACCGTATCTACCTTATTTTGGGTAGGCATCGAGACACGGTTCACTTTAGTAGATATATTAAAATTACTTTCCATTAAATTATTCATTTTCAATTAGTTAATCAGAAAGGAAGATCATTGTCATCTCCAAAAGGAGGATATTGAGGAGGTTGTTGCTGACCTCCAAAAGAAGGAGCTTGTGCTGTCTGAGGCGGAGCCTGCTGGTATGATGGAGGAGGCGTCTGCGGCTGGGCTTGCGGCTGATATGACGGTGGGGGCGTTTGCGTTGTAGCCTCACCAACGTTGTTTTGGCTTGCCGACTGAGCGGGTTTCACCCCATCTGTCTTAATGCTTTGAATGTATTTATTAAGTACCTGATAGGCGAAAGCATCTTGGGCAGTATAATCAAACTTCTTATTCCCCATTATATCAGTACTCTCAACTCTGTCAGGCCATCCATTCTGTCCATTCTTATAATATTGCTGGATAAGCTCATCATTCCCGTCTGGAGTCTCCCTAGCGTATGAGATAAAGAAATTACCAGGAGCGTATTGCTCTCCCTTTTTAGTATGTGCTGGATTGATAACAATCTTCCGTTTTAGGTCGATATTAGGTAAGTATCTTACAAGAGACTTAGCATAGCTATTAATCCCGCCTTTTGAGGTCATCAACGGAACTTTTATAACATAATTACCTTCCTCATCGCTTATCTTTATAAATAAGAAATTTGTCTTAGCGCCATTCATTTCCTGCTCTAATACAAAAATATCGGAAAGATATCCTTCTATACCATTCCAGAAAACCCTCCAGTAGGATACGGCTCCTGTCTTCTCATTTATATGTTCCTCGAAACCTTCCTTAGGATCTCTTGAGGATTGATACAATACACCACCTCCACTTATATTAAAGTATTGTGTATTAAACGATAATGAATTTTCACGAACTCCCATATTATATATATATTTAAAAATTAAACAACAATTGATGATGATAAGAAATACTCATTCTTATTATCCTCCCCATAAATCTTGTTGAAATGAGATTTATGGTCATGCTCGATAACGATCCTATTACATGATATGCTTTTTACGATACCAAGATACCTACCACATAGAACATCGCATATAATATCATTATCGTTATGCGATAAAGCCGTAAGTCGTTCCTTACAAGATCTCCCCGACATAGGGTTCTCTGACATAATACCGCATCCTTTTTCCGTAAATATCAATCTACAATGATCGAACTCATTTACCTTGATATTATTCTGGAGGGCATGGACGAGTAGATCCTTATCAAAGACATAGGTACTTGTTTTGACAAAATGCTCGTCCACGAACCTCCAGTTAGGATAATTACCGTCAAAATGGATCTCATACATATCCATATCAGGGGTAGAGAAGTAAGTCCTAGTATCATCTACTTTGATAGACAACGTATCTAATGACTTATTTATATGCTTATCAAGTAATAAAGAGGAGGCGTTTGATACCGGGATAAATACCTTCTCTACCTTATCCTGATTAGGAACAAAATACCTGTAAATAGTATTCCTGTCAGTACTTACTATATTAATATTAATCTCATCAATATCAATGACCACATTCTCTATGCAAGGATAAAGCTCGTTTATTTCCGTATAATTACTAGCCTTGTTAAGGACCGATACATAATCATTCATCTTAACATTAATACCTCCATCAGGGATCTTATATACCACGGGGAAAGTATTTACGTCAAAAGCCGGACAACTATACTCACCAGAAACGTAGTATATGGTAATACTATCCTTCTTATCGGAAAGAACGATCTTAATCTCACCATTCTTCTGTTTTTTTATAAACCTGATGAAAGAGCTTGCCTCGACCAAGAAGGAGAAGTTAGAGTCAGCCTCAACCTCCAATCGCTCTATAACACATACCTTGGCGTTTACGGAAGTTATATAAGCCAGATTATTGACAATATCTATCTTAATATTCTTATAAAGGGAGTTGGGACCGGCATTCTTAACAACCGTCTCCAATTTGCCCAACTTCTCATTTAATGACTTCGACAAGCATCTTATAAGCATAACGAACAACTTTTTATTACATCGCAAATATAATCATAATTATATTAATACAAATACAATAAATACTTAATAGTATTAAAATAGTTTAAACTTACGTCTAATATACTCGGTTATAAGCGTAGCGTCACACATTCCGTCTTGTATCTTAGTAGGTTGTACTCCTTTTCCTGACCATGGTTTCACGAAAGAAACCAAAGGGAAAAGGCGCATGGCGCATCGGATGGAGGTAGCCTTCGTGTCTAACTTCGCCGCCGTATACACCCGATCGGCTGTCGTATGAAGCTCCTTCTGCCAGGTCTTTGGTTGCACCTCCTCGAACATGAACCTAACATCCGGGTGAGATCCGTATCGCTCCATCATCTCAACCATCATAGCGAATAGGGCGTTCGGTTCCCGGCGTCTCCCGCCAAAGGTGAAGTTGCTGGCTGCCGAGCTGTTGTGGATGCTGTGGACGTCCTCGACGGCGATCGCCAGCGTCCCGCCTCCCTCTTCTTGGATCTTGTCAGCGGCATCGAGGAAGAAACTTGATATAGCCCTAAGATCTATATCTCCCTTAGCCGATATCCTTGGAGTCATAATTACCTTAACCTCCCCGTTCTCCGTGATCATCGCCAATCCTCCGGTATCTATACCCGGATCTATTCCTATCGCTATATTCATAAAGAGCAGTATTGAATTATTAATCTATTCTCGGTAATATCCTTAATCATATCCATAACATCATCCACAGATATATTGTCATATGATTTATATAAATCCATTACCCCATTAAGTCTTGATCTTACAAAAGATATATAGGCATCGTGGTAATCCTCAATATTCATTATATTCAATCTATCATTTAATTTAATCATTCTTATAGCATATTCTATGTTGTCATTATTTGCTATAAGCTTAAAGTTATTAATATAATCAACCACATAATCTTTTGTAATCTCACATTTATCTGGGCTTACGTCAATTATCAAGTTGGCCACTATTCTATTCGTGCATTCTATATATCTCCTATTTACTGAATAACATAATCCGTTAGATCTAAGATAATTAAACATAGAGAAATTATAATTATCACACATCATAGATAATATGATAAGCAACACGCACAATTTCTTAAAATCATAATTATCTAATACAAATGATACATATAACTGTTTGGGCTTTTTAGTATATTTATAAACACCATATTTAGGATCATGAACATGGAAATATTTAAGACTATTACGATAGTATGTATTAATATCAACTTCATTTGATAATTCCGTTATATCTGATACATATTTATTCATAAAATCATCACATCCATATAAATGAAATACCATTTCTGACTTATTCAATATCGTATCTCGGCACATATAAAGATCATCCCTTGTTATTTTGCTGACATACCTTTTAGTACCTAATGTGTTTATAAAACAACGTTTATCTATTCCAGATAGTTTTATAAGTCTATCTATATTAATACATGATTCATCATTATCAATTTCAGTCAATATAACATTCCTCTCACTTTCTATAAGATCTTCACTTATGTCTGGATATACGATAAAATTATAAGAAAAATCAATACACTTCTTGATATCAACATCAGGCAATGTAAATCCTTTAAATACTAATGATCTAGGATCTGTATATCCATTAAAATCAAAGAATAACTTATCACTAATATCATCATTACGTTTTATTATCATATGTTCATAAAAATGAGATAATCCATTCTTTGATGATAATATAGAACTAATATCAGGTATCTCAGCGCATACGAACCCAATAGGTATATTCATACCGCTATTGTAATAAAAACATCTACATCCTAGATCTTTTATCAGTCCTGTGTATATTCTCATATCTTGAGCGTATATAATGAATGAAAATCCTCCGGTCTAAACACCTGTATCGAGTTATCCGGGTACATACCTATATAATAACCGTAAAAAGCCCGTAGAATACCATTTTCTAGCCTTATATCCAATGCCTTTACCTTGTTCCCATCAACCATAACATCAACCTCATCAGTCTTGTTAGATATCTTATTGAACCATTCAGGTACAGGATCAATACCGTACCTGAATGCATTTACTGTCGATTTTATAGAAATATATGTTCCCATCTTAGATAAGATTACAATCGTCTCGTTTAACTACCTTAAAAGCTCCTCCTCTGAATAATAGAACCACATCAGTTCTATTATACTTATGTTTCTCGATATCCACCAAATGGTAAGAAGCCGGTCCAGTAGCGGGCCTAACCGGTCTCAATACGGCTATGGCTATATCACCGCCAAGCTCCACCCCTCCGGTAACACCCTGTAGGCACATGAAAATATACCCTTCAAACTCATGTTTCTTACCAATAAACTCACTCATAGGGATACCTACGAACAAATAGTTCTTTACATCCTCTTTCTTAACATCAGCGGCGTTCTCGACACTTGATGGTATTACGTCTATAAATTTAGCTCCTATTGCCATAATCAGATATTTAATTTAGTTCTTAATTCTTGACACAATTCATAATTATCTCTCATGATACTTAACGTATTATCAACTCCGTTCCCTACACGAACATCCCCATACCAGTACCATGATCCTTTACGGGTAAAGATACCGGTTTCCTCGCATAACTTCAAAAGCTCAAGCTCCTTATCAAACCCCACGCCATAATACAAGGCTGTCTCTGCTATTTGGAACGGAACGGCTGTCTTGTTTTTCAGAACCTTTATTCTAACCTCATGACCTACTGAAGATCCGTCCTCGCCTAATATAACCTTCTTTCTCGCCATCTCCATACGGATAGAGGCATAGAACTTAAGGGCGTTACCTCCGGTCGTTACCTTAGGATCGCCGTATATAACACCGATCTTCTCCCGATACTGGTTGATGAATACCAGAACACAGTCGCTTTTATTTACGATTCCTGTAAGAACCCTCATGGCTTTGGACATCAAACGAGCCTGCAATCCCATATTGCTGTCTTCCATATCACCCTCTATCTCCTTCTTCGGTACCAGATTGGCTACAGAATCTACGACAATAAATCCGACCTTCCCGGACTCGACTAACTTGGCTGTGATGTCAATAGCCAGCTCCCCGTAGCTTGGTTGGGAGATCAAGAACCGGTTTATATCCAATCCCATTTTCCTAGCATACTCAATATCGAAAGCGTTCTCCACGTCTATTATAGCTACCAGCTTATCTGGATGCTTTTTCTGGAACTCAATCATACTTAACGTACACATCATGGTCTTGCCACAAGATTCCATCCCGACCAGCTCATGGATGCGGCCTACCGCCCATCCGCCGCCGAGGGCCTTATCCACCACCAGCGATCCGGTGCTTTCCCTTGGTATGGATATTATAGGCTTATCGTCACCGAAGTTCATTATCGAGCCTTCTCCAAGCTCTTTATTTAAAGATGATACTAATTCATCTACGTCTGAAAAAAATTCTTTCTTAGCCATTATAACCCGTATTCATCGAAATTAAACAAATCCTGTTGTTTCTTGATCATATCCTTCCCGATATCAGATATCTTTTCCGGATTCAAAACACCCTCATTCTCATCTACCTTCTCCATAAAGTCAGATATCTTATCGCTTAGCAGTACCATATCTTCTTTAGGCACTGATTTTAGATAAAGCCCGTCTATAGACCTACATCTTGAAAGAGCGGTATATATCTGTCCTATCTCGAAGGCTCTGCTGATGTCTACAAATATATTATCTAAAGTCATTCCCTGGGATTTATGGACAGTTATGGCGTATCCTAACCTCAATGGATATTGTATTATATAGCCGCAAGAAATGCCTTCAAGGGAATCATCTACCTGCTTGTACTTCATCTTCTCCCACTTCTCTTTGGTTATCTCCACCTCAGTATCGTTATCTAGATGAACATATATCGTCTCATCAACAGTATCTATGCTGGTTATGATACCCATAGAGCCATTGACATACCCGTTGCCGTTTCTGGTTATTATGACCTTAGCCCCTACCTTTACTATAAGCTCATCCTCGCAAGGCGCTACAGGCTTCTCCCCGAATACAGTGGCATCGAACTTAAATACCTTATTATTGATCTTATCAAGATTAGTCTTATTTATCTCATAAGCCTCTTTGTTAGTTGAGCATATAATTATAGTATTATCCATATTATCCGGATACTTTACCCTACTATCCAATATCTGTCTTGACTCGTCGGTAATAACCCCACATCTTATATCTTCGAGCACGGAAAGAAGCTGAGGATCTTTTTGACGGAATACGTTTTCGAAGGTAATGACCGAGAATCCTGAGGCTCTTAATGCCTTAGATGAGAAAAAGAACCGGCTCTCATAATACCTATCGATAAAATCATCCGCCGTCACCACAGGAGGTAGTTGCGATAGATCTCCAAACATAATCAACCTAACTCCACCGAAAGGTTCCTTGCTACGCCTGCATTGTCTAAGTACGTCAGCTACCTCATCAAGTAAATCAGGCCTTACCATACTGATCTCGTCGATAACGATAGTATCAAGATTCTTGATCTTCTTCTTCATAAACGGACTTACATCCACCTTATTCGATAACATACCTCTCTCGATAGAAGGAATGTAAGGATCGTTCTTTATAGAGAAGAACGAATGGATGGTCTGTCCACCGGCATTCAAAGCCGCTACTCCAGTCGGGGCTACGATAACACATTTACCCAAGAACTTTACGATACGTCTCATGAACGTACTTTTACCACTACCGGCTCTACCGGTAATAAATAGATTCTCCCTAGTGGTGAAAATCTTTTTCAAGGCACGACCTTGCTCCACGTTTTTATCCACCGTCATAATATGACGAAGGAGGTCGTTTTCATTTCTAAAATCCTCTTGTACCATGTCTTTTTAAGTTTATGGTACAAAGATACGAATAGTTATAATTAACTATTAAAAATAAATGTGAATAATATATAAATATTAAATTTTATATCTGATACTCAAATCATCCAGCCTTACTCATCTCAGTTCCTTTTACCCCTAAGAAAACGTCTCTTATATAATCTTCTGCGATGATTATATGCATTATCGTTCCTCGGTATGATAGTCTTAGGTGTCCTATATTTACGTTTTTCCTATCTTTGGTATTGACTATTCCATTGTTTTTCTTTACCTCATCATATAAATCGGATATAGTCTTACAGCACATACTAAGAACTTCTTTTATCATCCGATATACCGTTCTTTGGGATATTAGCATCATACCTTCTTTTGATAGCTTTATATTCAATCTATCCATAAGATATGACACATTGAATTTGACAGTTCTTTTTTTAGTTACCTTATATATCTTATTTATATTTTTGTTTCTAGCTGAGAATATTATTTTTGATAACATCTTGACTCTATTTAATTTACGACTTTTGTTAGCCATCCTTCTTCTGGTATTCGAATCAAGATTTTTATCAAGGCAAGTATATACAGATTCTCCTTTCTTTACAAACATATCCTTTATCCTTGGGGTCTTACTAGCCTTATGCTTGTATTTTATGATATCCGATAAAGCTATCATAATCTCTCCTTCAGCCCAAGCTTTTAAGCTTATAAGCTGATAGTTCATATCCTCATGAGAATCCCTTAACACATGGCGGTAGCAGAAATAAGCGCATCCATCTGATAGGATATCAATAAAATCTTTGGTATTGATCTCTATCTGATCTCTATTCCCGCCATGCATTCTATTTCTTAGAAACACATGTTTGAATACGTTTATGATAATAAGATATATCATTGCCATCTTACATTCATCACTGATCTGAATACCTGATCCATGATACTCCTCATGTTTCAATGAATATTTTATAGCTGTCACTTTTTTGCCTTCTTTATTGGTAACAGGTTTGAAATCGACTGGGCATATAAGTGACCCGGCTGGAAGTTTTACACATCCTAGCTCATCTTTTTTGGCCTGAATATTACGTGGAGTATATCTTTCGGTAAGAATCTTATCGAAATTTGATTTCATTATATGTAAAATTCCTATCTTTGTTCCCATAGTGGATTTTATTTGCTGCGAATATACAAGTTTCATCAATACGAAACAAGTTATTCGGATGGATGGGTAGCCTGTGAAGGTCACCCATTTGTTGTTTATACGAAATTGTCGTAATAAAATTGGGGGGGGTAAACTCCTGTGTTTGTGGAAGATCATTTTTGACACCACACTTGTTACGCGCGCATTAATAGGTATATTTATTAAATATAATTAACTCTATAAACATATACTACTTTCTAATATCTCTATCCGTACACAGAACCTCTCCTGACGTCGAGTTCCTGTGTACTCCACTTAAAGTCTCTATTTAATAAAACATTGCTTTTTACCGCCAAGGTATGGTGCCGTCAGGCAGGATACCGCAGGCTAAACCTGGTAGAAGCCGTATCCTATACCAGAAGCCGGTACCCCGGTAGGGGGATCGGGTGGAGCATAAGCCAAAGAAGAAAAAGCGAGGTCTTGTACGATCGCTCGCGCTCCGGCCGTCCGTATCTTCTACGGCAGGCTCCATCGCCCAAGGCCTCCCATTTCCCCTTGGCTTTATATCCCATAGCCTGGGAGGAAGGAATCCAAAGGGAAAAAGGTAAGGTTGTATGCGATCGCTCACGCTCCGGCAGGCGAATATATCTCTACCGCCGTCCATGTCAATAGCGAACCTCTGGCGGCATTGTCCGGTATGATGGCGGTAGCCTTACCTTGGCTGTCCCTGCACGTCACCCACCAACTTTTTTCCTTTGGATGCCTTGGGCTATATCCTTGTACGATGACGGAAGGATAGGAGATCAATAAGCCAAAAAGAAAAAGGGAGCGGTCGCATCCCGTGAGGCAGGATAAGGCTGTCCCCCGCCGTCCATGCGCGTCGCATACGTGAACTTCACTGTCCTCGCCATCGTAGCCTGCCGTATACATACATGGCTTCGTTCGTCCTACCCACCACCTTTTTCCTTTGGATCATCGTAAATACATGTTAATCAGCATATATTATGTTGATTATGGCAAAATTTCTTGACAACAATATTTTTTTTAAGTAGTTTTGCTGAAAACTAATTTTATATGCAGGAACAGAGGAAAGCTTTCGTATTTGCGTTGCCTTACGATACTAGGTTGGATATGATCCAACAGTTCTTAAGGATATATAATGGCTATCTGGACTCTAAGGGTAGAAGCTTGATTACCGAAAGGACGATAAACTTACTTTCTTTCTACATCAACTACGGATACTCTGATGATACCAGGGCTAAGTACATGGATTGTCATGGACAGAAGGAGTCTTACGTCGCTGTCCTGAACAACGAGCTTAAACGTGGGGGTTTTCTGGTGGACAAGAAGAACGGGAACTTCCGTACCCGTGAGCTGTCTATTGAGATGAGAAGCTTACGTAACTATTTTATTCTTGATGGGGAGGGTGATGATACTCGTGTAATGGGATTTGTGTTCAAGAGAAACAAATTGGATATTGATGGGTAGGAATCTTATTTCATTCGATAGGGATATCGTGGATGAGGTGGTAAGAAGATCTGATGGGAAGTTTACCAAACAACAGGTAGAGTGGTGCATGAAAGCATCCGTATCTTACGTCCACCACCTAGCTAGGTATACTGACAATATATCTATCAGAATCCCGTTTATCGGATACGTTATATGCAATCTCCGAGAGATGCGGGTAAGGCGTGATAAGATACGCCGGATATTTGTCAAGGAAGGTAATCGTTATCCGGATGAAAGGATGCCTATTGAGCTTGATTGTCTGGATAAGAAGATTAAGGCGATAGAGGATATGGAGGGGTTGAAGAACGGAGATCCTCTTATACGTGATAACCATGAGGCCATGTATCAATGTCGGTATGGAATGACATGGGAACAATTACAGGATTTTCAACAACAACAATTTAAAAAATAATATGCAAACAATTGGTAAAGCCCAAGTAATAGCCCAAGCTTGGGAAGATAGTTTATTGGGCAGGATTCCTAAGGATGAGAAGGATTATCCGGAGTGGTACAAGAATCGTCTTGATTTATGCAAGAAATGTCCTAAGAACTCTTCTAATATAGCTTTCTTTAAGTTACCAGCTAAGGTATTGCTGCAAAGATTGATGGGAAGACAGGCATGTTCGTTGTGTGGTTGTTTTATCAAGGAGAAGGCTTGGATGAAGACCGAGGTATGCCCGTTGAAGTTCGTGGAAGGAGAGAAAGCCAAATGGAACGCCATGGAGGTCATAACCGCCGATCATAACGATTTTAATATCGAGTGCCCTAACGATGCATTTGATATAGGACTTACGGATGACGAGAGCGAGTTTTATCTAAATATTTTTGATCAGAAAATAGGTGATAAGATAGAAATCGTGTTATTTATCACCCATAAAGATGGTTTCCATGTCAAGGAGCATCATCTTGGATGTGGATGTATGGGAGACGTGTCATATAACAAACATCCTGACAATGAGAATAGAACTATATTTAGGATGACATTGGATACCTCAAAATATACGGAAGGTCATTTTGAGAAACACCTATCTCTTATCGGTTATACGAAGGACGATCCTGAACGTAATTTCAAACATTTCCCGCTACGTATTATAGGGGAAGCTTATAAGTAAATACTATGCGAAGTCCCGTAAGAAGCAAGATAGATGATCGTATCCATGCCCTTATTGTCATGGAAGTCGGATGCCGTGAGTTACCTGAATATTCATTGGGTGATATACTTTACTCCGCTTTAAGGAGAGTTGCTAAGGCTAATGGTGGTAACGTACGCTTCTTGCGGGATGTTAGTACCAGGGATTTATTAAGAATAATAGATCAGAGTATCAGTGATGAGATCGAGTTAAACAACAACGATTATAATGCGTAATATGGAAGATAAAGATATAAAAACAGAGATCAGGGATTATCTTAAAGAAGAGGCGGATACTCATATAAGGCATTGGATAGCCATAAAGCGTGAGAGCAAGCGTCTGTATAGCGATATTGAAGATAGGACTAAGAAGATAGCCCTTAAATCATCTTCGTTGATAAAAGAGGAGGATTTTGTCGTTCTTCATGAGATGACCCATAAGATACAGATGTTGAATATAGAGGCTGTAAAAGTCAATTCTAGGTTGATGTTCATAATCCAGTTGGCTACCAGCTTCGGTATGGATCTGGATTTAGATACGACATATGCGTCCACCGCCAAGAGCATTATAGAAGACAGAACATCTGGATTCGTGTTTTATGATGACAAGGAACGTCTGAGATACGCTGACAAGGAGCTTGAGGATATGTTCCATGACATGAGCGTGACGGAAGTAAGTAAGATCGGGGTTGTTCAATCTTATGAGCTTCTTATGAAGCAGTATAATGAATTTAAGGAATTAAAAGAAAATGCCACAGGGAAGACGAAAGCCGACGAGTAGGGACGTCGATCGGGTAAACGATAATCTTGAGGTCATATCCAAGGCCGTGGATGACGCCAAGACGTATATCGCCAAGCATCCATGGGATAAGGAGAAGCCTGAGGATATGGCTAGGGCGTTCGATTTCATATCCAAGCTGATCGATAAGATCAACGTATGGAATGACTCGTATATGGAGAAGAGTGGGATCATGGATGTATACAGGAGTGTCAGCAATGTCCAGAAGAAGGAACGTAAGGGACAAGTGTCTGGAGGTATAGAGTCCGTATTAAAAAGTATGAAGTGATGGGGTTAAGCACGAGTCCAGAATTTTATGTAAACATGAAGAATCCTCCAGTGTGGAACGATTTGTTTGGCTGGGAGGATCAAGATGATGATGTTAAGCAGTTCTTTACAGAAGAGGCTTATAAGGTCAAGTACGGGGTGACTATCAATGGTACGTTCATCCCTCCATGGCTTTATTGGCATGTTAATTTCTTTCCCGTATTTCAAGATCTTCCAAACGGGGAGCGTGTTCCTGCTATCAGCCGGTTACGTGATAATGAATGGTTTTTCGCTGAGATGTACCAACGTGCCCGTCAGGAGAAGAAAGGGCTGGGGATGTTCGGTACCCGTCGTTTTGGAAAGGCCCTTCTGGACTCGGAGCTGATATATACTCCTTATGGATCTAAGAAGATAGGGTTCGCTGATATCGGTGATATCATATATGGCGATGATGGTAAGCTTACGACTATAGTAGGCGTATATCCTCAAGGATTCGTTGATATGTATAAGGTTACGTTTGAGGACGGGCGCAGTATAGTATGTTGCGGTCAACATCAGTGGAAGGTTAAATATCATGGTGATTATAAAGTCATGAGCACTATGGGTATCATCCACTCTGACTTCCAGAAGATGACTATAGACATAGGGGAGGCCGTGGATTTCCCCGAGCGGCGGTGGCTGATGTCGCCCCAGCTCCTTGGGTCTCTGACCGCCTCTTTCCTTTGTGGATCTACCGACAGGATCTTCGAGTTAAGCAATAAGGAGATGGATGATATTATTTATTCATCCAAAAAACAGAAGGAGTTGTTTATAAGCTCATTCATGAAGATATCTTGCGGTATAAGTACCGGTGACGATCGTTTTAAGGTCGTTTACAAAAGTGAGTATATTATATCCTTCGTAAGAAGAATATTCTGGTCTATGGGATATTATTGCGTCATGGATGGTGATGATATGTATATATCCAAGACTCATAACAGGCTTAGGATATCCGATATAGATTATTACGGGAAGTATAAGGCTACTTGTATTGAGGTCGATAATAAGTCCCATCAGTTTCTTACCACCAATTTTGTCGTATCTCATAATACGACTATCATGTCATCTCTTCTTCAGATGAACGCTACCATGACGATCGGGCTTAGTCATTCCGTGGTAGGTTTCAGCGATAGCGATTTATCTAATATAGGTGAGTATTGTGAGTATGGTCTTGATCATGTGCATCCTTTTTTCAGGATTAACAGGACCAAGACCGATTGGAGTTCTGGTGTCACCTTAGGCAAGCGTATGTCCAACGGGGTTCGTGATGTTCATGCCATAATATCCATAGCCAACATCAACATGGGTAGGAAGACATCCACACAGAAGACTGCCGGTCTGACCCCCGCCACGGCTATTTTCGACGAGGTAGGTAAGGGACCTATCAAGAAGCCGTACACTGCCGCCATGCCGTCATACGACACTCCTTACGGCTGGCGTCTCAGTCCGATCTTGGCTGGTACCGGTGGTGAGGTGGAACTATCCAAGGACGCTCAGGAGATGTTCTCTGATCCTGATACATACAATCTTCTGGTCATGGACTGGGATATTTTAAATCGGAGAGCCATGAAAGGGAAAACATGGAAAGAACGGAAATGGGCAATGTTTGTCCCCGGTCAGATGGCTAACTCCGGTGTCAAGAGAACTATAGGTCTGGGTGATTATTTGGGGAAACCTGATGATAAGAAGCTTAATAAGATCAAGATTGACGCCACGGATTTCGAGGCTAGTACCAATAAGCTTAACGAGGAACGGAAGAAGTTATCTACGAAAGATAGGGTAGCTTATACCTCTCATACCATGTTCTATCCATTTACGATCGACGACTGTTTTTTAAGCTCATCACAGAACCTATTCCCGGTCGAGTACGCTATCAAGCATAAGAATGATCTTCTTGAGTCAGGGCAATATAGCGGCATGCTGTGTGATGTTTTTCTTGAATCGGGGAATAAACTTGGTACTACTAAATCGAATAAGCAATTGGCTGGTTTTCCGTTTAGCGGCGGTGTTATTGACGCTCCTGTCCAGATATTCGAGATGCCTCAATCTAATAGGTTTGATGATTTTATTTATGTCGCAGGATGTATGCCTCCCGGAGAAAGGGTGTTGACCCCTGATGGATATAAGAATGTAGAGGATGTTGACTATGATGATTTCTTGGTTAATAATGAAGGGGATAATGTTAGGATACGCAAGAGACTTGTCAGAAATATGGTCGAAGAGGATCTTTATTCGATAAAGATGTATAATGGCGTAAGAATAAATAGATTTACTTCTGATCATCCTATTTTTGTTTCTGATCATAAGACCGTAGGGAGAAGGGTTAGGGAAGATTTATTCAAGTTTGATTACATACCTGTCAAGGATATAAAAGAGGGACAGTGGACAAGGATCCCAAATATGTATGCCGAAGAAAGGATGGATATTCCGGGATTTAGGGATTATATGCTTTCTGATGATTTTTGGTGGTTTGTCGGGATGTGGCTAGGGAATGGATGGATTGATAAGCAGTGTCGTGTACAGATGGCTATTTGTTTTGACTATCCAGAAGAGAGGGATAGGTATTACAAGGTTATAGATAATCTTTTTGGTATTAAGCCGTCGGAGAGATGCAGGAAGGGTAATTGGGAATTAAATTTTAAGCATGTTTATCTAAGCGAGTGGCTTGTTAATAATTTTGGTAAATATTGTTATGGTAAATATATTCCTGAATTTGCTAAATACCTCCCGTTTAGCATGAAGGTTAGTTTAATTCATGGATATCTGGATACGGATGGATCTATCCATAATGATTTTCGCAATTATTCGGTCATGGATTTCGTAAGTGTCAGTATGGATCTTCTTGAGGGTATACAGGATATATTGTTATCTCTTGGAGTAGTTGGAGGTATATCCATAATGAAAAAAAATAGGGCTGAATATATAGATGGCAATAAGGTTAAATCTCAAAGATCATGTTATCATTTAAGGATAGGCCATAACTATACTGTGTGTTTCAGGAAGTTGGTTGAGACATTAACTCCTGATTATATATCTAAATTGTCTAAAGTATGTATGGATACCAGCACAAGAAAAAGTCCTTCCACAGGTATATTTATTAGTAATGATAATAAGTATATATATGTCAGGATATCATCTATAACTAAAGAAAAGTATACCGGTCCTGTGTATAATTTTGAATGTGATACGAATAATTATTTATTAAGGAATATATCTGTTCACAATTGCGACCCTTATAAACAGGCCAAGTCTGATACCCCTTCATTAGGTGCTTTTTATGTATTCAAGAGACGTGTTGGTATTCGAGATCCTTATGCCTATAGAATAGTGGCTTCATACGTATCCCGCCCATCATCCATAGATCAGTTTTGTCGTACGTGCGAGGTACTTCAGAAAGGATATGGTGCTATATGTCTCATGGAGAACGCTGACCAGATGTATGAGCAGTATCTTAACCGTAAAAGCGGTATGCCAGCGTCTTTCTTTCTGTTTGCTGGTGAGGCAATAGCCAATAAGTATGTGAAGGCCGGCTCCCGGCAGAATAGCAAGCTGGGGCTATATCCTACCCCCGGCAACCAGAACCTGCTCTTCTCCTGTGTGGTGGATTATTGCTGGCAGGATTTCGTTATTGGTTATGATGATAGTACCGGTCTTGATATAACGGTTAAAGGTATTGAGTTGATTGATGATATAGCTCTTTTGGATGAGATAATACAGTATAAGCCCGGATTGAACGTCGATAGGATAATATCCTTCGGGCATGCGTTGGTTCTCGCTAGGTATTTTGATGATAACAATTACATGCCTAAATCGAAGATTGAGGAGATGAATAACGACCGTAAGGAAGATGCTTATAAACATCATGAGATATATGCCTCTGCCTTTGGATCGGTATCTATAGGAGCTTTTAGGTAAATGAATGTCAATTAAACGCCTATCTTTGTTGTAAATAAAATTGAATAATCATGGAAGTGTTTAATAGAGATCATTCGTTTCCAGCAAAAGGAGCGTTATTAGGATTACCTCCTCAGGCTATTTCCACGAAGAAAAAGAACAGAAAATGGAAGGAGGATTGTATGGACGCTCTTGAGACGATAGGGTTGAAACAGTATGATCGTAACCAGATGTACCGTGACTATTATCTGATGGCGGATGGTAAGTTATCTTTTATGGAGATGGCGGATGTTATCCCTCAGTTAAGGAACGTACAGAAGTTAAGGAGTGATATAAGGATACCCTCTTTCTTGAAGCATTATGATATCATAGGTGGTATTGTAAACGCTTTTGAGGGATGGTTGACAAACCTACAGGATAAGTATACGGTTAATGAGGTAGGGGATATGGCTATAAGTGAGTATGAGGACACGATGTCAAACTTACTTCATCGCCATATACAAGAACAGTGGGATATTATCGTCAATCAGCGTCTTGTAGAAGCCGGGCTTGATCCTACATATAATGAGTTTAATTCCGAGGAGGAACGTCAGGCTTACGCAGAGCAAATTCAACAAGCCAAGGTGTCTATGACACCAGATGATATCCAGAGGTTCATGAGTACCAGATGGAAGACGCAGGCGGCTGTATGGGGAGATCATACGATCGAGGCTGATCGTAGCAGGTTTTATATGGATGAGCTTGACAGGGAGAATTTCCGGGATCGTCTTCTTAGCGGAAAGATGTTTCGTAATCATTTCGTCGGTTTTGATTACTATCGACCGGAGGTGTGGAGTCCTATGGAAGTGTTCCATCCTGATGTAAAATATCCGCAATATGGAAGTTATGTAGGCCGTCTTCATTATTATGAGGGTGTTGAGTTGATATCAAAATACGGCCATAAGATGACGGCCAAGGATAAACGCCGGATTATGGGCGGTGATGATGATTACGAGGGATGGGTATCCAATGACGGTACTAGGTATGATCAGAAGAAAAAGAAGCCTTCTATTACCGGTATGTATGAGAATGAGGTTATTCCATGGAAAGGGTATCATGATTATGAATCTATCGTTGCGGCTGAGGATTACTATGGTGTTCCGATGGGAGAATACCATACCTTCGGGCCGGACGGGGAGGAGCACACCCAGCCCCGCTTCTTGCCCCGCTTCCATCCCTTTGGATATTTCAACTCCGGTATGGCCGATAGTAAGAGATATGAGATAGACTCTCGCCTTTTTAGGGTTATGGAGGGATATTGGGTGTCCATGAAACCGGTATTTCTAATAACTTACATGACCGAGACCGGTATGGTAGATCAGGAGCTTGTTACCGACGAGCTATTGCCTGAGTTTTTGGAGAAGAACGGGATAAAGAAGGTGAAGAGGGTGATGGCAGAAGCCGTTGGTGATCCTGAGGTTAATACCTATATCTTGGAGTATGTGCCTGAGGTTAGGTTTGGAGTTAAGATCACCGGAGGTAATTTAATGGATAAGCCTATATATATTGGCGGGGATCCAATACCTCATCAGATACATGGTGACAGTAGTCTGTATGATTATGTCATTCCGGTTTCGGGATTTATAGGGGCCAGTCTCGCTGATCGCATACAGCCGTTCCAGATGATGTATAACCTTGCTATGAACCAGCTATACAACAACGCCGAGAAGGAGATCGGTAAGTTCTTCTTAGGCGACTTAGGATTCCTGCCTACGGAATATAAGGATATGATGGACAAGAAAGGGGCTTTAGCTACTTTCATGCAGATCGTTAAGTCCGTCTCGTTTATGGGCGTAGGTGGCAATGATACGAATAATCCTTACCAGAATCCGCAGATGAGTAGCATATATAACCAGTTTGGTGTATATGATCTTACTAACACAGATCAGATAAGATCCCGTATGGAAATGGCTTCTTACGCCTATATGATGGCTTATAGGATGATAGGTATATCCGAGCAAGCGATGGGTCAGTCAACTAGATACGAGAGTTCTACGGGCGTAAAACAGGGAGTTAACGCTACTATGCTACAGACCCAGACTTACTTTAATGATTTCGATGACTTCAAGAAACGGACATTGGATATTCATCTAGCCGTGGCTCAAGTATGCCAGAAGGAAGGATACGATTGGACCGTGATGTACAGGAACAGCGATTTGTCCTTGGCTTACATCAGTCTTACGGATAATAGCTTGTCTTTACGTCATCTTAATGTTATGGCTGTATCTAATTCCAAGAAACGTCTGGAATTGGAGAATTTGAAGCAATATATATTACAGACGAATACTTTGGGCAATGACTTGCTTGATATCACTAGAATGATGAATGCCAACTCGACGGCTGAGATGAATCAGATAGGAAGTGATGCCAGATCTTACGCAGATCGTGTAAGACAGGAGGAGTACCAGAATCAACAACGACTTGTACAGCAAAAAGCCGAGGCCGATCAACAGGCCCGTAATGACGAGCATGAGAAGGAGAAGGAGCTGGCTTATATCAAGGGTAACTTCGATTTACGGGGTAAGAGCATAATGGCCGCCGGTCAAGCGGCTAGGACCGAGAACAACTCGGAAGGCATGGATTATGTCGAGGCTATGGCTGATAGGGCTTTAAGGGAAAGAGATCTTGATATCAAGGAAGAGGATATGAGAACCAGACAGGCTAATGCCGAGGCTGAGCGAAGATCTCGTGAGGAGATAGAGAAAAGGAAGTTGGAATTAAAGGAAAAGGAGATAGATGCTAGAAACAAACGTTCTGATACAGATAGGTTTACGTCAATAATAAACAAGAATTGATTACAAGTTTTGTAAATATTTTTACAAAATCTGTAATCATTTTGGCGTAAAATTCTGTCATATACTATAATGGGTTTGATTTAATTGGTAATTAGATTAATGATAATTTTGTAAAAAGCAAAAAAGGAAATTGTATGAATGACATGGGTGATTTCGCTAAGGGTTTTAAGACCATGAGTGTCGAGGAACTTTTTTACCGTGGTGACGGTGATAGCGATAAGAATAATATCGAGGGTAAATATGATAAGGATGGTAATCCTATAGGTGATACCAAGGAAGAGCCTGCCGACGGCGGAGCGGCTGACGGTGGCGGGGATAAGGGCGGCGATGCTACCACCCCAGACCCTGATTCCCTTGGCGAAGGAGGTACTGATAATAATGTAGTATCAGTATTTAACGGAAAATCTTTTTTGGAGAAGATGGCCGCTAGAGGTATTATCGATAGTATTGACAACCTTGATATTATGGTAGATGATAAACCAGTCGATCTTTCTACTATCACTAAAGAGGATGATTTACTTGATATAGTGGAGGGATTGATCAAGGATAAGGCCGATGAGTTGCTGAAGGATAAGGTTGATACCGGTTCTATGTCTGACTTTATGAAGAAGATGATAGAGGTGGATAAGGCCGGTGGTAACGTTGGCCAACTATTAAGCCAATATCAGAACATTCAGGCGCCTTTGGACAACCTTGATATGAGCAACAAGAATGATCAGCTTGCGGTCATCCAGCATTATTATAAGATGTTGGGTATGCCGGAAGACGAGATAAAGGATAATATGGAGATGATGATCGGCAAGGGCGATGAGTTTATTGAGTCCAAGGCCAATAAGTTCCATGATATCCTGAAAAAGGAGATGGATAACCTTATCGAGGAGGAGAAGAAAAAATCCGAGAAAAGGAAACAGGAGTTGATTGAGCAGATGAAGATCTATAAGAAAGGTCTTAAGACGTCTATAAGCTCAGGATTCCAGTTGACTGACACGATGATAGGTAAGGCTGTCGATTTCGTTACCAAGCCGATAGACAATCAAGGTCATACGGCTATAGATAAAGCTTATTCGGAGGCTATCAAGAATCCGGACATGGCCGCTGATCTGGCTTTGTTCTTGATGAATAAGGACGAGTTCCTTAAACAGAAGACTAACAAGGCTAAGATGGAGGTCAATAAGAAGACCATCACTCTTCTTTCTGGCAATAAGGGAGGAAAGCAGAATAAAAATAATATCGATAATGATACTATAGAAGCTAACTTCCTTGATCTGAGTGGATCAAAGAGTGTATAACATTAAAAGATAGATAATTATGAATCCTTTTTTAACAAAAAGTTTCCCGGCTACCGTGAATGGCGATAACGTTATCGCCTTCACCGATGCCAAGAACTATAAGACTTCGCTCGTAGAGCATAACTTAGGCTCATTGGCGAGCTGGTATTATGAGGATCCTGATAAGAATCATTTGGGTCTGTTGAATCTGTTCTCTAATATCGCCAATTACCCCGTTCCGATGTATATGGGTATGATTAATAACGGCGCTACGATCTCCGTTAACGGTATTGGAGCTTCTTTCCGTTATGATTTACCTGTTACAAAGACATTCGCTGTCGTTACGGCTGAGGATACTTCAGGTCATCATCTAAAACCGGGTATTGACGGTAGTTTGTTTGATATCGTTTTGAATACCTCTGAGTTTACGGCTTATGATGTCATCACCTATGACGCCGCTAACGGCTGTAATATCCTTATCTCAGGTGAGATACCGTCTAAGACAGAAGGTGATTTGACACGTTATTGGGGTCGTGTTATCGGCGGAAAGGCTAAATACTTCCCTAAAGAGAAATTACGTCCGGGTATCCGTTACTGGAAGATCGGTCATGCTCTTGGTGAGTACAGTACCCAGTTCTCTAAGGTATCTGGAGCTGACAAGGCCGGTTCTATGACTTGTGAATTCCGTTTAGGAAACCACCGTGGCGTTGAGGGTGAGACCACTATGTATGCTGGTATGAAGTCCATGCAGGCCGCCCAGAATAGCACTTCAGAGTTCGTGGAGACCGCCCTTCGTCGTATGAATGCCATGAGAAGCGAGTATGAGGGTAATATTCCTGATTTGGCTATTATCGGCAAGACTGTTAATGGTAGACTTGATTTACGTACGGCTAAGGTAGCGTCCACGCTGGAGGTATTCTGTATGGCTGAGTTGGTTAAGCTGGAAGCTAGACAGTTGATGTGGCAAGAAGGTGGTATTATTATGGATCAAAATGGTCCTATCCATTTGAATGAGGGTATCTACCGTCAGCTTCGCCGTGGTTATACTATCTACTATAGTCGCCCGATGGGTATTACTAAGGATACTCTTATGGCTGCTGCCGCTTATATTTTCCGTGGTCGTCAAGATCTTCCTATTACGGAACGTAAGATTAAGTTCAAGGTAGGAGCTATGGCTATGATCAATTTAGAGAAGTTGATTAGAGAATCTTTCTTCACTACATTGAGTAATTTAAGCTGGGGTATGGGTAGTGACCGTATGTTGCCTTCTAACCCTATCTCTGGTACTAATGACGCCATGATCTTAGGTCCGGTTCAGGTTAAGGGAGCTTTCATCCCGGGCATCGGTAATGTTGAGTTCGAACATGATCCTTCTTTGGATTACGCCGACATGACAGATCGTAGTGAGTTAGTGAATGGTATGTATCCCAGATCCTCTTATTCTTGTATTATCGAGAATATCACTGACGCTGGATCAACTAACGCGTATTCCGCTATTCCTAATACGGCTAACGCTAAGTTAGGTAATATGAATAACAACGTATTCTATATCAAGCCAGAAGGCGTAAGCATGTGGTGGGGTTATGAGTACGGTCGTTGGGCGCACAAAGCCAACGGTAATGAGATCGTATCATCCTTGCCGGGCATGAAAGAGCAATTCTGGTGCCACTCAGCTTCAGCGGCTTGGGTTATGGATAATAGCAAGTTCTTGATTATCGAGCTTCAACCGAACTACTTCGGCTAAGTTTTTTCATATGTAATTTGGTTTTTAGAGGGGAGGATATTCCTCTCCTCTTTTTTTAAGTAACGCAAAAAGGAAAATGAAAGAAATTTTAAAATCAAGGAAGGTATTGGCCGAGGTAAACGGTTTCAATATCATGTCAGATACCTTATATGAGGTTGTAGGTAAACACGATGGAAGCGCTCCTCAGGCGTTTCAGGACGCTAATATAGCTAAAGCTCCGTTCCCGGAGAACGCCACTCACGTATGTTGCCCTTGGGATGATTTCTCCAAGGCCTATAACACCGGTTTTTATCCAAGATCAAGATGCTATAATGGTCTTGACAAGAATGAGATCGATAAGCTCGTCAAACAGCGGGTAGATAATATCATGAAGCCTTTCGAGGAAATGTCGCAGATGGATCTATCTCAAACCAATTTAGAATTTTGGGATGACGCTAAGGATAAGATCTTCATGGGTAAGGTTTATAATACGGCTAATACCGTAGATCTATTTTATTTATATCTGGCTGTATTTTCCGGCATGTTGACTCCTCAGGAAATGGATGGCGATCCTGTCTTCATGAACTCCATGTTCTGTTTCGTGGAGAAAGACAATATGAAGGATTTCGTTCAGCAGCGTGAGATCAATAAGATGAACATCAGCTATAAGTTTATCAGCGCCCTTAAGAAAGGCGGCGACGATCGTCAGGCTGTCATCGATCTTCTTCTTTACATCGGTATCGTAACTCGCCCGGATTTCACGGAGGATGAGTATTATACAGGATCTCTATCAAACTGGATGAATGAGAAGAAGACCAATGTTGATTATCTGCTTGATATCTGGGATCGGTCATTGGAAGGTGATTTCAAGGAAGTTCTTGAGTTTTACCGTATCGTAAACGTCCTTCAACGAAATGGTCGTATCAATATGACTCCATCCGGATTACAATATAATGGCCAGATCATAGGACCTGACGTTCGGACATCCGCTGAGTTCTTGGCTACCAAGAAAGACTTTATTAACATAAAGGCTAATGTATTAGATGAGTATGAGGAGATCATGTCTATGTCTAATATCGATGATAAGTCCAAGACCAAGAAGGTTAAGGATGTCAAGAAGAAGGAAGACGTAGAGGGAGGTGATAAGGTTAATATGGAGGAATAACGATGACGATCCAAGAAGCGTATCTAAGATCTTTGCAGAAGAACGAGCAGAATCTCGCCAATGGCGGGATTAAGCTTGATCCCGGGAGGTTCGTGTTGTTGTTCAACGAGGCCCAAGACCGGTTGGTTAAGTACTATCTAAATAGGAAGGATGACGAGACTATACGCTCCATCCAAAACCTTCTTGTTTATTGGATGTCGTTGGATAATGCTGGTAGGATGGATGATCCTGAGTCTACGTCCTTTAACTTACCTGACGACTATCTATGGTTCTCTAACATAAAAGGAGTTTTCTCATACAAAGGGTGTGAGGCCACTGATTTCGTTATGTGGGAGGCTAAGAACGAGAATATCCATGAGCTTCTTGGAGATGATAATAATAAACCTTCTTTTGACTATCGGGAAACGTTCTACACCATAGGTGACGGGAAGGTCGTGGTGTATGAGGACGGCTTCCGCACAGACGAGGTCAGGATGACCTACTACCGGAATCCGGTACGGGTGGATCTGGCCGGGTACATCAACGCCGCCGGCGAGCGGTCCACGGACATCGACCCTGAGCTGCCCGATCCTTTGGTGGAGGAGATTCTGGATATGGTCGCCAAGCAATTCAACCTTAATGAGAGTCAACTAAGTAGATATAGGATGGATAAGGATAATGTGGCTTCTTTTAAATAAACAACGTTAGTTTGATAGAAAGACCTGCCTAGAAATAGGCGGGTCTTTTTTTTTATTTCATGGTATGTGTGTTTTTGCTTTTTTATTCCTATATTTGCATAATATTTAATTGTGTAAAATATTATGATATGATTTCAAGTAGTAAAATTTTATTCGGTGTACCTATTAGATGTGATGAAGAAACATCATTTATGTCTTTGACTGACTTGCAAGAGGCTTATTTAAGAAAGAGGATCGTAGAAGGATGGAGTGATAAGAGGATAGAGGGAATTTTATCCAATAGGAATAGCTCTGAGCGTATATATTATGTTATAAAAGACAAGTATATAAGAGGTATATCTTTATCAAGTTTTATTAATGACGTAAACAATACCTCCCTTGTCAAGACATTAAAATCGCTTGGGGTGTATAAATCTACCGGTAGAGGATCGAATAGGTTGGTTATGTGTGCTAAAGAGATATGGATGATGGTCGCCATGGAATTACATCCATCTATATATAATGAATGTATAAAAATGTTTGGAAGATCAGATATAAGCAATGACGCTATTATATATATAAGGGGAGGAAACGAGTATAGTGATATGTATAGGTATCTGTCTTCATTTTTTAGCTCCGATGATATTGAGAGAATAATTTTTGCTATAAATAAGACTGTTACCGGTGAATGTGATAAGTTTTTATACACCAAGCAAGAATCGGAAAGGATTGTTTGTATTCAAAAGGATATATGTAAGTTTATAAAAATGGGTATATTCGAATCTGTCGATGATATAATTGATATATTGGTAAATGATGTAGATGATGATCATGATTGTAATATATTCACCTATTTGGCTGTCGATGGTTTAAGTAAGGATATTAAAATAGGTAAGACGTTTAATGTAAAGAAGAGAGAGAGGGATTTAAGATGCGCTAATCCAAGGTTAAGTATCATAGCTTGTGTAAAAGGTGATATAGAGAGATGTTTGCATGATAAGTTTTCCGACAAGAGGATTTCAGGAGAGTGGTTTTCATTGTCATCTAATGATGTTGATAATATTATAAATGAATATGGATTTGTTTTAATAGAGTAGCTTTACAAAAAATGTAATCCGCATTAATATATATACACTCATGACCGTACTTTATTGTCGTAAACTCGTTTATTGTTATGTTTGCGTTAGGTAAATGATTTTTAAACTAAAATATTAATTATATGTTGCACAGACCGCAAGACCGGGTACTTTTCGTATCCCCACACGCTAAGATGGTGGATGTTGATTCCATCTTCTTGAAGGAAGGACAGATCGGTATTTACGATACTAAAGATACTTCCGAGAACGGTTGTAAGGCCGTGATTGATTTTACCGGTAAGCCTCGTAACGACAAGCGTTATGAGATCCGTATCGGTCGTAATGAACAAGCGGCTTCCCGCTCTATCTATGATAAGGATTTTTCCACGCCGTTATTCTCCTTGAACGAGATCACGGAGATCTACGCTTCTTGGCCGAAGAAGGATCACGCTTATGTTGATGACGTTATCTTAGGATATAATGGTGTCTCTGACGACACGGCTTTCTCCGTATCCAAGGGCGACCGTATCGCTATCCGCTTGGTTCTCGCCGGCAGGGCTTTCGAGCTTCTTGGTTATGAGGGAGGTCGTATTGAGATCAATGACGCTATCCTTTTGGATGATTGTGATAATACTCCAAATCAATGCGAGGAGTGCGATCCTTGCGAGGAGGTTGATTTGTTGCCCGCCGTATTGAAGTGTATTGAGCGGATGAAGAACCAGCCTATCGCCGGTGGTGGTAAGTTATCCGATTATATTGATATCACTCCGGTTACAAGATGTACTAACGAGGCTACGGAGCCTGAGACGGAGGACGTGAACTTCTATTGTATGGAGGTATGTGATACTGGTGATGATCTGGCCTTGGCTGAGGTTCGCGCCCAATACCCGGGATTGAAGATCGTTCGTGAGACTATCGAGGGTAGCATGTCACGTTATAAGGTGATGAAGAAAGGCACTAAACCGGCTGATTATACTCAACGTCTTATCTCTATCATGAAAGGATGTACGGATTGTCCTCCTAACTATACCGAGGTTAAGGGTGGTTATCTGTATTCTATCTCCTTGGAGGATGACGGTGTCGATATGTCTACTACGGTGGAGTCATTGCCTAACGTTGTAGCCGATACGGTTAACAAGATGAGTCAGATCAAGGGATCAGGTTTGTATATTGCCGCTACTTCCAAGAAATTGACGGATGAGGAGATCTCTACTTTCGTGGAGGCCAATCCTACGGCTATTATCTACTATGTGGCTAAGACATCCGATATGTGCGAGAATCCTACGGTTCGTACCGCTTCATGGTCAGCCTGTGGTTCTTGCAAGGTATCTAAGGAGAAGTATTATATCACGATCCCGGACAACGAGTGTGGTGAAAGTGCTTTGGAGGAAATCAAACAGGCGTTCCCGGAACTGGAGATCACTGACTACGGTACTCCTGCGGCTTGCCAGCATAGCTTCCAGACAACGGTATATACTAACATGTTGTGTGATGAGTGCGACAAGGTGTTCGAGGGATTCTTCACCAGCAAGGCTCCGGCGTCCTACCGCAACCGTATGTGGAAGAAACTAGAATCGGCTCAGGAACTTGGCACTAACTGCAAGTGCGGTATCCGTTTCCGTGGCAAGGAAATGTTATTATCTCCGTCAGAGTGCTTGATGGATAAAATGACCTATGTAGAGGATAGCGTTGAGATCGTTGGCGCTAGCGGTGGTTATCCTGATTCTCTTGATGAGGGATCCCCCATTTGGTGGGATCAGCTTCACTTCGAGAGATTGTCCAGCAAAGCCCCGCGTACTCATGTTGGCGGCAATATGATGGATGATGAGTTGAAGGGTTACGCTCATTTCAACGGCTTCCCGAAACATCAGGATTTCATGGGACGGACATTCATGAACGAATACAGCCGTGTTGAACAAACAGCCCAATACGTGGACTTCCAGATCACGATTAATCCTCATAGATACGCTCAAGGATTCGGAAAGGTTATCGCCGATGATCCGGTTAACCTGATCTTACGTGTACGTTATGGCGCTCATGAGGGTGTTCAGGAGATGATTAATATGATCGGTGCTGCCGCTGGTCTTGGTCCGGCCATCGTAACTGAGCCGAAATAAAGAACCTTTTTTGCGTTCATATATTTCCTAAAGGGGAGAGATTCAATTCTCTTCCCTTTTTTGTTATCTTTGAGGCAGTAGAATTAAAATATGATATTATGTCGGCTATTAATGAGTATTTAAAGAGACTGGCTTCCATATTCGGTAGCATGGGTTTCTCCGTTCCGCCAGATGACTTCTCAGGTGTTGTCATAGACGGAAAGACGTATCCAGTCATGATGAGGAATGACGGGTGTTACGTGTACTTCGATGATAAAGGAGTAAAGAGACTTGTAAGCGAGGTCCCTAAAAAGGACTATCAGTTCATTAACATCAAGGACGCCCGTGTGTCGATCGTCAACCAATGTTATCGTACTCCGGGAGGTCAGGTAGAGGCTCGTATCCATACCTATATGAATAATAAGGGGGAGATACTGGCCGAGAAGATATTTATCATCAACTCATCGGATATCGATACTCCCATTGGCACGGAATTGGATAAGATCCCTGCCGAGTGGGTGGCTATAGATTGTAGTATAGCGGAGATGACCGATCGGGAGTTGATATTCGTAAGTAAATGTTATGCCACGGAAGGAGGCAAGGTCCAGATAGAGGGCGTAGAGTCGGTTGATCCCCGCCTGAACCCGGAGGTGTCTCATTATGAGGTGGTGAATACTACTGACGATAGTAACCCTATTGGAACGAAGTATAATGCCATACCTGATACGTGGAGGCGTATAGTATGTGATTTTCCGGACATGACCCAAAGGGAGATAATACCGGTGCTTAAATGCTTTGATACCGGGACCGGAAGGGTACAGATAGAGGGGTATAAGATATTTGATTACGAGATGGGTACCAGAAAGGAATGGTATCGCGTCAAGCAAAGTACCGATCCTGAGAATCCGGTAGGTGAGTTTATCACCAGCATAAGCGATGACTGGGTTGAGGTCGTTTGTGACTTCACGGATATGGAGGATCGTGATATTGAGGTAACTATAGAATGTTATAAGACACCGGCCGGTAAGGTGAAGCTGGAGGTTCTTACGTCATGGGACGGGAATATAGGAGTTAGGGATAAGAGTTATAAAGTCCTGGAGACTACCGATTCGTCACAACCTGAGGGCGCCAGCTTCTCATCCTTGCCAGACACTTGGATAAGGGTAGTCTGTGATTTTGACGATATGGAGGAGAGAGATATCAAATCCTATATAGAGTGTTATGACAGCGGTAGCGGAAACGTTAAACTTCGAAGGATGGTGTCGTATGACTCCAAGATAAAGGCCAGATACACACGTTTCGAGGTAGTGGACTCCGATAACGCAGACTTTGTCCCAGGAGCCGCCCTAGCTACCCTTCCCGACGGATTCTCTTTGGTTCCTTGCGATTTCGTTGACTTTGAGGATAGAATGCTTCAGTCAAGGAAAGAATGCTATAATACAGATAAAGGTCGTGTACAGGTATTAAGAATAACGTCTTATGATGGAGATATAGATATAAGGGGCGCTGTTTATGTCGTTACACGATCTGAGAACCCCGATATTCTCGTAGATAGGATATATAATGCCATACCTGGAGGATGGGATCGCATGGTGTGCGAGATGGAGGATATGGAGGATCGTGATATCGAGTCTTTCGTGGAATGTTATGATAGCGGTGAGGGTAATGTCAAGGTAAGGAGAGTCGTGTCTTATGATGCCAAGGCAAACGAGCGCCACGTCCGCTACGAGGTACTGGATTCGGATAACGGCGGTTTCACCCCGGGACAGCGGATATCCACCCTGCCTACCGGATGGTCTTTGGTGTCTTGTGATTTCACGGATATGGAAGACAGAATGCCTATTGATATCGAGGAATGTTATAGGACATCAAACGGGAGCATACGTATGAGACATGTGGTGTCTTATGATGGTGATCTTGGGAAAAGAAACCAGTTCTGGGAGATTGTGGACTCGTCTGATAACGGATATGGTCTAGGGGATAGGATGAATAGCATCCCATCGGTTTTTATCCGTGAAAGGTGTGCCATGGAAAGGTTGGATGATCGTATTACCAGAAGTGCGATAGAATGTTACTCGACTCCAGGAGGATCGGTAAGAATTAAATCCACTTACGTTATCAACCCTTTAAATCATATTAGGTCGTATAATCATCATGTATTGAGTTCTACGGATAATGATATCAAGATTGGTACTCAATATATCTCTTTGCCATCTAATTTTACTCGTATCGAATGCGAGGAGCCGGATTACATGGATCGGCTTATAGATACCACCGAGACCTGTTATGATACCGGCAATGGTACGGTAAAGGTCCGGAGGCAAGAGTCTCTTAACGGTAATCTTGATATCAAGACATTTGATTATAAGATCGTAGAGTCTACTGATCCAGCATATAGATTAAATACTACACCTACGCAATCTGTTATAGACGGATGGACCGTTATTAGCTGTGATCTCAATATCATGGATGTAGATGATTGTTATGAGATCGTGGGGCATAAGATCCATCTAAAGGGCTTTAGGACGGTCAATCCTGCATTGCAGGATATCAAGTCCAAGCTTTATGTGGTATATTCAGATCATCCGGATTATGGTGTTGGAGATGAGTTGTCTTCTATTCCTGATGGGGCTAAGGTCACGATATGCGATTACGCTGATAAAAGCCAAAGACATATGGTTCCGGTGCGAGAGTGCTATGAGGTAGCCGATGGCCGGTTCTATGTGGAGGGAAGTCGGTTGGTGGATAACGATATGGTCGTTGAGCGGACGTCGTTAACGGTGATGGAGTCATCCTCCCCGACCTACCCGGTAGGTACGACACTGACTTCCATTCCTGTTGGCGCTACTATAGTGGCTTGTTTATGTCAAACCTGTTAATATCAAGGTCATGGTTAAGGTATGTAATGATTATTATATGATTGACGCCCTAGCCGGCGGTGAGGTCATAAGGAAAAGGAAATATCGTCGTGAGAATACGATGATCGGATATAAGTGGTATGATTATAATGGGGTCGAGGTAACCGACCCCATTGAGATATCACGTCTTGACGGATTGGCTACTAAGCATCAACGTGTTGATGAGGCTTATGATGACCATGCTGTTTTCATGTCGTCAACCAACTACGTTAACAGCGTTTCCGGTATACCTATGGATAAGCATATGGTTGTCGTTGAATGGAGGCCGGATAGCGAGCAGGGTTTTGTCACCATGGCTCATGATGAGGGTCTTAACGGGGATAGTTATTATATAGTTGTTATCAATGTCGGAGATAAGCAATCTACGATCTACACCCCCGTGGATCCCGAGGATCCAAAGGATGGGACTTCCCGTGCGGTTGATGGCGATAATATCTCCGTGGGAGGATCTTATGTCTCCATATCCCCCAAGCAAGTAGAGAGGATAAGGGCTACTTTCCGTGATGGTAAATGGTATTATGAGTTGGTCACGAAGACATATCCTAGTAATACCGGAGGCATTAAGATCGGGGATGTCGATTATGTCACTTTTAGGTATTTATGGGATGAGAGTTCGGGAAGGGATTTGGATACGATGACAGAGGCTCTTAATTCTAATGTCCCTACTATTGATAATCTTGGCGTTGGTTATAATGGTCCCGGTAACGGTGACGAATCTGTAAGGAGCGTGCTTAAATGGGGTGGTGATAACACCGGTTCGGGTAAGGAATGTGTTTGGATGTCGGTGAAGGATCTAAGGGCACAGTATTATTCTATATTGCCGGATGAGACGCAATTCATGGCTTATGCTACATGGTTCGCCTCTATAGGTACAGGTAAGTGTTCTTTTGAGCTTGTTGGTTACAAGGGCGGTACTATGAGCCAAGACGGATATAATTTCATCAATACCGGTGGGTCTGTAGTATATCAAAACACGTATGATTTTGTTTGCCATACCGGCAAAGGTTCATCTACGTATAAGACATCCTACGAGAAGGTGGCTCGTGTTACCTACAATAAGCTCACTAACGAGGTTTATATGTCCATTGGTGAAGCTATAGATCAGGAGGATAATTATGATAAGTTAGAGCGGGAGATCAATAATATAAAGGAAAGGCTTAACGATGTCGAGAACGAGTTGGCTGTCGTAAGACGTATAGCCGAGGGCAAGAACACGGCGTATATATTTGATACGGTCGATGCCATGAATGAGTGGCTGGCGGTTCCGGATAACACGGCTAAGCTCCGTGTGGGGGACAGCTTCTGGATCAGGGAGCAGGAGGTACCTGATTATTGGTGGGATGGAACTCAGGCTTTAGAGCAGGAAGGTCCGAAGGTTGATTTATCCCCTTATTATACGAAAGACGAGATTAATGATATTGTTGATGATATCAATCAGAAGATAGAGAATAAGAGTACGTCTATTATCTTCGATACTTATATCCAGATGAAGTCTTTCGTGGATGATCCCACTAACGCCGATAAGCTTAAGGAAGGTACCATCTTGTTGATACGAGAAAAAAATGTACCTGATTATTATTACGATGGTGCTGGGATAGTCAAGATGGAGGCTGACGTAGAGCAATGTCTTTATATTACTTTAGCTAATAAGCCTACGGAAAGCACTATAAGTTATACTCAAGATCGGGAGGTGACTAATTTCGCTCCGGGTGCTATAGCTAGATGGGTTGACTCTGACGGCAATGACGTGTTTTATAAGCTTGTTGAGATAGTAGGTGGTAAGGCTAAGTGGATTACCCTTATCGATACTAAATACGGCAATGTGACGCTACAGAGTACTTACGACAAGAATTATGAGATCGTTAATATCGTATCTGGGTCTAGGTTACAGGCTATAAATAGCGATAAGAATGATATCAAGTTTGTTAATAGCGCTACGGGTAACGTGACTGTCGTGTTGAATGGTACCGTGTCAGGGGGAGCCAAGAAGCTGGTGAGTATGCTGGCGGTGAACGAGGTAGTCTTGACCCCCGGAGCGGCGGTGTCGTTTACCCGGAACGGCGATGAGTTCGTGCTCACGGAGTTGTTTGGCGTTACTATCTTCCCAGATCTGGTGGATGCCAATCGTGAGGGTGAGTGGGTCATGAGCGTAGGCGCAACTGGTAAACCGATCCTTATGGAGGTAAAGGAGATGCGTAAGTGGGATGAGAGCATAACCAAGGAGCTTACAATAGATGAGCTTAACGAGAAGTTCCCTAACGTGGATATCGGATTCGCTGTCGTATGCAAGACCATCAACAAGGTATATGAGATGGTTAACGGATACAAGGAATGGGTGTCTTATGATATAACCTCAATTAGTTGATATGGGATTTTTAGTAGGATATGATACGACCCTGTCCTCGGTGACGTTTTATGTTAACGAGGATAGGTTCCCTTGTTATAATGGGAGGAATGCTGATTATGTGCCTGATCCGATAGTAGGTTTAGATAATTTTAATCGTAATCTCAGGTTCTCGGCAAACAATCCAGGATTCGTGGACGTCGATTGGGGTGATGGGACAAAGGATCAATACCCTTTGGTCAAGATATCTGACGGTAGTTATAGGATAGTATTCAGGTCTTTAGATATTGAGTACAAAAAGAATCCTGACGATACTACATGGTGGTTCAGGAAGGAGGATGGATCTCAGTATATACCGGTTCCTCCCCATAAGTATAGCGATATTAGGCGTAGGGAGGTTACGATGAGGTTCTCTAACGTAATCGATGGGGAGTTCAATATGGATGGTATTGTCCTCCATGAGTTTCCTGTAGTTAATCTACCTGATATAACTTATTTGGCTATGGTCAGGTCCGTTTTAAAAAACGGAGATATCCCATATGACAGGATAAGCAAGAGCGTTAATCTTCGTAATATACAGATGGGGTCTTTTTCTCATCCTGGTGTTTGGGATAATTGGCCGGAAGGTTTTTTAAATATGAAAAATCTGAGGTATTTCGGATGTAACAATGTTTTTAATTTCGCTGATAATCCTGATTCGAATTGGAGAAGATTCTCGGAATGGGAGAATCTTACTATTTTTAATTTCAATTGGTGTAATATCCCTTCGTATGACCCGGCGTTTAATTCTATTCCGGCTACGGATATAAATATCATTAGCGATAGGAATAACATACCTGTATTTGATGAGGTGGATAAGGTTGGAGATGATAAGACAGGCGTTACTTTTATGGGTAGGGGTAGCTCATGGAAACAAGATCTAGTAGGAGGTAAGTTGAATAAGATTCAGGGCACGTATTGTAATTCAAACACGGTACCGGTAGACGATCTCCCAGACTGGTTATATGAGGTAAGGGAATTTAGGATATGGACTTTGCGTGATGAAGGTAGATTTATAAATACGCAGGAGAGGGCTGATACGTTCGTTAACACGTTTTATGATAAGATAATGTCGTGGAGTTATATAACGATGTCACAGACGGCTTCTGACGGTAACAGGAATCAGTTTTATAAACTTACCTTAGATTTATATACTTCCTCAGCTCCTACCAACAAGAGACCATCTGGCGTTTATCAAGCCCCTGAGGGGTTTGTTAAGGGTGTTAGCAACGGTAATCCTACGACGCCTATGGAGAAGGTGTATGTGCTTACCAACAACTACGGGCAGACGTGGATCTTGGCGCCTGCCCCGGCTTCTAAGGCTGCCCTTACGAGGGCAAGGCGGGCTGGGAAGACGAGGATCGCCCCGTTCGTCCTTGGCGTAAAGGACGGGAATGTGTCAGTATTTAGTGGAGATGTGTTGGATGATAATATGAGTAAGTATAATTTCGCTGACAAATACGAGGCTATAGATATCTGTAACGATCTGGGATTGGACAGTTCACCGGTTGTCGAGTATTTCAGGAGAATAGAGGAGGGAGAGGTATGAAATTGATGTGTAAGGATACGAACAACGGATCTATAACCTTTTTCACCAAGGGCAAGCACGCTTTCAGGAGTGTCGACAGGGATGATACCACGGATGACGTGCCTGATCCTATATTGGATGTTAGTAATTATAATGAGAGTATACAGTTTTATTCCAAGACCCCAGGGATGTGCGAGGTCGATTGGGGTGACGGGAATAAAGAGCAATTTCCTTTCGTGAAGGATAGGCGCGAATCCATATACGGGCGATATAGGTTGATGTTCAGGAGAAGGGATATAAGTTATCGTAAGAATCCGGATAGCCATCCATGGTGGTTTTATAAGGAAGATGGGAGTGAGTATATCCCCGCGCCTAATCATGCTTACGCTGATGGGCTAGATAAAGAGCGGGTCATTACCATGACTTTTACGAATGATATTACATACGTTCAAACAGCGAGGATAATGATGGTAGGATTCCCGATATTAGACGCCCCAAGTATTATCAACTTAACCTTATCCATTACCGGCGATGGGAATATAACCGATATCCCTAAAGACAGGATACGTAGATCGGTAAATATAGAGTATATAACACTTAGCGAATTGGGTGTAGGGACATTGACATCCATACCGGACGATTGGGATAGGTTGACTAAGTTGAGAGGCATTAATTTAAGTCGAACGGCTGATTTTAATGATACGGAGTCTTCTAATATAAGGAAATTCCCCTCTATGTGGCCTAATCTTGTAACATTAGCTTTGGCAGGTTGCAGGGTTAGGGTATATCCAAGGGAATGGCTGTCTTTTAGCAAGCTAAAAGAATTATATATATCCCCGGGAGTGGCCATGCCATCGTTTGACCCTAATACATGCCCGGCTATGGATGAGGTGGATAAGATAAATCCTAGCTTAAGGACCTTCGATCATATAAATAGATGGTATGGGTCTGTCGTGAGCTGGCATCCGTATATGATCGGCAAGGGGCTGGAAAACATCACTAGCCTTACCGCCTCATATAGCTATAGTAATATAGATGTAAGTAATCTACCGGATTATATATATGAGATGAGATCCATGAGTAGTTTTTATATGCATGTCTCCTTGTCAACCCAAAGTCGATGTGATACGTTTATATCAACATTATATGAGAAGGTGATGGGGTTTGATTATCTCACTATGTCTTCCTCTGCTTCCGATGGCAAAAGGAATCAGTTTTATGGATTGTATCTAAGTTTGTATTTGGCTGCCAATCCTGTTGATAAAAGGCCTAGTGGCGTATTACAGGCACCTTCTGGTTTTATAAAGGGTCAGTCTAATGGCTCTCCGTCGACTCCTATGGAGATGGTTTATGTGCTTATGAATAATTATGGATGGAGGTTTAGTATGGCACCAGAGGCTTCGGTGTTAAGGTCAATACGATCTTCTGATATTGACACGAGGTCGTATAAGCCATATAAGCTTATTGTATTTGACGATGGGCGTACCTTTGTAGGCAATGGAGATGTTTTAGCTCATGATACGGATAAGGTATTATCGTTTGGGGGTCAACCAGAAGGGGAGTATTTGTGTGATTCTATGGGATTGGACAGGAATGTTATTGTAGAATATTTTAACAAGATAGGTAATGGCTAAGACATTATATAAATACGAGGCATCATCCAACAAGTTCGTGTGGTTCACCACATGGGATAGGGCACTTAGAAATTATTATACCGATGATTATAATTATGTACCTGATCCTGTCGTTGGTAATCCTTTTAATACGTATGTTGAGTTTATATCCAGAAAGCCCGGTATGGCTAATGTGGATTGGGGGGATGGAATAAAGGAGCAGTTTCCTATGACCAAGGTTCAAGGGGAGGATAATTATCGTATTATATTCCGTTCTTTAGCGATACAACATAAGAAAAATCCCAATACTACGTGGTGGTTCAGGAAGGAGGATGGATCGCAATACGTACCTATAGATAATCATGCTTACGCTGATGGGAGGAGGGATGTACAACGGGCTGTGTCGATAGATTTTACTTGTGATATTTATTATGCCAATATCCAAGTTTGCAAGATGACATCTTTCCCGATTGTGGATATACCAGGACTTGAGTTTTTGGTCGTATCGCATACGCTGTATGTTAATGACGGTATACCTGTAGACAAGTTGTCAAGATCCAAAAAGTTAATTTATATCGATCTTCAAAATATAGGGCAAAGAATGACCGTAATTCCTGAGGCTATAACCAGTAAGACAGAGGTATATTATTTAAATATGTTTAATATGCTTGATCTTAGGGATATAGAATCTAGCGGGATAAGGAATATAAAGAATATGAAAAATCTTCAAACCCTTGAATTGTCTTCATGTTATTTGGATAGGTATATAAAGGAGTTTAATGATCTTCCTAAATTAACTTCGTTGAAAATACATCCTGGCCCTTCTGATATGTGGAATTATTTTGATATAAATACCCTTCCTTTTTTCGAGGTAGATAAGATAAATCCTAATATTACTGATTTTTATTTTTTAGATGACTGGGTAAGTGGAGAAAGGAGGACGGGTTGGAATGATGATAATATGTCTGGAAGGGGATTGGAACATCTTACTGGTTTCATTGCAGCTCATAGCAATAGTCTTAGAATGGATAAGCTTCCGGATTATATTTATGAGATGAGGGCTATTACATGGTTTGACGTGAATGGATCCACTCATAGCCAAAAAAGATCAGATGATTTCGTGAACTCTTTCTACGACCTTGTTGTAGGATGGGATCAGATTACTATGACATCCGTGGCTAAGGATGGGAAGAGGAACCAGTTCTATAGTCTTTCGGTAAGCATGTATATTGCTGCTTATCCAACCGAAAACCAGCGTCCTTCCGGCACAGAGCAGGCCCCAGAGGGATTCGTGAAAGGCTCGTCCAACGGGTCTCCCGCTACACCTATGGAGAAGATATATGTGCTAAAAAATAACTACGCCCAGAGATGGACGATTAAACCAGAATAATATTATGAATATCAATATTTTAAAACTAAATTGGGGGGGGGTAAAATCCTATTTGCCTTATGATGAGAAGAAGAATGTTACCCAAAAGGAAGATAATAGAGGTATTCGAGGAATTATCTCCTCAGGATAATGGATATTGGGCGGTTCCTGATGGGGTCTATGAGGTTGAGTTCGCGTTGGTCGCCGGAGGTCTTAATGGAGAATATTCCGATGTATATAATGCCGGGAGTGGCGGTAACGGAGGTGGTGTACTAACTGGGACTATATCCGTAAATCCAGGTGTTACATATAGGGTGGTTGTAGGAGATATAGGTGGTGATAGTATATTCGGTATATATCAGGCTATTGCCGGTAACGGTGGAAGAGGCGGATATGGAGTTAAAGGGGATGGTCATGATCCTTCCCCGGGAAATCCATGGCAAGATGGATCATATGTTTTTAACAACAAATATCCTGACCGATACCCTTATCCTATGGGCGCTGGTGGTGGATCGGGAGCTTATACAAGAGGATGGGATAAAGGCTTTTTATCCGGAGGTAAAGGTGGCAATCACGGAGGAGGTGATGGGGCTGGAGCTGAGGATACTGAGGGTGTTATTATTAATGGCGAAAATGGAGGTGATGCCACTTATTATGGTGGTGGTGGTGGAGGAGCCTCTAAAGCTTCTAGTAGTGGGGCTACAAGCGGTCGAGGAGGATCAGGTTATCGTGGTATTATTATTTTGCATTATTTAAAAAACGGATAATATGGATAGAAATAGTATTATAAAAGAACTAGGTTCGTATTTTGATATAGTGGAATTAGTATGTCCTCATACATATAATAAGTGGAAGGACAGATCGTGGCAGTTTCTTGATACAGCGTTTCTCCATAATCTTCTTATATTACGGAGGGATATAATCAAACAGCCTATGTATTGTAATAACTGGGATAAGCAAGGGCAGTTTTCCCAACGTGGTCTTAGATGCAACATCTGTCAGATAGTTAAGGATAAGAAAGATGTTTATCTATCCGCTCATGTGTTGGGTAAGGCTGGTGATTTTGATATCAAGTCGATGACGGCGGAACAGGCTAGAGGCTTGATCTTGGATCATCAAGATATGTTACCATATCATTTCCGGCTTGAAGAGAAGGTGGGTTGGTTGCATTTTGATAGCCTTGATACTAGGAACGGTATACACGCCGTGGTGTTTTAGGTACTTAATGGTAGGTGATTATATACCTATTGTATATATCTATACGGAAATCCGTACTGGGTTCCACCAAAACCCTCTACCTTCTGGTAAGCTACTTACATCGAAGGCTTCTTTTGCCGATTTTCTGATAATGTTAAATGCACCATTGATATCGGCGTTAACAATATTACCGGAAGATGTCTTGAACAATCCTCGTTTGATACGTCTTCCGGCATATTCCTCATGCTTACAAATCTTCTCGTTATCCAAGAAACTACATTTCGAGGTATAGGATTCCTCAACGATCTTAACATTAATACCCTCAAATGTAGCTTTATATGATATCATTGAGATAAAAATATTAAAAGGAATAGATACAAAGTTCTGGTTGTTTCGTTTTCCGATATTGATCTCTTGTTTCCAACATCTGTTATGACCGATTACGATCGTATTAATGCCATTAGAAACTACGTGATTAATCAATACCCTACTGGCTTTATGCAGATAATCCTTGATCTTGTTATTCCTTTTGTTGGTTAATGACTTTATTTGTTTTGAGACTTGTTTATTGTCTTTTAATCTTGATTTTAAATATGCTAGTCTTTTATTGTAATACTGGTTGATAGATTTTAGAGGCTTACCGTTGATGATAAAGCAGGAACCGGTATTTGATACACAAGACGCAAGATTGTTAAGTCCAAGATCAATACCAAGGTAATTACCATTATCATACATAAGATCTTTCTCTTTCTTATTATATACAATCTCAAGCATAATATATCCATTCTTAGGGACGAACCTGAGTTGTTGGACATTCTGTTTATTAGTCCTTGTGGTAAAAGAGAATTGTTTTGGTAACTTAATAATACCTTGCCTTATCCATTTTTGAGAAAATGCTGTTGTAGGGAAAACAGCTATAAACATCCCATCTTTATCAAGATACTTAGGTATTCTTACTTTCTCGGAATATTCGCCTCTGCTTTTCTTGTTAAGAAGATTGAAGAAGGACTTGAAATTCTGGTCTACCATCATCAATACCTGTTGGGCTACTGGTGATGGTAAAGCACGATAGTCTACATCATTTTCTGTTCTTAGCTTCTTTTCAAGAGAGTAGTAGTTGAGGTATTTATACTTAACGGTATTATCGTCTTTATATTGAAAATAATGTTGCCTAACAACATACAATCCTTTGTTGTATAAGTTCTTGCACTTATGCAACAGATCTTGAAGTTCATTGTAATATATTGAACTTCGCTTGATTATATGTTATTCGACCAATCTCATGACACAAATGTAGATATTATTATTTATATATAAAAAAATAATCCAATATATTTTAGTGCAGGGATACATATAATTGTCTATTATTTATGCGTAAAAATAATTTGATATATTTGTGATACAATTACCATGTGGTATAAAATGAAAGACAAAGACATGATAGAGCGAGTAGGGGCTTTGTGGAATATTGCGCTTGCGTATGGTGCCTCTTGTTGGGCTTATTTCCAGCCGGTACACCATTTATTAATTGTATTACTTATAGTATTAATAGCTAATTTTTTAGCTAGGTTAGCGCAAAGCATAAGGGGCTGGAAGCTCCGACGGAGTCGTAGAAGAAGGTTTAGTTTTAAGAGATGGTTTAGGGAGGTCAGGTTTACTGATATTCTTAAGGAGTTCGCTTTGTCCTGTTTTATAGTAATGACATTATGTGTTATATATAAGACGTTATACCCGATCGAGGAGGAGGCTAGCATGATACTTACCGTTACCAAATATGGGGTGTATATAGCCCTTGTTGGATATGTGATGCTTTTCTTGAATACGATAGGGGATGCTTTCGCTGACGCTTATCTGGTTAAGGTGTTCAAGGCCGTGTTTAAGAGGATAAACGTATTCAAGATGTTTGGCTTCTCTAAAAACATACCTGACGAGACGTTTGACGATATAAGGAGGATTGCCGATGATGAGGTTAAGGATAAGTCTTAGGGCGATTGTTTGTTTAGGTCTGTCGCTATTCCTGTCCTCTTGTGGAAGCAGGAGGCAGGTTAGCGAGGCGTCTATTGATAGCCGGCTGATAAGCAGGATAGAGACGATGATAAACGAAGTTATAGACCGCAAGATGGTGGAGATAAAGACCTCTGATCTTAATGCCGATATCGTTATAACTGAGAGGAAATTCGATACGGATAAGGATATTGATCCCGCCACGGGAGAGCGACCGGTATCGTCCGTGACTGACGCCCATATCGTCATCGGCCGGCGGGATAGCACGGTGACGACCGATTCCCTTGGCGTTGATAAGACGATCACCGGTATTGAGGATATTGATAAGAAGACAGACATCAAGCATAAGGATATAGACGATAATGAGGAATCAAGGTGGCCGATGGCTATTATCTTTATGTCGATCTTAGGTATATTGGTTGTATTATTCGTGTTGTTGAAAAGATTCGGATTGATAAAATAATAGGTGTACAAGAAACCCCATACACCTATTGGTTATCACCCCAGAAAAGAATTGCAAATATGAGGTCAGTCTCGGATTCGAACCGAGGTATATGGTTTTGCAGACCACCGACTAAACCTACTCATCCAACCGACCGTGACGCGAATATATAATTTTGTCTTTGACCAAACAACCTCTTTGACCATATTTTTACTCAACTAGAATATCCCTTAAAGAGAATCCCTTATCTAGTATCTACTAGGTGAGGCAATATCTCTTTGAAGTCTATCTCTGTTGACACCAAAGGAAATGTGGCGGCTCCTTGAGGCAGGGCAGGAGGTATCCTTACACGGCAGGCCAGGAGCGGAGCGACTCGTAGTCCACCTCCCTTTTCTCCTTGGCGTATTACGCTTAAGCGTTGGAAAGAAGTAAACATATCAATGCATTAATGTCTTATGTAGGTAGTTATTTGTCGATCAAAGATCCATTGACAACATAATTAGATGTAAAAAATACACTAAATTAAATCATTGATATAAGTCATTGTTGATATCTTTGTTTTTCAATTTACTACAGATTATTAAGTTAATTTATTTAAGTTATATACTTTAGATAATAACAAAGCGTTAGCTAACGCTTTTTAATCAATCAACTTATGATATAAACAAAGAAAATCTTTATAATGAGACTCCCTTCTTAAGGGGGCGAAAGTTTCCTATATCACATGTCACAAAATAGACAACTGTGTTTATAAAAGAAGGTGGATAAATAAATGCATCTCTTTTCTTAACTACCCCTACGATAGTCTCCCTACGCAATGTCCAAGTTGTATTTCGACCATAGCGATCGCCGTAAAAAGCCGTGATCTTGACATACTCCCATCACTAAAGCAAATGGGATTCTTGGATACAAACGCAAGAAACCCCGATATTACTATCGCTGGAATTACTCTTGCTCTCCAATTCGGAAATGCCCTTCCGAAGTATATTACGGGCCGCAAGAACATCACGGTCGTTGACTGAGCCGCACGCCGGGCATACCCACGTGCGGTCGCGTAACGACAAGTTTTTATTAACAAGCCCGCATTCACAAGTTTTTGAGGAAGGATACCATTTGTCAATCTTATGTACTATCACTCCATACTTTGAAGCGATATACGTAAGTTTGTTAATAAAAGAAGAATGACTGAGATCAGAAACTTTCTTTCCCCACAAACGTTTCATTCCTTCAATGTTTAGATCTTCAATGAAAATATAATCATATCGCTTGCACAATTCATGAGCTAATTTCCATTGAAAATCAGATCGAAAATCGTTTATTTTACGATACGCTTGTTGAAGTTCAAACAGTCTTCTTTTTCTATTATTGGATCCTTTCTTCGCATTAGAAAACTTTCTATTTAGTTTTCTAATCTTGTTTTGATATTGCTTGAAGAATAGTGGAGAATTGATTTTACTACCATCGCTTTTAGTTAGGTAAGTTTTCAGACCAAAATCCAATCCTACAGATGCACCATCATATGTCTTTCTGTAAGAGTTTGCAGGATTGTAATCTGTAACTATAATCAAACTAAAACGATAGCAGGTTTCTCTGACTATCCTTATTTGTTTAACATTACCTTCATATGCTCTACTGTATGAAAACTTAAAACGTTTCTTTCCTTTGTTGATTGTGAGAATATTACCATTTAGAGTAAACCCTCCTTGTTTAAAAACAAAAGAGTTGAAACAATCTGATCTTTTAAACTTAGGTGGTCTCTTTGATTTTCTTTTAAAGAAACGATTATAAGATTCATCAAGACGTTCAAGTATTTCTTGTGTTGTTTGAGAATGAAGAAGATTTCTTTTAATTCTTTTAGCAAAATGCTTCTTCATTTTACCAATTGAGATATATTTCCCAAACAACTTGTAATACCTACGCTGTAGAGCTAAAGCGTGATTCCATACAAAACAACATTCACGAAGCATTTTATCAAGATGCTTCGTTTTCTTGGAATGATAGATGTTGTATTTGTAGGTAATCATTTTTTTTATTTACAATTTTGATTCAAAATTAATCAAACCAATTCATCCACCTTCTAAAGTATGGTGGTTTTGTCGGTTAAATAATCATAAACAAAAAAAATGAGTACTTTCACAAGCACTCATTTTGAAATGACAAAGTTTTTAGTATCTTTGTACTATACTAAAAAATAACATATGGCAAATTTAACATTAATATTCGACCAATTCGTATCTTTCTCTGAAAAAAAGAGGATGTCAGAAGAAAATAGAGCCTTGAGGAGGGATTCCGGCAAGGTCATCCTACCTTATTTGCTTAATGACAATGCTAATCCTTGTTGCGATAACCCTAGGATAAAGCGTCAATCATCATCCAAGTCAGAGATACTTGAGAAGCCGATATCGGAGACGCTGATAGGCATTCTTATCATATGCCTTGACCCTATAAGGTTTAGGTCGCTGGGGATTAAATACAACATCAAGTGGTTCTATTACTTTGTGAATGAGATAGTTAGTTACTATATTAAGCACCATCGTCTTGGTGGTGATAATCTTGCTTATCAGATAAAGTTAGTTAGGTGGCTTTTGATCAGTTATGTTAACGTGGCTGTTGTACACGGTTATTACGCTATGGTGAGGAAGGCGAAGAAAGAGCATCCTGACCTTTTTGTACATAGTAACAAGGCGAGGTATTATTATTGGGATAGCTGCCCTTCCGAGTATAAAAAGTTAGAGGATGAACGAAATGTAAATAATCCTACCTATAAAGCCCATGAGTGCAATAGGAGGCGTGCCGAGGATATCAAGCGTGTTGTTTATGACTCCATGGATTCGATCAGGAAACGCGACCTTAAGGATTTTGTGTCCTCTAAGAATAATGGAGTTAGCATTTCTTTTAAGGAAAAGGTTCAGAACAAGGTCAGGAAGAAGGGCTTTGGTAATGTCAGCATCAAGACCATAGAGAGGGCTATAAAGAGCTATTTAGATGAGCGTGGTGTCACTTTCTCTGAGTTCGTCGATGGGGTGAGGAAGTTGGATAGGAAGATAAAGGAAGTCAAGTCCGCTTTTGGCAAGGTTAAAAGGATTAAGATATTTGGCGTCAAGGCTTATGATTATGTGTCTGGGGATGAGATAGTTGATGAGTTTGGTATGGCCGCGTTGTCTGATGAGGTGTGGATTCCTGATAATAGCACACCGTTCCTTGACGATTATATTGAATCGCAGTATTTGTCTAACAATTTTAATTTCTAATATTATGGTTAATATAAAATCACATGACTTTTATACGGTGTTTGATGATAAGAAGCAACTTTTTAAAGTATCATCATTATTTGATTCTTTAGATGAATCTGAAGATATAGTCAAAGATTTGATGGATTCTGGCACATTCATGTATGTTGTTGACGAACGACTGTCTATGATATGGGTGGATATATTTATGATGATAGAGCTTCTTGGGGAATATGATGGTGGGGATGTTAAGGATTTGGCTATTAAATGCTCTTCTCTCTATTTGAAAGATAAGGTGATGCGTCTAATTGTCGATTATGTCAATTGCGATTCTGATGATTATGATGATAGCGTTGATCCTATATTGAGTTATTGTAGCAATCTTATTCATAGTGGTGATGGGAATATTGATTATCTGCCATTGTCCGACATGGTAAGTTTGAATGTAGGAAATTATATGTCAGATGACATGTTGAAGCTATTTGATATTGCCAAGGAAGACAATCGCATAATATCTATATTGTTTGTTTTGTTAAGTAGACCTTATGTTGACGATTATGGTTTTTTTACTCTTACTGATTTGCTTTCTATGATGATTGATAAAGGTTTTATTGGTGATCGTGATGATATAGTGAATGCCTTAGGGCTTATCTTAAAGTAGGTTTATTGTATTGGTATGACCCTATTTTGTATCTTTGCTTAAAAGTAGTAAATATGAATCAGGTAAATATCATACCGAAGATAATTCATGATAAGTTTGCCGCAAGGATTATCATGGATGATTACGATATAGAAAAACCTATCGTTATTACTGTCGTGGCTAGACGTAACGATGGAGAGTATAATACCCAGATATTGACATACCCGACATCTGGCGTTGATTATGAGGGTAATGTAAGGATGGTGTTTTTCGATGTTGCTAGGTCTCATGTTTGTCAGATAACATCGGTGTTTATCAACGGTCATGAGGTCAAAACATATTATACCGATGTCCCGGATCTTGATATGCAAGCTCGTTATGACGATAGTTTGTGCCGGTACGACAAGAAGGTTAATATGAATGATATTCGGCTGTCATTTCAGGTGCTAGAGACACGTGATCCTAAGGTGCTTCAGGTATTGGATGAGTCCGAGTGGGGGCTACTGGAGGACAGGAAGGCGATTATCGAGATCACTACGCCGGGCATGTCCGACCCCGTTACGTTGTTCCTTGGCAAGAATCAGGTCAATACCTTTACTAGTCTAACATTAGGTCTCAATTGCTTTAATTACGATGATTGTAATGTCAAGTACCTTGATCTACCTGATGGTATATATGATATCAAGATCATAGGTAGCCCTTCCACTTACAATTTCAGTCGCAAGTATCTTAAGACGGATCTTATACGCAGACGTCTTGATCGGCTATGGATTAAGACTGATATCCTATGCGAGGACAAGGATAAGGATCTTATAAATAAGATACAGGAGATGGAGACACTTATGGTCGTAGCGGAGGCTAACGTTAGGTTGGACAATATAGAGGCGGCTCATGAGATCATTGATCGTGTCGGAGAGCTTCTTGAGATGGCTACCAATTGCGTGGATTGTTGAATAAAAAAATATAGTTATGGGTTGTAATACTTGTAAGGAAAAGGCGTTAAGGGCCGAGAGAGAAAGAATTGAGAGAAGTATGATGAATCATTCTTCTTCTACCGTTGTTAGCGATAGGGAATATGCTTCTAGAAGCACCGCTGGATGTATGGTTATGCAAGATCCGTTGCAGACCATGGAGCGTGACGTGGTTAGTATATATAAGCAAGTTCGTACCAAGGGTGATGGCGTTGGCGTATCTTATCTTAATATGCAGAAAAAGATCCGTGAGTGGATCAAGAACCTGCCATATGGATGCCCGCCTGACGAGGAGGTACAGGAAATGAGAAAGGAGATTCTGGATGGGCGCTCAATCTATATCAAACCTTGATAGGACGGATTTATGTAAGTCCGTAGACGAATGGCTGTCCTGCCAATGGGGTAGATATATGAGATACCATAGGTATAGGATCGGAGACAAACCCGATATATCCTATTGGGGCAAGATGATTCGTCTGCAAAGGTCATTATGCGATAATGATTGCGGGTTATGCCCGGATGAGGTAAGATCGTTAAAGGAACGTGTTAATAAGTTACTGGCATGAAAAAATACAGTTGTTTACATATAACTCCGTCCACTTGCGTACCTTATGAGGGTGATCTACCAGAGTGGTCAAAGCATAAGGACTCTGATGAGTGTGTTATGATCTCTGATGTGATAGAGGAGATATATGACGAGCTTACCCGTATCAGGGAGGCTATAGATGTCCGGGATCTTGGTGAGTCTTGCGTGAAGGTAAATGGAGATAAGACTGTCGCTAAGGTGCTTTATGCTTTGGAGGATAAGATTTGTAATAGGTAACGAACCAATGGAGAAAAGTCGACATTGGTGATAATCAGATGTATAGATATTGATTTATGATGTATTACTAGATGTTAAGCTACTGTAAATCAAGTATACAATTTGTAAGGAGTCTTCTAAATAAGTAGGTTAGATAGATACTCTTGTAAGTTGTAAAATATCTTTATGTGTTAGATATAAAAAATAGCCAATTGATTTGTCATAGACGATTCGATTGGCTATTTTTGTATGTCCATCATATCTCACGATGTAATGGACATAGGTTAATTTATTATGAGTGCAAATATAATTATTTCCAATGATTCTATGAATAATAGTAGTAGGATTTTGGCGTTTAAATCCAACGAAAACGGATTATCTACAATATTTAGCTACAATGGTAATGATATAACTTTCAAAACAGAGAACGGTATCACTTATGTGAATGCTACCGAAATGGCGAAGCCGTTTAAAAAGAGACCAAATGATTATTTATCGTTATCTTCTGTAAATGAGTTAATTAATGCCATTACCAGAAAATATGGTAATGCTGATTTTCAGCCTGTTACGATTATCAGGGGTACGGTTAGTCCTGGCACATGGATGTGTGAGGATTTGGCTTTGGATTTCGCTCAGTGGCTTAGTGTTGATTTTAGGTTATGGTGTTTGGATAGAATTAAAGAGCTTCTCACTACAGGCAAATGCGTGATTCCTGATTTTAATGATCCTCCCGCCGCTGCTGAGGCTTGGGCTAAGGAATATCGTGGCAGGGTAGCCGCCGAGAAGCTGGCGTTAGAGGAGAGGGCCAAAGCCGAGGAGATGGCTAAGGTTCTTGAGTCGAAGAAAGAGGATATAAAATTTTCAGAGTCGTTTATCATGTCTGGAGAATCAGATTTGCTGGTAAGGGATTTAGCCAAGAAGCTTGAGCAGAATGATATAATTATAAGCGATAAATGTTTACGAGATTTTCTTGTTAAGATAAAGATAATAGTCAAAAGGGTTAAGGTTAATGGAGATTGGGAGATTACGGCTAATGCTGTAAGGAAAGAGTTTGCTCATTATCGTGATAAGAATATATGCACCGAATCTGGTAAGGTTATATATGCTAGGACTATTTACATAACAGGCAAGGGATATAAATACATATTGTCATCTATAAATGGTAGCAAGAAAAGTGATTTCATATTATGTGGAGGTATGTTTAGGGACTATGGGGTGTTCGCCGGATCGGAGTCGTTTAATCACTGGGATAATTAATTCCATTTTTGCCCAAAAATTGATAATCAGGCAACTGCGTATTTGAATTTACGGTTATGTGTCTCATATCGGTAAAATATTTATCTTTGTGACAAAGTGAATCACAATGGTATACGGTAATAAAGAAATAGTTCGGACGTTCACCAGAAATAACCCGCCTGCCGGGTACGTGGGCGGCTCTGTTGACTACCGGGTCCCGGCCAACGTCTATTTTGGCGATACGCAGGAGGAGGCTGACAACAAGGCTGAGGATGATATCAAAGCCAACGGTCAGGACTACGCCAACACATATGCCGATATAATTCCAGCCATATGGTACAACGATCGGGTATGCGATGAGTTTATTAAAAACGATTGCGTAAGCGGTAAGGGATCCAAGGAACAGGTATGTGTAGAGAAAGGTAGGTTTGTCTCTTACGTATCCAAGAAAGATGCCAATGATAAGGCTAGGGTGGAGCTTGGGCGGATCGGGCAAGGAGAGGCCAACGCAGTTGGGACATGCTGTAAGGACTGGGCCTCACAGCCTCTTCGTGGCTTGTTTTACAAGAACGACTGCGAGGCTGGCACATCAGGCAAGGAAGGTATTGTATATGAATTACCAGCCGGAGCTGTCATATCCGATATATCCCAGATAGACGCCGATATGTTAGCCTATAGGAAGTTCATGAAAGAAGGTCAGGAGAAGGCTAACGCCGAGGGTAGTTGCTCCCCTGTATTCTATAATACTACGATCGGTGATTGGTTTGAGAAGGTATGCCCGTTTGGATATAAATCAGGTAGGGTATATTATTCTATCAAAGCCAACAGGTTTAGATCATGGATATCAGTAGAGGATGCCAACGCCAAAGCCCGTGAGGTTTTGATGGTAGAGGGGCAGGAGTACGCTGAACTTAATCTTGAATGCGAGAAATGGATTGAGAATATCGATCAAGAAGATCAGTGTTATTGGTGATAATGCTTTTTGTTTTTCCATAATTTATAGATTAGTGTTTGGAGGTAGGGGCTTATGGTCTCTACCTCTTATTGTTTCATACGTCTTGTTGTCTTATAATCAAACCAAATCTGTATCTTTGCTAAAAACATTAATATTATTCATATGCGTAGTTCAGGTGGTTGTTGCCATGATCATTCACGGGAGCGTCCCGAGGAGTGTTGTCATGGCGTTAAGATAGATAGGTTTCTTAACAAATGCCCTAACGATCCTTGTGATCCTTGCGATCGGGATTGTCAGGACGAACCTTGTGTTGGTTATGGATGTCCTATAACCTTGTATGATAAATGCGTCTTGTACTCAGGCGATGAGCTGGTAGCGGATGGCATAGAGAAAGGTACTGACATTTCTGTCGTTATAGACTCATTGAGGCGTATTATAGCGTCTAGGGATAAGCAGATAGATTTATACCATCGTGAGGTTCTGGATTTGAAGAGGATTATAAACGAGCTTGTCAACGCCGGTGGTAGCGGCGGGGATAGCGGAACTGAAGAGGAGGTTTGGTGATGAACGGTTGCAACAAAAAACAATACAGACCTACTGTAGACGACACGAAAGTACCGTGCTCTACGTACATGAGTACCGATTGTATTTACCCAGGTGATAAGGTACGTGTGGAATCATTGGGATTATCCCCTAATTGCGATATGTCCGATACCCTTAACGCTATGATAAAGGCTATACGGGATAGGGATGCCGAGATATCCGAGTTGAGAAGAATGATCAACAAATTAATTTGATAATATGAAAAATTGTAATCCATGTAAACCGGAATATAGACCGGGGAATGAGTGTAGTATCTACAGCTCCCAGATCATATATGACGGTCAGTCGTTCCCTGAGGCAGACATCAGGAACGGTGATGGCATGAATAGCGTAATCGAGTCTCTGGTAAGGAAGCTGGTTGCCGTATCTGGCGCCACGGCGTCCATCCAGCGTGACTCGTTCAAGGGCGTTCAGGCTGTCAGGTTAAGATACGAGCCGTTGACCGTGCTCAGCGTTACCTATTGTGGTACTATCGTCCCTAATGACGGGTATGTCGTTTCTGGTAGATCCGTTAAGTTTAAGAAGAAATATTGCATGGGTGATGAGTTCACTGATGTTAATATCGTATATACTACATTGAATAGTAATATTTTAAATACTTCTTGTTATGGCTAAGAGAGTGTACGATACGGTCTTGGCTTCCGAGTGTGACGGTTGGGTATGTGGTGAGACCCTTAAGAAAGGATCTATCCCAGTAGATAGGTTAGAGCTTGATTCTTTATCAGAGGCCGTAAGGGAGCTTATAGAGCGTTTTTTTGAGGAGGGATGGTTGCCGGATATGATCTGTGATCTTGGTTGTGGAGGCGCCAGCGTATTTGAGATTAAGCCTACTAACTTCGAGTATCCTCCTGAGGGTGGAGAGAAGATCCTTGAGATTATTGTCGGCAAGAGTGATAAATGGACTATAACGCAAGCGGATTGATATGGCTAGTAATTTAAAAGATATTCTTGCCAAGATCGAGCAAGGCTCCTCATGGGTGTCCTACGACAAGATTTCCGGTACCGGCCCCGACAAGGTGGCTATTAAGGTAGAGCCGGGATGGATGGGTAGGTTGCCTAGGGAGACTTACGTAGCGGTCGAGAAAGGCAAGGTTACGAAGCTCGCTACTATAACCCAGAAGGGTATAGAGCGGGTAAGCGTGGATCCTACCAGTGTCATGTTCGACATGGAGGGCGGGACGGCGACCATCAACGCCAAGCTCAACTCCGCCTCGGTCAAGGCTTCCTGCCTTACCCTTGGTGGCTCGGTGAGCAAGTCCTATATAGTATCCATGAACGTGAACGGTTTATCCATGAAAGTCCCGGAAGAGGATAGCAGATATATAGTGTATGCCGATCCTGAGGATCCCGGAGCCACTGATTTGTATGAGGCTAGCTTTGTCATAGCTATGCCTAAGAATATGGATAACGAACAGCATCATGAGATGTTTGTCTTGAACGGTAAGGTTGTTAATATCAATCAACAGCCTAATGATATACCTTATATCATACTTGATCATGACTTCGATAACGTGACTAGCGAGAACGGTCAGGTTGTCATCGATATCAAGTCCAATACCGAGTATGATATCGAGCTGGTATGTTGCACTTGCGGTGATGGTAGTGAGCCGGAACCGGAACCACCCTTCAACGTGGATCCGCAAAGGTTGACGCTTAATAAGGATGGTGATACCCAAATCGTGAGGGTAGAGGCCGGAGATGATGTTTCATGGAGAATAACTGAAGGATAATATGGCAAGGGAAATAGATAAGAATTGTGTCGAGGGTAATTGCTTTGCCATTAACGACAAGAGCCATGGGGTAGGCGATAATAAGCTTAATATCGTATACAAGGCTAATTATACCGGTCAGATCTGTACGGCTAAGTTCCGTATAACGTCAAAGGACGGTAATATTGTCAAGGAGTATATGATAGCTCAGGACGCCAAGCCCGTTTATTATAATATCAAGATGGTTCAGCCGTTCACCAAGGACGACTGTCTGGCCAACCAGCATGGATCGGTGGTGTTGTATACGGTCGAGGAAAGGACTTACAAGTCGTTTATCTCGCAGGAGGACGCAGACGCCAAGGCTATGGAGGATATAGCCCTGAACGGCCAGAAATACGCCAACGAGCATGGTGAGTGTATAACTGATATCTGGTATAACGAGGAGCAGAGAAAGACGTTTATACGTAATAATTGCGATAAGTTCAGTGACGGTCAGGAATATGTTTATATCATTCCTGAGGGAAAGTACGTATCTTCCATCTCTCAGGAGGACGCCGATAGGAAGGCTATTGAGGATATTGAGAAGAACGGTCAACAACAAGCCAATTTGGAGGGTGAGTGTAAGCCTAAGGAGAATATCTATTATGGTAAGTTTAGCAAGACCTTTACCCGTAACAATTGTGATTCCACCCAATACGGTACGGATGTGGTTGTTAACGAGACGATGGTTACGGGAGACTTCAGATCCATCGTGTCTCAGGAAGACGCTAATAGCCTAGCAAGGGCTGCTGTCGAGGCTCAAGGTCAGGATATAGCGAATATCAAGGGTAACTGTGAGAAGATACCGGTATTTACCGGATCGTACTCCAAGGTATTCCAGAGAACCAACTGCCCTGAGGGTTCTACTCCTGTTGACTTCACTGTGGACGAGAAGATGTGTTCTGGATATCCGTTCACTTCTACGGTATCGCAGGATGCCGCCAACAAGCTGGCGCAGGACGCTGTCGAGGCGCAAGGTCAGGCTATCACCAACGAGCGTGGCGACTGTCAGACTAACGTATACTATAACGTAAGGATGGAGAAGACAGTCACGAGAAATAATTGTGATGAGTTCCATATCGGTCAACCTTATACTTATGTCGTTTCCGCCGGTAAGTACTTCTCTATTATCTCCCAGAAGGACGCTGATGATAAGGCTAAGGCTGATCTTGAGGCTAACGCCCAGCAACAAGCCAACCTAGAAGGTGAGTGTAAGGAGAAGACGATCTACTACGGTAAGTATAGCAAGGAATTTACCAGAAACAATTGCGATAAGACTCAGTACGGAACCAAGGTTACCGTGGATGAGACTATGGTGACAGGGGATTTCAGGTCTACCGTATCTCAGGAAGACGCCAACAATAAGGCTAAGGCCGCCGTCGAGGCTCAAGGTCAGGATGTGGCTAACGTGAAAGGTAAGTGCGAGAAGGTGCCTGTATATACCGGTACTTATACACGTACGTTTACCCGTAACAATTGTGGTACTGGCACTGGTGGTACTTATACGGTAAATGATAGGATGGTTGACGGTTATCCGTTCACGTCTACCGTATCTCAGGAGGATGCCAATAACAAGGCCAAGGCCGCCGTTGACGCCCAAGGACAGGTCCTTGCCAATATCCACGCCCTTTGTACGTACACCGGCCGTGCTTCCTTGGAGTTCACGAGAAACAACTGTGGTGAGTGTAAGATCGGATCTAAGGTGACGATCTCCCAAGATATGGTAGAAGGACACCCATTCCAGTCTAACGACTCCCAGACCGCCGCTGACGCTATGGCCATGACCGCCGTACAGGCTCAAGGGCAGGCTTTGGCTAACACCAAGGGTACTTGCTCTAACGCTACTATGTATACCGGTAGGGCTAGCTTCGAGTTCACTAAGAGCAATTGTGGAGCTAATCAGATAGGAGATCCGTTCACCGTGACACAGGATATGGTCGATGGTCATCCGTTCCAGTCTTGCGTATCGCAGGATGAGGCTAACTTGGTGGCTATGGCCGCTGTCATGAATCAAGGACAGAGGGTTGCCGATGAGCGTGGTACTTGCCATGAGGCTCCTAAGTACACCGGTCATTATAGTGAGGTGTTCGAGAAGAATAATTGTCCATCCGGATTGATACCTTCATCTGTTAACGTTACGGAGGCTGATGTCACTGGTGGTCCGTTCTATTCTTATGAGAGCCAGTTCGCCGCCGATGAGCTTGCCAAGGCCGCTGTCAAGGCGCAAGGTCAGGCTATAGCCAATGATCGTGGTACTTGTGATGAGCTGAAGATATATGTAGGTAATTATAGCAAGGAGTTCACTCCTAAATGTCCTACTTGTCAGTACGCTGATCCTATTACCGTAACCCCGGATCTTATGGGTCAGTTCTTCACCTCAACCCGTTCTCAGGAAGAGGCAGACGCTTTGGCTAAGGCCTATATCGACAGAATGGGTCAGGCGTTCGTCAACAAGAACTACGATGATACATGCCATACGAAGACCGAGCAACCGGTATGGGAGACTATAGAGACTGTATGTAAGGACTGTATCTCTCAGTTACATCAACGTAACACCAATACCTGTTATACTGATCCTGATAATCAAGAGCGGTATATAGCTGGTGGTAATAATACATGTTTCTGGTTTGGTACGGCATCCAAGGCCTTTACCCGTCAATGTGCGGATGGTGGAGTTGGAAGCTCTGTTACCGTAACTCAGAATGATGTTACGGATCCAAGTCCTAGCTCTGATGGTAAGTTTAAGTCATGTGTATCCCAAGCTGACGCTAACGCCAAGGCATTGGCCGCCGTGAACTCTCAGGGTCAGGCCGTGGCCAACTCGAAGGGCACTTGTACTTGGACAGGAAGCTATACCGGTCAGGTTCAGAAGAACAATTGCGCTGATGGCGGCGTAGGCGACATGGTATCCGTAAGTAGCGACAGGCTGCCGGGACATCCGTATACCTCCAACATATCTTTGGCTGACGCTAATAAGAAGGCCGAGAATGCTGTTCGTGGAGCCGATGGACAGAACTACGCCAATAAGAACGGTGGATGTACCTGGACTTACGTGGCAAGCCGTGACTTCTATAAGAACAATTGCGCCGGAAGCGGGGTTGGTCAGAGAATAACGGTGACCTCTACGCAAGCCAACGGCGGTACGCCTATCACCAGCAAGGTTTCTTTGGCTGATGCCAGGAGCAAGGCAGAGCAGATCCTAGACCAGAGAGGACAGGATTACGCTAACCAGCATGGCACTTGTGTGTGGACCGGTACTGGAAGCGCTACGTTCTATAAGGATAATTGTGGTACATGTAAACATGGTGTCGCTCTATCCGTTCCTTATAGTGCCTTAGGATTGTCAGCGTTGACATCTACCGTATCTCAGGCGGATGCCGACAGCAAGGTTCAAAACGCTTTCAAGAATGATACGGCGACTAAGACCGCCGCTCAAGCTTACGCTAATAAGAATGGTGATTGCGCCGATGACGATGATACCCCATCTTATGATGATTGGAATTATTATTGTAGTGGATGCGATTATCGTAGGAGTAGGAATCAGACCAATCCTTGTTCTTCAGCCTCAGATCAAGATGAGTTGGTTGAGTCCGATTCAAGATCTTGTGGATGCGGGTGTGATAATACATATCATATGGATAATAGCAGGTGTAATAATGGTAATAGCGAGGAGCATTATTCTAGCGAGTGCGATCCTACAGGATATTGGCAGAATGGTGGTGAACATTGCTGTAATCCACATGACTACACTATCTATACCAATGAGGTATGTAAGGGATGTTCGGGCGAATGCGGTGATGTATGTGTTCCTGATAGCCCTATTAAGGTGGTTAGCGCTGGTGAATTTTGTGCTTCTTCATCGAATCTGGCTAGTGAACAAGCTTATAACAAGTATAAAGAGTACAAGGATGCATTACAATATTTAGTTGATGCTAGGACATGTCCTTCTAAGGTTGGCAATGATGACCGATGGGGAAATGTCAAGGCTACGAACTGTCCTAGCAACTGTACTCCTAAGACTATCAGTTATAAGCAAATCGCTGGTAAATATGAGGCTTGTACCAAGGACGAGGCAAACAGAATAGCCGACAGCAACCTACAGTCAGACGGCACCTCTTACGCTAATGGCTTGGCGCAGG